TCATACTTTTCTTCCAGATGTTTGTGCATCTCCATCTGACCGAGGTGAGCCTTAGCCTTGGCCTCAGAGGAGTGGCTTGAGAGGATCTTTCCAGTGTTATGTTGTTTGATGACCCAAGGAGCAGATTCTCCAGAGGAGTTTTTGTGACCCTTGATGTACTCAACGTATTCAAGAAGTTGTTCAATAGACTCTTGAACCTTCAAGGCTTTGGTCCATTGTTCAAGCTCAGGAACCGGTGAGACTCCCTTGTCCTTACAGAAGTTCATGACATACTCTGCGAGTTGACCTAAGAGAGTAGGGTTGTTAGAGAAAACGTCTGTCATAACCTTCCAACAACCTTCAAAGGAAGTTTCTAGTTCAGAGGGTTTTACAGCGCGCCTAGCTTGTTCAAAGGCGATCTCACAAAACTTGTTTGGGTCAGGGGTATAAGAAGACGAGTTGGTCCAATCGATGACTTCTTCACCTTTTCTGTTAGTTCTTTTGGTTCCAACCTTGGTGAACATACCACGAGTAGGAGCAAAAGACCAAACTTCATTAGATGGACCTTGAGGTGTGTTTTGGCCAGCGATAGGCATAGCAGCTACTTTGAGTAGACCGAAGAGAAGACCAGTTCTAGCCATCGGCTTGTACTTGGTGTCCTTGTCCACGTAGAACACGAACTCCAACCAATCCAAATTTCCTAACATCAAGTCAACCTGAACCCAAAGATCTAACTTGTGAGCTCCGTTCTCATACTGAGGAAATCGACAATTGATCTCATTAAGTCCTTTTTGAACCACATGATCAACGTCAAGGTCGTTTAGGACAGCACTCACTTGATCTAAGGTCAAAGAGGTTTCAAGGCCTAGGTCGATATCTCCGTTGTCTTGTTTCTTTCCAGTAGATCCGATCACGCCATACTTCTGGTGAGGAACCAAGTTCAAGATCTTATCAACAAAGACCTCAATGGTTGGAAAAACGTTCTTTTGAAGGATTCGATCAGAAGAGACCGCTCCAGAGTTAGGGATAGTTTTTTCAGGCACGTTCAAGTCCTCGTTGGGTCGTTAGAAAGATGTTATTAATTAGTGTTTCGTCAGCCTCTGGAAGACCTTTTTTGAAGGACTCAAAGTCATTTTCTAGAGCGTACTCACGGAGTTTAGTGGCAGAAACACCTTCAACTCCATCTTGTTCTGGGTCTCGTTCTCCGGCTGATGTGACAGAGAGTTTGTTGAAGAGATAGAAACCAGATGAAAGACCTTCTTTTCCGTTTCCTCTGGTCATAAGATCGTACATGTCATCCACTCGATCACTACCAAAGACTCCAATCACCTCAGAGTAATCGTCAAGATTGTAAAGGAAAGAGAGAGCTTCTCTAGGGTTCTTGCAGCTCTCTCCTGAGTAGATATGGAGTTCAGGGAACTTATCTTTGAAAAGTTCTTTGACAAATTTAACTTTGTTCCCGTAAGGAATAGGGTTTTTCTTAGAGTCTTCTGTGTGGGAAAGGAAAAGAAATGGATCAGCTTTCTTTTCTAAGGCTTGAATGACAAGTTCTGAGAGCAATAGTTCATGACCTAAAGTTGGAGGATTCATTCTTGCAAATGTAAAAACTGCAGTCTTTCCCATTGAAAGTTAGTCCCAAAGGTTCCTGTAGTACTTATGAAAGAGATCACTCCCTTCTAAGTACTTTTTCTCCATCTCTTGACGAAGTTCGTTGTTTCCCCAACCATCAGGTTCATCTAGAGCATTGACGCAAGGAAAGATCTCACCAGTTTTCTTGTTGATAAACTTAAAATCAGAGTGATAATAAGTGCCTTCAACCGTGTGATCTTCTATCTCGTTCCAATCGATCTCCAAGTTCCACTCAAGATGCACATCGGTGTGCCATCTTTTCAAGAACCTTGGAGTTATGAACTCTGCAGCAAAAGGGTACTTTTTCTTTAACCAGAGATAGACATTCTTACGATCTTCAGAAGACTCGATCATCCAAGATGGATCGTTGTCCTGCCACCAAATCCAAAAGTGTGCAAGTCTGATCTTCTTGATGGTGTCTTGCCAGTGCTCGTAAGTATCACAGTTTGAGTCACCTTCGATTCCAGGGTACCCATGAACTTTTTGTCTAAAAGTCTTGGTCATCCTCAAGAATTTCTCAGACAGAGCAGAGTATGGACTCCAAGAATCTGAGTGACGGACTCCATCGTTTGAGAAGAAGGTGATAAGATTTCTTATGGTATGTTTTGGATACTTGAAAGCGTCCCTGATGCTAAACCAGAAGACGCTCGGACGGTACTTGAACCACCATTTGAGATAGCTAAGATTTTGGTGCATAAGGAATTAGTCTTTTTGATTTTTCTCTAAAGACTCTACTCTTTTCTTGAGATAATGAAGGCATCTTTTGATATCATCGTGGTTAGATGAGTCGTACCTTAAAGGCCCTCCAGCAGAAACATGTGCTCGATAGACCTGAGCGTTAGGATCACCGCAGTAATCACAGATTCCGTGATACAACACTAGTTTCGGATCAGGACTGACTTGTTTGACCCACATTTTCTTTTCCTTCGTTCAAAGCGATCTTTAGATCATTGATAACTTTCTTGTAGATCTCAGGATCGTTGATAGCACCGACTTCTTTGATCCACTCAAGAACAGCTTTTCGTTTTCTAGAGGTTTTGAAGATTCTTTTCTCTTCATTTCGGACCTTTTGTTTAGCACTCAACAACTCCTGCTTTCGCATGAGCTCTGCATTTCTTTGGTTTCTCTTGACATCTCGTTCAATCTGTCTTTGACGTTTTTCAGCTGGAATTCTTTCTTGTCTAGCTGTCAACCAAAGCATGGCATTTGTAGCTGAGAACTGTTTTCCCAAGAAAGAAACTTTTCTATCAGGAGCTTTATAGTCTGGCCAAACAAAATCTGCATCCTCGACATCATCATCGTCATCAACGTCATCGAATCTTTCCAAGAAAGAGTCCATCATGATCTTACGAAGGCCATCGATACACATCCATCCGACAAAGAAAGCTAAAACACCTAACATCAAGAGCATGAGAACGGCCCGAACCAATTTATGTCTTCAGGGTTTTGAAACATTCCATGATTTGATAAAAAGACAAACCAAAACATGAAAGGAGCAACAGCTTGAAGTGGAAGAAAACAAAAACCTCGATAGATCCAGTTCCAAACGTAGATCCTTTGAGCCTTATTTCTTGACTTCAAAAATTGGTAAGTCGCTTCGTCTTCTTGAGTCTTCTTGATGATGTCGGAGAACTCTTTTTCGGTGGACATTACATGATCTCGTAAAATTGTCTCACCTGGTCTCTGATGGCTTCTAACTGATCAAGATAAAGCTCTTCATTGAAAGGAGTCCCGAGAGCCTTCTTAAGTTTCTTGAGGATCGAGTCAGACTTGAGAAGATAGAGTAGAGAATCTGAAAGATCAAGAGCGAGCCACTCTGAGGCATCGTCTCCATCTTTCTCCATTCGAGTTGTGGCTTCTCCAAAAGCTGAGACGGCCATTCTATCTACGATACCATCTTCGATCTCGGAGTACCTTTTGATTGAATCGAATTCTGGGGGCATGTTAGTACCTTCCGTACTTCACCATGGTCTGGTAAAAGTGGTTTCCAGTGTTGCTCATAAACGCCTGACCAAGAGGAACCCAACCGATCTTCACCATCTCGGTGATCAAATGAGTGAGCTCAGCAGCATCCTTGGCTTCTACGAGCTTGTACTCAGCAGGAGCCTGAGGAACCTGAGTAATATCTAGATGATAGTCGTAAGAACTATATCCAGGTCTAGACACAGTTCCACTGATATCAGCCTTTTCAGCTCCAACGGAGAGAGTGAGTCCTACCAAGAGGATCAAAAGAGTAATGATCTTTTTCATACAGGTTCTTCTACCTTTGCTTTGAGAATCTCTAGCCCTAATTTTCTAAGGGCTACTTCAACTTCGAGTGCTGCAATCTTGATTGAGATAGGAAGATTGGAAACTCTCATAGCCGAGGCCATGATGAGCATATTTTCAATCTGTTCTTCTATTGTTTCCATGGCTTACTTCTTCTGAAGAGAACGAACAACGATCTCCTGAAGAGGATTAGGAGGAATGAACTCGACAACCGTGATTTCGACTCCCTGTTCCTCACGATACTTCTCGTCAAGAGACTGGTCAATGATCTGGTAGATCTGGTCCCAATCTCCACCACCAATACCAGCTCCGATCTTGGGAAAACCAAGACGGTAAGGTTTATCGGACACTCGATCGTAGAGATGAATATCCAAGTATTTCTTGAGATGCTCTAAAGAGTTGATCAAGGCCAAGTATTCAAAGTTGGCTCCAGGCTCAAACTGAGTATAGAGGTTCACCACAACAAACTGAGTGTCTCCACGAAAGATCGTAGCCTTGGAAGCCTGACCAAGCTTCCAAACGTTTCCTCTTTCTCCAAAGACCCTGTCGGCTTGAAGAGCTTCAGGAAAAGTCTCAGAAATAGACTTGGCGATCCCTCCTCCCATGGTATGGAAGCAGTTACAACCATGAGCGATCATGTCGAACTTGCCTTCAAGGGCGAGAGTGATTAGGTTTCCTTCAATGGTCTGTAGCATCATGTTGAGCTCCTGATTGAATATATTGATGTTAATGTTTTTGGAACAGAATGATCAAAACGAAAAACTTTAACAAGTTCTTCTAAATGACCTTCACGAATATAGATAACTTGTTTGTTTCCTTTAAAGATTCTATCTGCATTTTTACGGACTAAATTGTAGCCATTATTTTTCAAGATCTTTCTTTCTCGTTCAGTAAACCACTCAAATGCCTGTTTCTTTGTAGAAAATCCACATCTAAAGTGATCTTTAGTGTTCATGTTGTTTAAGAATCTAATGATCTTAGAGTTCTTAAAGTCATACTTGGGATGAGGATGTTTCTTAGACTCTCCGTCATGAGTAGACTTAAAGAGAAATTTTGGACTAGGGTGTCCGTTATAAGGACCTTCACCTTTTTCGTTTTCAAAACGCCAAATTTTTCTTGTAACCATCTTAATTTTCCGGAGGATCGTAAAACATTTCGTCATCGTCAGGCTCTTTGAAAACGGAGTCTTGACAATCCTGACACATTCTACTGATTCTGTACTCTTCAATAGATGCTCGATCTCTAAAACCTTTGTAAGCTTCTCCACAAGTAGGACAAAGTCCTACCTGAATGTTGACGATAGCTTTTTCAAAGATTTGTCCGCCTAAGCCTTGGTTGGCAGACATCAAAAGTCTCAAGAGTTCATCATTGTTCTTCACGAAAATCTCACATTGTACTTTTGGAAAAAGAGTTCTTTAGCTTCATCTTCTGAGATCTTGTCAGTGGGGTTGTAAATGTCCGGACTCAACACCATACATTCCGGACTATCCCACCAGAACTTTTGGAAAGCTTCTTCTTTTAGACCAGAGGACAATAAAAGTAGAATCTTATCCTTAAGTTCTTTTTCTTCTTTTTCATAAAATTTTTTGATGTTACCTGAGCACGTGGCAACAACGCAAAGAAGAACACAAACTAGGAAAGCCGCAGACAAGATCACTATGAAAATTCCTACTTCCATCATGCTTTCCTTAAGATCAATTTCAAGTGAGTGTTATCCTTGATCACGACTCCAAAGTCTTTCTGAACCTGAGTGAGGAGGTAAGGAAGAATGAAGTGCTCATGAAAGGTGATGTCGTAGTTGTCTGGAAGCATGCTCAAGAACTGTTCCCGATTCAAAGGGAGATAGTTCTCTTTGACTTCACGTTCCCAGTTGTCGTCGTAACGATACTTGAGGAACCAGTGGATCATGCTCTTGTTGTTCTCGATAGAACCCCAAGTCTGCTGGAACTCGTAGAGCTTTTCTTTATCAGCCTTACGGTAGATCTTGGCTACGTCGTTGATGTCAGCCTGGCGGTTCATACTCGTGCTGGGCATCATGTCTCTGATAACGATGTAGTCAAAACCATCATTGAAGATTCGATCCCAGAAAGTCTCAACATCGTTTCCGGTTCCGTAGCTGTAGACCTCGTGGATGATCGAGGACAAGAGAACAGAGATCTTTCCCTCTCCTCTAAGAGAAGGAATTCTGTCAGAGATGTAACTCCAGTCGGAGGTGAAGTTGTGAGCGATCTCAGGGTTCTTCTTCTTGGCTTCCTGGATCATGTCTTCAGAGATGTCAAAGCCATAGTAGATGAACTCAGGAAAGAGACCTCGAAGAAAGTGAATGAGAGTTCCGTCGGCACAGCCATAGTCGATGAAAACATGGGCATCGACTTTGTCGATGAAGAACATCTTGTCCATCATCGACTTCTTCATGCCAGCGTTATAGACTGCGAGGTTAGCAAGTTCTGAGCTCATTTTACACTCTCAAAAAGATCAGAGATGTCCTTAAGACGCTTGATTTCTTCTTCCAGGTAAAGAGGCTCTTGCATTGAATTCACTTGAGTCAAGAAGATCATAGCACTGGCTTTGTCATGAACAGAGAGACGACAACCACCAAGGATTCCAGAAGCAAACTCGCTTGGAAAATACTCGATAGATAGTACTTTAATAAGATCTGAACTTGCCTGAGGATGGTAAGGATGGTAAGTTACGATCAAAAGATTATTGCTTTCAAAATAGGTTTGAAAGCGTCCAGCAGGCCAAGAAGGCATCTGACCGAAACGGATAAACCGGCAAAGGTCAGCTTCTGATTGAATCATTGAACGCTCCTAAAGAGCTGGTCGATCATGCTCACCCGATGCTTTTCATCAAGAGTATCAAACTCGTTGATGCAGCTGAGGAAGTAAATCGCCGACGGAAGATCCTTGATCTGGAGAATGTACTCTCCGTAAGGTTTCTTCTTGGCGATCAGAGTATCGATGGTTCTCTTGGTCTTGGAGTCATTGGATGAGTACGTGATCTTGATCTCGTTGTCATCAATAGAGTGATCCTTCTGAAGGACGACTCTCTTGAAGTCACCGAACTGGGCATTGAGATTAAAGTTCATCTCATTGTGGATGTATGAGCAGAGCTCGCGCTCAGTACGGATCATTTAGCGTACCTCTTTCGTCTAAAATATCTCAAAAATTTGACTAATTATCAAAGTTATGGCAAATCCTCTCCTAGTTCCATCCATCCTTACCGGTACTCTCAAAACAACCGGACAGATCACGGCCGGAGCTAAGATCACCATTTCTCAGAATGGTAGGTCCATGGAGTTTGATCCTGAGAACGGGATCAAGAGAGACAACCAACCTTATCCTCAGATCTCAGATATCCCAGACCTAGAAGATGCTTTAGCAGCAGGTGGTCTAGGAAACATAGCGTCTCACACTGTTCTAGCCAACGTCACAGGGTCTCCAGCAATACCTGTCGCTACAGCGATCTCAGCCATCACAGCTTACCTTTCTATCTTGGTTGGAGACTCAGGTTCTGGAGGAACAGCTGGTCTAGTTCCAGCTCCAGCCTCTGGAGATTTCTCTAGTCATAAGTTCTTATCAGCTGGTGGAACTTGGGTGGTAGTAGGAACCTCTTCAGCAACAGTAAACCAACCAGTTCTAAGAGATGGATCTGGCCGAGCTCAAGTCGTTGATCCTTCTGCTGCTCAAGACATCGCTACCAAGAACTACGTTGACATGACAGCTCAAGGCTTGTCTGTCAAATCTTCTGCTAAAGTAGCCACAACAACGGCTCTTCCTTCCAACACCTACTCCAACGGAACCTCAGGAGTCGGTGCTACGATCACCATGAACGGAAGTGGAACCTTAACCATAGATGGCGTTGTTCTTTCGTTAGGCGATGTTGTTCTAGTTAAGAACGAGACAGGAGGAAATCAACCTCACAATGGTCTTTATACAGTCACCAACGCCGGTGGAGCTGGACTCTTTGTAGTTCTTACAAGATCTGTTGGTATGGATGCTCCTACGGAGTTCTTCGGTGCTTTCTCTCTAGTTCTTTCTGGTACAATAAATGCTTCAACAGGATGGGTTTGTACAACACCTACTTCAGGTTTGACCGTAGGAACCACAAACATCACTTTCGTCCAGTTCTCCGCTGTTCCTAGTTACACAGCAGGCTCTGGTTTAACACTTACTGGAACTCAGTTCTCAATCGGAGCTAGTCAAGTCACCTTGTCAATGTTGGCTAACATCTCCAACTCATCGATCTTAGGCAACGTTTCAGGTTCTTCAGCAGCACCATCTGAGTTGACCTCAACTCAAGTTAAAACCTTACTAGCGATCTCTCTTTCTACAGATGTCTCTGGAACTCTTCAAGCTGCTCAATTTCCGGCCTTAACAGGAGATGCTACCACAACATCAGGCTCATTGTCTGTTACCATCTCTGCTGGAGCAGTTGGTCTTTCCAAGATGGCAAACCTGGCAGCCAACTCTATCATCGGAAACAACACGGGATCTCCAGCCACTCCAGCCGCATTAACGCCTTCTCAAGTTAAGACCCTCTTGTCTATCTCTCTTAGCTCTGATGTATCAGGAACCTTACAGGCTGCTCAGTTTCCTGCCTTAACTGGAGATGTAACAAACTCTGCCGGATCTCTTTCTACAACGATCTCAAACGGAGCAGTAACTCTTACTAAGATGGCTAGCATACCAAACAATGCTATCCTCAGTAACTTTTCAGGAAGTTCTGCTATTCCTCAAGCTAACAGTCCTTCTTCAGTTATGGTTCATCTTCCTACTTTCATAGGAGATTCAGGATCTGGTGGAACTCAAGGTGTGGTTCCTGCACCAGCTTCTGGTGATACTGCAGCAGGTAAATTTTTATCAGCTTCAGGAGTGTTTGCTAACGTAGTCATAGCTAATGTCACGGGTCTCAGTTCAGCTTTGTCTGGTCTTGCTGCCATAGATGATGCTACCTTCGCATCAAACTCCACTACTCAACCGCCTTCTCAAGCTTCAGTCAAAGAAGCTTTTAGAATCTCGTCTCTTCCTCTTTGGCAATCAAACGTTACCTACACCCAATACGCGATCATCAACAGATTAGGTGTTGCCTATTCTTCTAACGCCAACGGTAACCTAAACCACGATCCATCAACAGACACAACCCACGCAAACTGGACTCCTGTTGGAGGTTCTGCTTCATCTACAGGAACCGTAGGAACAAACGCAGTCACCACCAAGAGAGTGGTCTACATCACGTCCTCTGGAACACTTCAACACGCTAGCAACGACACCGAGACAACAGCTACTGCTATTGGAATAGCTTTCAATGGAGGAGCTTCTGCAGCTACCATTGTTTGGCAAGCCTCTGGCTCGATCATGGTTGGTTTCGGATCAGGAATGACACCTGGAACCTTTTACTATCTTGGTACAAATGGCCAAGTCATCACAGATCCTAACACCATCACCATTGGAAGCTTCAGAGTTGCTATCGGTATCGCTGTCAACGCCACCGACCTCTTGATCACCATTGGTGAGCCTGTTCAAGTCATCACAGGAACAACGGCTCTTGTAGGACTTGGAAGAACAACTCTTTGGACAGGTTCTGTTGGATCTCTTCCAGGAAACCTCTTACAATTGAACGGAGCTGCTGTTGGTAGATCTTTTTATTCTCAGTTGTTCTCATTGTGGGGAACTTCTTATGGAGTTGGAGATGGTTCAACCACCTTTAACATTCCAGATCTTTCCTCTTTAAGTGTAAAAGACTCAACTGGAACAGTGATCTCTTTTTGGACAGTTCAAGCTTTCCCTGATACAGTTTTGTTGAACAACCCTAGCGTCATCTTCACCAACCCGTCCAGTGGATTGAACTACATTTCTAATGGAACATTTGAGAGTGATATCTCTGGCTGGGCAACATACAACGATGGAGCTTCAGCAACGCCAGTTGATGGAACTGGTGGAACAGCTGTCCTTACTCTAGCTAGAAATGGAACAACACCTCTCATTGGAACAGGCGATGGTCTAATTACCAAAGATGCTGCCAACAGACAAGGTCAAGGAATCTCATATGACTTTACCTTGGATCCGGCTGTTCTAGGTTCCACTCTAGGTTTGTCCTTCTACTTCAAGACATCAACAAACTACGCTGCAGGAGACATTCTAGCCTATCTATATGATAAGACAAACTCGAACTTCATTCCGATCTCAATAAACTCTCTTCCAACTGCTTCAGCTGGAACCTATTTCTCAGCTACCTTCTGGCCAGCTTCGACATCAACAAGTTATCGTTTGGTTTTCCATGTTGCCACAACAAACGCTCTTGCTTGGACCATGAACATCGATCAAGTTACTATCACTCCATTCATTCCAGTTCTTGGAGCAGCAATTGGTGGAGAGTACGCCGGTCAAATGTCTTTCCAAAACGTTCCTGGAACTATCGACCTAGCAAACTCTCACGTTTGGCGTAAAGGCGATCTTTTGGAAGGTGTCATAGCTATCACCTTATCTGGAGCAGTTACTGGTCAGATCAACGTTCTTTTCCCTTCAGGATTAACCTCAACCTTCAGGCCTGTTGGATATGCAATAGGAACCCACTCATCTTCACGTTATGGTGGTGATTTATCTCCTGGTCTTCTAGGCGGAGGAATCGGATTTAACTTGGAGTATCGTTACCCCTTTGGTGGTAACGGAGCTACAGCATGGACAGCAACCACCCCAATCACATGGGCGTCTACAGACGTCATCACAGTTTACTTCCAGGCTAAGATCTCTCAATGGTCGTCAAATGTAAACCTAGCAAGCGATTTCACAGAGTATGCATCTAACGATGGATCTGGAGGAACAACTACCAACACCACCTTTACCACAGGACAAAAAACTGGTCAAGATGGAAGTGCTTTTGTTGCTGTTGTCAGTACAGACTTCTCTAACGGATTCTCCACAAAGTACGCTGTTGACTTTGCTAGAGAGATTCAATCTACAGACCAACTTATTCTAGAGATAAACGATAACGGAATAGGTTGGGGACCTCTTTATGCTTTTATGGAATTTGCTGTTCAAGGTAACGCCAGATATGGTGTTCAAGTAAGACGAGACACAACCAACAAGAAACGAGCTCTAGTAGAAATAGGAAACAGCGGTATTTATCCTGGATCAACTTATGGAACCAATAACGGTTCAGCTTGGAGTGCGTTTTCTACTGTTAAGTGGCGAGTTAGAAAAGTCAGCAATGGAAACATGGCTGAACAACCATCCATGGTTAGAGCTGAGTACATCTCTGTTCCTTCCACGGCAACTAACGTAGTTCTTAACTTTCAAACGAAAGTGGAAGATACTCACAGTGCTGTCACAACAGGAGCAAGCTGGAAGTTCGTTTGTCCAGTTGCTGGACTCTATTTGGTAGAAACCAACTCCTATACCACAGGAACAGCAGGTAACTGTCAGATCTTTAAGAATGGTTCTAGATGGAGGTACTTTGGTACCACTCCAGTAACAGCAACCTCTGGTTCTTCAAACATCACTCTTCGATTGGTAGTAGGAGATCAGATCTGGCTTCAAAACGACAGTGCTGCTTCTCAACCATCAGACGTTAACGTGTGGATCCAGATCACAAGGATCGGTAGCTAATGGCTAAACTATGGATGGAAACATCCCTCATTCGTGCTGAGTATTCAAACTCAGATGCAGCAACAATTAACACTCCGATCAACTGGTCCACACTCGTTGAAGATACAGATTCATGTGTAACCACAGGTACAGGTACCTGGAAGTTTACCGCGCCTAAAGCTGGTGTGTATCAAATCACAGCTCTTTGCATAGTATCGTCAGGTCATATTGTGACTCTTTACAAAAATGGTAGTGCATTCAAGCAAGGCTCTGACGGTAGTAGTTCAGGTCGTGTACAATTGGTGACGACTGTTCGTCTGGCAGTCAATGATACTATCGATGTGCGTGACACTACAGGAACTGCGTCAAGCAGTCCTACGGCCAGCTATATTCAGATCACTAGGATAGGTTCATAATGTCAAGATCCTTAGGTTGGCCAATTGCCCTTTCTCCTGCTATCAGGCAATCAGACATTCAAGTTGCTCTCTGGTCCGCTGGAGTTCCTTATCCAATTCAAGCCATTGTCAACAGAAACGGATCTTTGTTCGAAGCTGTTCAAGCAAACACAGGACAAGACCCTCTCTTAGATACCTCTCAAACTTATTGGACCACAGTCTCAAGTGGATCAGGATCAACTGGATACATTTCAAACCCTTCAGGTGGTCAAGGTTTAACAAACGTCTCAACTTACGCCGACGCTGCATCGACTTCTCCAGTTGATGGTACCGGTGGTTCTCCAAACGTGACAGTGGCTGTCAACACCACAACTCCTCTAGATCTCACAAGTGATTTTCTCTTTACTAAAGATGCGGCGAATCGTCAAGGTCAAGGTGTCTCTGAGACCTTCCAAATCTCAAACTCAGATAGAGGTCAACAACTTACCTTCACATTGTCTTACAAGACCTCTTCAAATTATGCTGACAATGACATGGCCGTCTTTTTATATGACATCACAAACTCAGTCTTAATTCCTCTTTCATTGTCATCTCTACCTAGCACAGCTACTCAACCAGCTAAGTTCTCTTGTTCGTTCTTTGCATCATCTTCTTTAAGTTATCGTGTTATCTTCCATGTGGCCTCAACCTCTGCTTTAGCTTATACAGTGAACTTAGCTAAGATCCAGGTTAGCTCTTACGTTCAAATTCAAGCTGCTGCCATTGGATCAGAAAGTACTTACACTCCAACTCTCACAGGAGTAACAAGCAACCCTACTCTTGGAACAAACACTCAAAAAGCTTCTTGGAGTCGAATTGGTTCTAAAATGAGATTGTTCTGGACTTTGAATCAAACAGCAGCAGGCTCTGCAGGTTCAGGTGTTTATCTCATCTCTCTTCCTTCTGGATACACGATAGACACCACAAACATTGTGTTGGATGATGGTGTAAACTTTAACGGTACAGTTCTTGGAGCTGTTAAGATCTTCAATGGTACGTCTTACGGAAGTGGTTCAGTTAGCGCTTTTGATTCAACAAGATTGTTGATCTCCGATCTTAACACAAACGGGTCTGCTGTTGGTCTTGGTTATTGGAACAGTGCAAACTTTGCGCTATCAACTACTGTGATTCGAGTTTCTCTTGAGTGTACCATACCTATCTCTACTTGGCCAGTCAATATAAATCTTTACACAGACTTTACTGAGTACGCATCTAACTCAGCTACTGCTGACTCTGACGCAACAGTTTCTACATCAGTTCCTGGTCCAGCAGGATCTTTGTTCCCTGTAACATTGACAGTTGCTAGAAGCAAAGTGGTTAGATTTCAAAGAAATGTTCAACCTAGTGACATTCTAACCTTTGAGTACTCTGTTGACTCTGGAAAAACTTGGGTCAGTGCTGATAGAGGAAACTTAGGTCTTTATTACTTGAGACAAAACACGGTTGACTTTGGAACTAGGTTCAACGGAATCACAGGAACTGACGTCACAGTTGGCTTTGCTCGTTATGCAAGACCTGCTTCTGGTGCTGCTTATGGTGGAGCAGGAGACGATTGGTCAACTTTCTCAACTTTTCTCTGGAGAATCAGAAAGATCTCTAATGGAAACACAGCAGAACAACCAGCTCTTGTTCATGCAGACTACATTGGGTCTTCTGCTGCAACGATTAACAACCCGATCTTGTATACTACCAAAGTAGTAGATACTCATAACATGTATAGCGCCGGTACTTTTACCATACCGGTCTCAGGATTATATGAATGTTCCATTGTGAACGGAACTACTACTAACCACGTTATTGAGCTTGTGAAGAATGGATCTAACTTAAGAGTTATGATGAGTCCTCCAACCACTGGAACTTACCACAGTGCAATAAAACTCCAGCTCTTAGCAGGAGATGCAATCCAATTTAGGGACATCACCGGAACAAATGGTGGTGGATCTAACGACTGGGCTCAAATCACTAGACTAGGAAACTAACTTATCATGAGTGTCTCAAAAGATCAGATCGATCTCTTTATCAAAGAATTTCACCAACAACCTTTCGTGTATTATTGGACGGTTTACTCTTGGGTTAAGACCTATGCCAAGAAGAATCGTTTTTATGACGAAGGTGAAGTGAATATTCTTATGCAAACTGCTAGAAGCGAGTTTTTAGACCGAACCGTAGTGACCCCTTCCCACTAACTAGGGTAGAAAACCCATGAGTAACATGGAGATTTTCTAAGGAGTCTTTATGTCACAAGTACAGTCTTTAGTCCCAACAGTTGTTGAGGCAGCAAGTGATCTCCACATTGGTATGTTCTTGCAGAACCAAGGTGGCGAGGTTGGTAGATGGTCACCAGCCTTTGGTCCAGCTTCCGGAAGAGTCGCAGCTCAGGTAACCGCAGCTTCACCAGCCGGAACTACCTCTGCTACCGCAGTCATGGGTGGACTTGCAGGATCCATCACCCCAGCTTTCTCTACTCAGGTAGAGATCACCATCACTGGTGTTGTTAAGAACGGAACCATCTCTGATGGTGCAACTCTTGATGCCAGAATTGGAACTGGTGCTGCTCCTGCTAACGGTGCCGCAGTCGCTGGTACCTTGGTTGGTATTGCTCAGACCTTCGTCGAGGCCGTCGCTGCTCAAACCGTCGGATTCGTTCTTCACGGTTTTGCTACCGTTGTTCCAGGTACCTCTTACTGGTTCGACTTCTCTCAGCTCGCTGTTACGGGTGGTACGGTTACCGTCACCGGAGTTACCGCAACCGCTCTTGAGATCTAATCAATCTCTTTCGATTGAAAAAGCACCCTTCGGGGTGCTTTTTTTATGCGTTCCTATAAACTTACGAGTTATTTGCACTAATTGATAAAGAATCTCGGAGGAATGAATCCATGCCAAGTGATAGCGGAAATATTTTAGTAGACAAGATCAACGGTCTCACCTTTGAGTTTAAGAACTCAGGTAAAGATCTAGGAAAGTTCAAAGAGTGGGGAATGGATTGGAGAGGTGTTGCTTCTCTAATCAAGGTTGTTGAGAAAGCTAGTAAGACAGAGACGGACCTAGATAAGGTTTTAGAAGCTGTTAGCTCTTGGATCACCAACGACAAGATGCCTGTTCGAGTGAACTTGAACGAAGAGGCTAAGAAGTCTCCTTACAAAATCCTTGAAGGTGTTCTCTCTTGGTACGATGAGTACCAGGGAAGTAAAAAGAAAAGTCCTCTTAAGGAATCTAGTTTTAATCCCTCGTTTGACATATTTGATAAAGAAAGAATTCCTGAATTGGTTGAAGCTTTAGAAAATTTTGCTTCTGCTGCTTTTGAGGTCAACGGATTCTGGGCTTCACTTGCTTTTGATACTGCTGAAGGATCCTTAGGCGACGGTATTAATAACATCTTAAATGAAGGATACCCAGAAAGTTTTAACGCATCCTTTGAAGATGTTGTTTATCAGATCAACGATTGGGTTGAATCTGTTAAAGAAAAATTACAAGACAGAGAAGACACTAACAGTGATCCCTGGAACTCTCCAGGAGGATTAGCTGAGATCAACTATCCAGAAACTCATGGTCCTATTACCGAAACAATCAAAGCAGACGAGAAGACACAAAAGTTATATGAGGAGATCATTCAAGGAATCTTGAATGAACTTGGAGTTACAGGGGATCTAGCTAACAAGTTAGAAGATTCTTTGAAGAAAGAATACAACCCTTTTTATATTCAACGATATGTTTCTGCTCAAGGTAGAAACAAGGTCATCAAGAATCTTGCTAAAAAAGTAAACGAGATCAACGAATCTGTTTCTTTAACAGAAGCTTTGAAAGTCTCTCCTGAAGATGTGGACATCGTGATTGAAAGAGCCAAGCAACTTCTTATGAATGGTCTTGGTTGGCCAGCTACTAAGGCCTCTGAGTTCATCACCAAAGAGTTTGAACCAAGTTTGGTACTTTGGGATGCAGATGACGTGTCCTTCGCAGAATCAGTTCTTAGTCAAGCCAAAAAGAGCAAGTTGAATGAAAAACTTCTCAAGTCTAAGTCTCATTGGGATGATCCACATTATCCATCTGCTCCAGAAGATAAGGTCTTCAATCACGACACCAAGTTTTTCAAGAATGAAGGTGCTTGCCCAGGTTGTGCCGGACTTCTTCAAGACTTCTTGAATGAAGGTGGCGGAACTTACGTTTGCCCAGATTGTGGTGAGAAGATGGAGTCCAAAGAGTACAAAGAGTCTTTGGAAAGAGCTTTCATCTCTTATGAGAAAGATCTTAAGACCTTCCAAGAGAACCAAGAGTTCGTTGAAACAATAGGCGGAGACTCTTACACTAGAAACATTCTTGAGAACTATATTCAAAACCCAGAAGGAACTGAATAATGGCAACAAGAGCAGCGATCTTCTTAAAACTGAAAGATTGGGATAGTTATAAATCTATCTATTCTCATGGAGACGGTTTTCCTGAATTTACTTATAGGATTCTCACCAAGTACTATATATCTGCAAAAAAAGCAGATAAGTTGATCTCAGGGGGAGACTGCGCAGGTATTGAAGAACACCCTAACTTCATCCACTACTACAACAATGATGATCCTTATCGGGATATAATGGATAAGGCTCCTGATAGCCCAAGAACCACTAAACTTCCAAGTATCAAAGGTATCGAGTTCTACAGTCTATGTGACTTCATCTACAGAGGAATTCAAAACGAGACCACTGGAAAAATTGATTGGTCTTGGAAGAAAGAAGGTAGTTCTACGTGGAATTCTTCTCTTAAAGAGAACTCTAAACTGGAGGAAAGTATGACTTATCAAGACGAACTAAACGAGATCCTCGACGATATGAAGCGTGGTGGTTACGATAGAGAGGACATGCTTATCGCTCTACAAGATCTCATGGGTTCTGAGATGTCTAGTGCTATGGAAGCTTACAATGATTGGTTAAATGATCGTGATCCAAAGAACAAAGAGATCACGAACGGTCAAATTGAAGATGAGTTCGAAGGTTTGATTGATGAAGGTTTTCCACGAGAAGATATCCTTGATCGTCTTGAGAAGAAGTACAAGTTTTCTCGCTCAGAGCTTAAGAAGATCCTAGGAAAGACTATCGACTACATGGATTTTGAGAGTGAAGACTTCAAAAAAGATGTTACTGAAAATCTAGACAGACTTCAAAAGTTCATCGCCGATGAAGTCAGAAGAGGAACTTCTATTCCTGAGATCATCAAAGATGTAAACTCTAAGGTCTTTTGGGCAGACTGGATGTCTGATGAAGAGATTGAGGACATGGCTACAAAGGTTAAAGATAACCCATACCTAAAGGAAAGCAAAATGAACAAGATGATTAACGTACTGAACAGATTGGATGAAGTTCTTAATAGAGTAGACTATGATGTATCCAAAGCAACTACAAAGGGAAACATCATTGAAGATCCTGAGAAAGGAGATACTCCAGCACTTTTTGATGAAGAGAACGTTTCTATATTACTGCCTCTAGAAAATGCTAGAGACATGATGGGAGATGGTGAAGTTTGGGCAGGTGTAAATATTCTAAAGGTATTAGTTTCTGCCGCAGAAAAGGCTTCTGATGATCCTCAAGGTTCCTTTTTTAACTTCTTCAAAGAAGAATACGACAAAGATGCTGAAGAGTTCATTGATCTTCATTATGAGGGTAGTGATGTTCTTACGGTTAAAAATGAACCAAGAGACAAGTACATATCAACTTTGAAACAATTTTTTAGAACCATTGCTGATCAATTAGAGGTATTATAAGAATGAAAGATCCCATTCAGACTTTGAAGAAATTAGAAGAAGACCTTGATCAACTCGAAGGATTTGATTCAAACGAGGTCAATGAAGAAGTCATCAGAGTTATTTTAGATACTGTCTACGCTATCGACTCTAACATAGTTCCTCAACTAAGAATGAGACTAGATAAAGTTTCTAACGAACGTGAGTATGAACAAGCTTGCGATTGGTTCGTAGATGTTCTAGCTAGAAGTTTCAGTAGGTAATCACTGTTTCTGTAATTGAAATCCTGGGGGAGCTTCATCTCCAGGATGAAGAGAACAAAGCTCTTTTCCTTCATTCACTCTGTAAATGACAAAGCCTCTATAATTGGCCATGGTTGAATCAAGCCTAACAAAGTTAGGACTTAGTTGTAAACCATCCCAAACATCAGGTGAGACTTCTACCCATCCAACAGGTAATTTATTATCTAAAGCCCAGAACAAACTATCATCAAGTTTGTGGATCAACTTAGACTCGTAGAAGATGCTCTTCTTGTTGTCTTCACTCTTTTGGTGCTTCCGATCTAGATCATCTACTATGTCTTGAACGATATCGTAACCAAGACCACCAAACTCGTCTAGATCTCTTTGCCATTTTTCATCACCCCATTGGGGTTTTTGTTTAGCTGCCCATTTATCGGCAGCTTTTTTCATTTTAGCTGTGTGCTCCCACAGGGAGCTGTTCATGGACATTTACTGCCTCGTCTCTTGGAACTATACCTAGCTTGTAAGCTTCAGGATAGAAGATGGGGAAGGTCCCAGACGTGTAACCTTTTCCATTCTTTCTCTTTACAGTATAAATTCCCCAAGCTTCAATTGCAGGAGAGTCTTTACCTTCAGCTGGCTCAAACATCACATCTACTTGAAGACCATATTGAAAGAAGGCTGTGCTGTAGACTCCGGACTCATTTGGAAATTTCTCAGAGATCTGATGATAAAGCGAGGTTGCTCTTCGAATGATGATAGGAACGTCTAAAGATTTCTTGAATGGCATGATCAATTAGTAAATAAAAAGGCCCTCTTACGAGGGCCTTGATCAGTAAATCAAATGACTTACTTCAAAGGAATGAAGGTCTGGGAGTTAGAACCACCTGCCACATACGTGGTAGGCATCGTAGCCTTTCCTGTGGAAAGAGCCTCGATGAACTTCTCTTGGTTCTGGAGCTCCTTGAGCTTCAGGATCTCAGGACTGATCGAAGCAGCCAAGATTCGGTTAGAATCGGCCTCACCTTTAGCCTGGGTGACCTGGATAGCAGCACTTGCCTGAGCAGTCGCGATCTCGTTGTCTCTCTGCTGAGCCTTTTGAGTAGCAGCCATCTTTGCATCAATGGCAGACTTGATAGTCTCAGGGAACTCAACAACACCCAAGAAGCTAAGGTTGTCAATGATCAGACCTTGCTTGGAGAACTCGTCCGCTAGGGCCTTGGTAACATCAATCAACATGTCAAAGCGCTTGTTTCCATACAGATCATCTACGGTCATCTTGGATGCGTAGAGACCCATGTAGTCACGAAGTCGATTATGAACCTGGGTATGGACGACGGTCTCGATGTCCTCTCGGTAACTGGTGAACAAGTTGATGATCGACTTGTTATCGTTCTCGACCTGGACCTGAATGGCCACATCAGCCGAGCACTTCACACCTTCCTTAGATTGGAAGGGGATCGATTCATCCACTCCTTCTTTGCCATTGTTCTTGAACTGGTACTGGATCTTATAGATCGGGTAGTCATATCCTTGCTGATTCCAGCCAAGACTGTGATAACCTACACCTACGACCTGCTGTTCAACACCAGAACCAGATCCGTACTGGTCAACGATGATACCAACGTGACCTGCCTTAACCTGGAGCTGAGAACAGCTTGCCAGTGCCAACAGAACAACTGCCAGCAACGAAATGAACTTGAAACTTCTCATATTTTAGAAGTCCTCCTTAATCTTTTCACCAAGAGCCTTGAGAGGCTTCTTGAAAATGGTCCAGTTGATCCAGAGCTGTAGGATGATTCCTACTCCGACCAAGATGAAACCAGAGCCTCCTGGAAGCTCATTGACTGCATACGGAACAGCCACGCCATAGAAAGCAATTCCTAGAGCAATGTTAAGAAACACTGCACAAAGTATCTTGAAGAACATAGTCTTCTCCTTATCTTAAACCTAAGATCCCTTCAATAGTCTCATCAGAACTTCTGGGTTGAATGGACATGGTCCGTTCACACTCTGGACAAAGTTCTGAGTGTTTCTCCCATAGGAGTAACGTGGTTCCACATCGGTAACAACTATCGTCTTTCTGTTCATGGAACGGATCAACGCGTCTTTTCAAGATGTCTTTGTAAGTTCCACCTTGCCACCAATCCCCAAACTTTTCATCAGTTCTAAAGTGATCTTGTTCTTTAGGGAGCTCTTCTCCAATAAGATCGTAAAAAAGGACTGAGGCATGTTTTCTTCCAATTGAAAGTCTATGTCTAGAAGGCCCTTCTAAGATCTGTATGAAGTTGTCCTTTGCTGATGTAGGTTCTTGACCTAAGATTCTATCTCTGGTCAGGTCTACGTCTGAGAGCATAGTTTACCAGAACTTCCACCAAGGCTTCTTGGTCTCTTGGAGAATCATGGTGTCAATCTCAGAATCTTTAGTGAGAAGACTTCGAGTTTCTTCCTCTTCAACAACGTCTTTTGCGACTTCTTGAACTTCATCAGGAATGCTCTTATCTTTAAAATCCTGTTCTGATGGAACTACAGGAACGTAGATGTTTTGCATGGAAGCAGTGGTTCCGGTAACCACGACATTGTTCATTGCCCATCTAGAGTTATCAGATTTGGACTCTCCATCCAACATCTTGAGCTTAGCTCTCATCTCGTCAAGGGACAAAGGATCTCTGAACTGAATAGCGATCGGTCTGTCAAAGAGACCAGCGGCTTCGGACACAAGTCGGTCCAAAGTAAGATCACAATACTCATCTTCCCAGTCACCGATCACATACATACGCTGAGTCGTGGCCTTGGTTCCAGCGTCTTGAAGCATACCAAAGAGAATAGGATCTCTTTCCTTGGCGATCTTTTTGGCGTGTTCTTTTGTGTAGTCAGTGAAAAGAACGAAGAAGGTGGTGAAAAGATGTTTGACCTTCTCGTACTTCTGGATCACGTTCTCAGGAACCTCACGCTCATACTTATGCAGCTCAATGAGATTCACCACACGTCCATCAACCTTGTCAATGAACTCTTTGATCTCATCTGTGGTCACAAAGGTGTTGATCCCAGACTTGATGATCTCGTGTTCCTTTTCAATCAAGGCAATGTGAGCCACAAGTTTCTTCATGGCCTGAATCTGTCCAGTTCTCTCTAGCTGAGCAAAGAGCTGAGCTGAGTTTGTGGAGATCTGGTCAAGAAGCTCATCGTTAGAGACCTTGATCTTGGCTTTGAGTTCTTCAAAGTACTCTTTAGCGCTTTTGACGATCTCATCATACGTGGGTTCTTTCTTTTCTACTGCGTCACTCATTTCTGTTTCCTATCTGGGAGGAACTTTAGTTTGATACTCCCACAGATTGGACATGCAACTATAGGACCTACGTCACTATAATTTTCATACTGAGCATTTTTGATCTCAACCTTAATCCAATCTTTTTCTTCTACTAGTGCTTCACATGCTGGGCAGACAAGATGTGTCATACGAGTTCTGTGAAGCCGGCAGAACCGATGAAAGTTCTTGCTTCATCTTCGGTCATCTTCTCATTGTCAAACAGAAGATACTTCCTTGATTCGGCAGGCATGGCCTCAATGTTCTTCTTGTCATCAGGTGTGAGGATCACACAGATACCTTGACAATTTGGGGTTCCCTTTCCTTCGTCGGGGATAGCGTAGGTAACGTCTGTACCGTCTAGGAGCTTGATCTTAACTTCCATACTTTATTCCTTTTTCTTTTTGTCTTTCTTTTCAGGGATAGCGAGGTTAGCGCTAGTCCAAAGTCTAAAGGCCACCCAGTCTAGGGTTTCATCAAGAGCAAAAGCGTTCTTGATCTGGTTGAGATTCTTGATCTCATAAGAGAGACCATTGGAGGCCATGTAAGACTCCACAAGTTTGTTGGTCTCGTCAGGCGTCTTCACGTCAGGAAAGAACACATGATAGGCAACTGCGATCTTGGACTTTAGTTCATCAGGAACAGAAGGACCAAGAGCTCCGTGATGACCAGTGGCAACAGAGATAGAGAGGCAAGTCTCATAGAGATCAATGAGATACTTCCTAGCAGCAACAAGAAGATCGTTGTTGCTGACCTCTCGTTTACCGTCAGCGATGGCGATGTTCTTAGCATCTGACAAGACTACAGAGATGACGTCTCCGTATGCTGGAACCATTGGGTTCTTAAATCGAATCTTCGTATATTCTGCTACAGTTTTCATTGTTAGTCCTTAAATTGTTCGATCCATTGTTCTGACCAGTGAATGGCCCTCTTGTTCAGGATCTCATCCTTGAACCAAGGAAGTTTGCTATGGTCCTTACCTTTGGTCCACCCATCAATGTAGGTGAAGATGATAAGAAGCTTGACTCCATCATCTGTTAACTTTCCAATAAGGTTGTAGAGCCTTCCTACGTTGTAGGAGCCTGTCTTCTGGAAAGACTTGGACAAAGAGAAGTTCAGATCGTGGTACTGAAGGATCGTCAAAACATCCTTGTCATCTGTGAACTTCTTGGCGTACTGGACAGCCAAAGAGGCATGAGAGTTAGGATCCTCAATCGCAGAGTCCGGAGTGGCATCCTTCTTAAAAGTGTCGTGAACAAGGATCATGAAGAGAAGCTTGTTCTTCTCCAGATCAGAGATCTTCTCTACTTTCTCAAGGTTTCGACAAAGTTCGTCGATGTGAGCGTGAATGGTTCCTTCATCGTGACCAGACCTGGGCTTTCCCCATTTGATGTTCTCTAGGAACACTGGGTCCATCTGGATTTGGTAGTTTGCTTCGTAAAATTCCATGGTCATAGTATACTACTGGTTCTCGTTGTCGACCCATTTACCGGCGTTAGGATCGTTGGTTGGGTTCCAGATGATCCTTCGATAGCCCTGATTGTAGCCGTGTTCCGTGATATTCAACTCTTTGAGAGTCTTCAAAAGAGACTCTCTGGAATCATGTTCAGGATCAAGGTCTGTGTTGGTCAAAAAGTAAAGGACCAACTCGCAAAAATCGCTGTTGTCAATCTCCAGGTTTCCAACATGAACCTTTCCGCTAAGTTTCTTTCCAAGGCGGGGAGAGTAGGTGTTGGCTTGGACAGGAGAATTTTCATCAAAAGATGATCGACTGTCTGAAAGAAAAAGACTCATTTCAAAACTTCCTTAACTCAACCACTTTCTAGGAACTCTCTTGTTGTTCCTTTTAGGAGGAGAGAACCTTCGGAACTTTCTGTTGTCTTTCATTTTTTCGTACGTGTCAAAGGCCCATTTGGCCAAAAGACAAAGTACAACAGAAAGAAGAATAGCTCCAAGGCAAACAAATACGATCCTAGGATCGCCTCCACCTCCACTTCGATACATTGGATGAGGAAAGATCGGAACGTAAACAAAAACAAGAGGCATGGTTAAACCTTTTCTACTTCTTTTTCGGTCATGAGACCTCTTTCAATGAGGCCTCTCTTGATGTCTCTGAGATGACCATTCATGATCTTGTCGACCGTGTTCATCTCCCAAATGGTGAGCTCACCTTTGTTGAAAAGATCTCTCAGATGATGGTAGAGACCATGTTCCTTACGAAGGAACTCAACCGAGTCAGGTTCGTAACCTTCAATCTCAATCTTGATCATCAGATCTCCTCCATCCCATTCTCTTGAGCAATGGTGAGTTCTTCAAGACCAACATCGATGAACTCTTTCACCTCGTCGATGTAGATCTCATCAACGATCTCGGTACCGTCCATCTCATGGATTCGGCCCATGTGGATCAAACGAACTTTGGTCATCGGAGATTCTTTGTTGATGGAGACGAAGATGTCTTCCATGGAGTTAAACACTCCATAGATACCGAAGTGTTCGTCTTCTTGGTGGAAGACAAGGAAATGAGAGATCTTTTCAGTAGGCATACCAAACTCCCCAATCATGATCATCGTCGTAGGCTGCCCACCAGCCCATTCTGAACTCTCTAGGAGAGCTCAAATCAGGAACCATCTCAGGATAGTCCCAATAGGCATCGTAGCCTCTTTGCCAAGAAGTTCTCATAAGGTCTCCTGGTCGATCTTCTGAAAATACTTCAGAAGAGCAAGACGTTCGACTTCGTTGATGTTCTTGACCCTGAAGGTAAATTCAGATTCAAGAAAGTATGATTCTTCGTAGATCTCAACGTAAGCTTGAGGATTGTTCCAAAGAAGATCTCTCTTGGTTTTTTCAAGGAGACGTCTAACCTGACCTTTCATAAGGAGACCAGCTTCGATGGAGATCTCAAACTTTGACATGGTTAACGCATCTCGATCAGATACTTGATGGTGCAGCGAGCCTCTTCGAACACGATCATCTCATTGTTGCGAAGATCTGCTCCACCCTTAGCGAACAGAGAGTCAAAACCCTTGTCGTTGATCTTCTTCAGGTTGAGCTGCATCATCCAGCTGGCATGACGCTGACCACCAGCGAACAGATCCCACTGACGACCGAGGTTGAAACTGTAGATGCCGAGGAACCTCTTCGAGGAACCACTGCTACCAGTCCAATAACCACCGTCGGTGTAACCGAGAGACTTCTGAGCTTTGTCAGCAGCGTAGATACCATCGGAGAACATCGAGCCAGTGTGAACGGCGTTGGTCGGACGAATCTTCAAACCGCCGTTGATGATCGACCACCAGTTCTGGCTGCGAGAACCGTGGTAGAGAAGCTGTTCATTCTGCTTGTTGATACTTTCGTAGCGATTCTTGGTCTTGGTGTTCTCCACCCGATAGATCCTTGCAGCACTACGAACATCAAAGTCAGTCTTCTTGGAGATCTCATCGATCTCATCGGGAGTAGCGAGACGAATCTCAATATCCAACTTGACTTCGCCAGTGGAAGACTTGGGAGCAACGTTCGTGGTCTGAACCTGACCGCGCATAACGTCAAGAAGATCGGCTTCACTGGAGATCAACTCCTGAAGGCGCTTCTTCGTGATGTTGTCGATCTGGATGAGGAAGTTCTTGGTGTTGCTCATCTTCCGGGGGATGGTGTTGTAAAGATCCAAAAGGATCTTGTTGGCCTCTTCACGAGACCAGTTCTGGTTGGACAGAGCAACCAGTCCGTCCAGGATGGCCTGAGCAGCGTCGATCTGCTTCTGAGTAACGTCGGCAACTTTGACGGTGTAGTTCTGCTTGACGATGCCTTAGCACAACTCTGGAGGAAGTTGATCAACTCCATGGCCTCACGGGACATGTTCTGGATCTTTACCTCTTCGTCGTCCGTAGTGGTGGTCTTACCATCACTTTTCTCGACAGACAGAAGATCGGTGATCACGCGATAGCCCTTCTTGACCTTTTCCTTGAGCTTCTTTTCAAACTCGCTGATGGGGTAGTTGCACTCCTGAAGAGCAGCGCCAACCCGACCCCACTTGGCGGTACAAGTACCGTTCTCGTTGTCGATCAGCTCATAGACCTTGTTGTGATTCTCTTCACCGGTCACCATGATCAGCTTTTCAATACGGGCCATCTGTAGTCTCCATGAACTATAAGTTGTCTACAATATCTCATTCTCTTCACAAAAAGGAAAAGGGAACCAACAGGTTCCCTTTTCGAAAAACAATCTATTAAAAAAACAAAATATAGTGGTTTAGATCTTTAGAAGATAGAAACCCTCCCTTTTGCTATTTGGCGGCCTTTACTTTACCGTTTGGCTTAACCTATGCTCAAGCTCTAGGTCATTACGTATACAATATCTCAGCCTCTCTTTTCAAGAGAAACTTTTTTCTTAGACAGCCTTCTTGACGCGAACGTCAGTGTAGGCGACGCCGTACTCTTCGGAGAAGAGATGCTTGGCCTGGTTCTCGGTGACGTTGTCGTAACGAACGAGGGTCCAGTTGGGATCGTTCTTGTCACGAGCTTCGTAGTCACCAACAGTCTGAACCTTCTTCACCTTCGCAGGGTAGACAGGGGCAGAGGCCGTGGTCTTGATCACGCTCGCAAGGCCGTAGATGAAGTAGCCACCGGTAGGAACCGAGGCATCGGGCTGAAAGGTCCGAACGTAGGAAGGATCCGTGGCCAGAAGATCACGAAGCGCAGCAGCGACCTCGGTCTGGTTGATCCAGTAATTGTCGGCGCGCATCTTCTCCAGAATGTCGCGGGACGTGGTCTTGTCAGTGGCATAAATCAGGGTCTTAGCGACGTCCTGAATGTCCTGAGTAGTAGCAGTGAGATAACTCATTGGTTATCCTCCTCTTTGGGAAATCGTTGAACTCTACGGTCCAACTTCTGCGGGAGACCGGACTCGAACCGGCACGCCTCTTAAGCAGCGGATTTATTCAATGCACTAGTTAGAATGCATTCATAAGTCCGCTGAGTCTCACCATTTCTCCACTCCCGCTCACTTGCTTGAGTAATATCTCAAAACTTTTTGTTTTTTCCTCTATACGTCTCAGTTTGTGCATGACAATTTGGACATAACAATCGTAAGTTGTCTAAAAGATGGTTAGAAGAATTTCCATCTATGTGATCTAACTCTAAAGGAATTTCTTTTTTATTCCATTGAGTATTTTTGCATTCAGAACATTCTGGAATAAAAATTCCTTCTGAAATTAATCTAAGTTTTAATCTAAACGTTTGATATGATGGATGGTTTCCTTCCAAAATTTCAGTAAGAGGTGTAGTCCCATTTTCTTTATGCTTATGGGTTCCTTTGCCTCCACGATTAGGTCGATAAACTCCATACTTTACTGCTATTCTTCTGAAACTATTAAAATGAAGACCAAGTTTCACAGCAGCTTGTTTCATGGTTAACGATTCATTAGTTATTCTAATGAACTCCTCAATATCTAAAGACTTTTCTATTCTATAGGTTCTTCTCATGTACAATTAGTACACACAGAAGAATAACAGTCATTTAGTACTTTACTTGAACAGTAGGATGGTTACCATTGTTTTCATCTTTTGCAAGGTGAACCAACCAAAGAAGATTGGAGACTATAGGAAGATCTTGAAGATCTCGAATCCTACGAATCTCGATCACTTCTTCTTCCATGGTCTTGACGTTTTTCATGTAGTCAGAACTGATGGTGTAGAAACAAGCGATGGAGTAACCTTCGCCTTCAACACCAGCAAAGTGCTTCCAATCAAGGTTGTCTGTTTTCACAGACGTTTCCTCTTCAAACTCTCTTACCATAGCGACTATAGGAAGTTCACCTTCTTCGATCTTCCCACCAACACCGTTCAAGAGACCTTTTTGCCAAACAGGCTTGTTTTTCTTGATCAAGACGACCGTGTTCTTTTCGTCATCAAAAAGAAAACCTAAAACGTATCGTGTCATTTCTTTCTCTTTTGGAGTTCCCTCTTAGAAGGAACATGTTCTCTACTTGATAGTATACTTTGAGCTTTAGCTCTAACCATCTCCCACTCGTCATGTTTTTCTTTTTCACTGGAAGGATAGAATGGATCATGCATCAAGTGTTTCTTGAAGTAAGCTAGAAGACGTTGAGTTGTCATCTTCTCCATCTGTTCTACAGTAAGATAAACGTGATGAACAGCTTCATGGTGGGTAGGTTGTCCATGCTTTGGAGCTGGACCACTCATATCATATCTTCTTCTTTAAGAGTGAAACCACCGTTGTTATCACTACACAAAGTTCCAGCATGGTGATATTTTCGTTCTTCCCCACAACCATCGCAAAGATGATCAGGAAGAGGTTTGAACTTTTTCTTGGTGATCTCTTCAATCACCAAAAGATCTCCATTCTTTTGGAGAAAATCTAAGAAAGTGAAAATTCCATTGACTCTAGGACTATCAGAAACTACTCTGAAAAAAATAGTAGTTTCTGAACCTTCAAATTGAAAGGTGTGAAGATCATACTTGGGAAAAACACCATAGACTTTTTTGATTCTGTGATAAAGTTTTTTCATGTTACCAACGATAGTTCTCTCTGGCTCTTTGACACTGTTCTGTGGTCATTGTACCACCAGAGTTGTTCTTGTAGATCTCAGACTCATAGAAAGAGTCTGGTAACTGGAAAGAGAACACGGATCCAGTTACATGTTCTTCAACTTCAACTTTAGGTTTTTGTTCTTTTGGTTTTTTCATTTAGACTCTCTTCAAATAGATGTCTAAAGAATACTCGTCACTACTAGTCTCATTAGAGTTCCATGAAAGATTAAGATCAGGAAACTTTTCCTGAACCTTCTTCAAACTAAACTTAGGAAGATTAGAAAGATCGAACCCACCCAAGTAATTTGGGTTCCAATCAGGTAGTGGAAATCGTCCTTTTCGGATGATCTTCTCAATCATCTTGATAACCTTGATGGTTCCCTTTTGCTTGTCTTTCTTATCTTTGTCTTTCTTTTGTTGGAGTTGACGATCTCTTTTCTCAATCAACTTTTGAATCATCGGTGTCATTTTGTTGTTCCCTAGTATCCTTGATCTCAGCCTTCAGTCCAGTAGACATTTGGCTCTCAAGATGTTTTCTTCGTTTGTCCAAGTACTCAAGGTACTGTGGTCCATCAAGAAGTTCGATCTCTCCCTTCTTGATCTTCTCTACGATCTCATCCTCTGAGTCTGTCATGTCGATGTAGACCTCTTGAACAAGGATCTTGTCTTGTTCAATGTAGAGACGATCAAATCGCATGCCTAAGAGCTCAGAGGTATGAAGCATGATCGGACCAGAGAAGACTCCACTATCTGTAGAGTCCAATGGAAGATACTGATCCTTCTGGCACTTGTTACACCAGATAGAGCTCTTGAACTCCGACCAAAGAAGATCATGTTCTTCATGACACTCTGGGCATCTCATGCAATATTGACCAGGTTCTTGGACGTAGATGTAAACTCTCTTTTCTTCGTAGACTTTCTTTTCGTCTGACATGTTAGTCTTGAGCCTTTCGTAGAGTAGGAAGAGCATCAAGCTCTGGAAGAAAGTCTTCAGGGTCAAATGAGACCTCGAAGTGGAGGTGATAGCCTTCAGCTTGTCCTGTGTTTCCCATCAGACCTATGACTTGACCAGCTTTGACCATGGTGCCTTCTGTCATCCAAACATCACTCATGTGTCCGTACAAGGTGTACGCCCAAATGATCTTTCCAGACTTGGTTCTCCAGCCGGAGTCACTCTTGATCTGAATACAACCACCAAAAACGACATGACCTTTGAACTTCTTGCTCGGAGGAGGATAAACAATAACAACCTCTCCATCCGCTGCTGCCAAGATAGGAGCATGGATCAACTTTCTATTCTTCGGGATCATGTCGAGTCCCATGTGAATAGAGTCTCCACCACCCATTGGACCTTTCTTCAAGTCATTTCGATATCCAAAACGGCTTGTAACGATAGGGTCCTTCATGGGAAGTTGAAACTCCAAGGGCATCTCGATGGTTTGAGGAATGAAAGTTGGAGGTTGTACTGCGATAGGATCTGGTGTAGGTGTAGGAGAGACCTCAACGGTCTTGGTTACCGTACAACCCCACAAGAAAAGAGAGATCATCACTGTGATGAATAGCTTTTTCATAGTAAATCTCATCTTAACTTAGTTAGAATTTGTAAACTGAGTTAAGTTAGCTTAGACTTTTGGTCGGTGATCTTGTACACTTCATCTACAAGAGCTTTGGCCTTTCTAGCCAATTCATGTGGTCCTTGGTTAAAGAAACCAACGTCCATATCTCTTTGAGAGTAGTGAGCAAGAATCTTGACCATATCACGACGCTTTGACTTGATGGTGTCATCTTCAACGCGCCAAACTCCAGCGATGTTGTCGATAGTGATCCTAAGGATCTCTTCGAGTTCAATGACAACTTCGTTGTAACCATAGCTCTGGCCAGGAAGCCACTTCCTTACGATGTCTTGAGCATTAGACTTGAACTCATCGATGAACTTTTCAGAAGGATCCATCTTAATCTACCTCAGGAGGGGTTTGAGGTGGAGTCTTGAACTTCACCATCTTTTGAATGTACACGTACAGAACGTTTCCTGTCATATTGCCATTCTCGTCTCGTTCAGCCATCATGGCTTCTTTTATCGTGTCGATAGCGACATAACCTTTGTCGAAGAACTCATGGACCATGTCCTTAAGATCTTCAAGCTTCTCTGCCCAGATAACCACAAGATCTTCTATTCCGTCATCCGGAACTTGTTGATCATCTTCTCCTTGAACTTGAGGTTCAGGAGCTTCTGTTTGTGGATCTGGGTTTGGATTGGTCAACTTCTCAGGCGGAGCAATAGAAGCCGTAGCTTGAAAAGAGACCAAAAGAAAGACAGCAAGAGCTAAGAGAATCTTCTTCATAGTTTCACCGCCTGTGCAAAGTAATAGTCTGAGCTATCGTCAGAAATAAGTCGAGTGCTCTCCACTCTTCCAACGTAAGTCTTACGTTGGTCTTGACCATTCCAGGTCCAAGGTTCAACCATTGTGGTCTCGGCCTTGATCACGCACTTGACCCGATCAGACCACTCATTAACCTTCTTCATCTCGACAGAGATGATCTTGCCAATCTTGAGATAGCAAGTGTGACCATGCTGAGAGGCCCAAGCGATCCTGTCTCCAGGATTAAGTTCTTCTGAATTTTGATCTAGTGCTTTCATATTTTGATCAATCCTAAGTATTGTGCCTCGATGACAATCTCATCGATGGTTCTGATTCTTTCCAAGACATTACTTCGTTCAATCATTATGTCGTTGATCGCACCAAGTCTAGGAAAGTTGAGATTGGTAGAAGTGAGACGTTCTAGCACTTTGGAACTCGAAGTTAAGGAGTTCATGGCCTCGGCTCTCATCTTCTCTAATAGTCCAAGAAGAGGACCTTTCTCTATCTTAGTTCCAGGAGGAAGACCTACTTGGACAACTGTAGCTTCAGGAGGTTCTTCCTCTCCTTCCATAAAGTACTTTACTTTGTAGAAGTGAGCTTGATAGTTTACGATGTTACCAAGAGTATAAACCTTAGTAGCATCCCAACGATCTACAGCGTTAGGTTTACGATCATCGATGGGACCTAGGTCCTTCCAAACTAAAGTCATTTAGCAAGACCCAAAACGATAAGAGTAAAATCCTGGACTATCCTCATCAGGATCAAAGCTTAGTTCGCTAAGATGAACTTTGTCTTCATCTGATACAAGTTCAGGATCCACATCGACATAAAGACAATCATGAGTACAGTTAGTTGGGTAGTCTGTATCACTGTACTTTAGGAAAATCTGGAGAGCTTCGATAAGATCTTTCATCTGCTATGTTCCTTTCTTATTTTATTAGCTTTGGCAATGTCAGGAGCACATTGAAAGCAAATGTACTTTGTCTTTGGTACACGAGGATCTTCGAAACCGTGGAACTCATGGATGATAACCTGCCACACAGGTTCTCCCTTAACCTTGTCTTTACAATCTAAACAAGTTCTGTAGAAGAAGGGGACGAACTTTCCATGAATGTGTTCGTAAGGGTCTGGAACAGGAGGTTTGATTCTCATTGAACTTCAGGTCTCCCAAAGAGGATTGATGCACTGGTAGCTAGGGTAGCAATCACAGAAACCACTGATACTATAACCACCGATTCTACGATTGAAAACTTCCTGACTAGTAAGTTCTCCCTTGTACATACGGGCTATCCACTCGTTAGGTCCACCATCGATCATGAAGTCTTCAGCGTACTTTTCGTAGCCGGGGATGGGGAGAAATCTTTGAGTTCCCATGTGGTCGATTCTAGTCTTGTAAACTTTGTTTCCAAACTTTACAGGAATCTCTTCACCGATCTTTCCTTCAAACTTAGGAAGACCTACCATGAAATTAGGAGTCTTGACAATCTTGGGAGTCTTCTTTGCGTTTCTCTGGCTGTCTTTCAAAACAGCACGAATGGCGTCGAGAGTATCTCGACTCATGATCTGGTCACCATAGACATTAGCTTGGTTCCAGATGAGATCTTTGACTTTTTCTCTGGCTGTCTTTCAAAACAGCACGAATGGCGTCGAGAGTATCTCGACTCATGATCTGGTCACCATAGACATTAGCTTGGTTCCAGATGAGATCTTTGACTTTTTCACGGGCTTCTGCAATCTTCATTTGTTTACCTTAAATAGCCACAGAACAAACATGACAAAAAGAACGAATGCTCCAATTCCAGCTATTACGCCTTCCATGCTGACTGTAATGGCCCAAGCAAACCCAAAGAAGGATCGGTCTTGTCCCCAACCATGAATGTGAAAGCACCACCAGACAAAAGAAAAGACACACCAAACTCCCAAAAAGATAAAGATTCCAAGTCGAAGATGATCTTGGAATTTATCCCAATTGATGCTTTTGATGATCTTGAACTTTCCTTGAATGGTGTTAGAGTCTGATAAAATCAAATCATTCATTTGATCTTTGATACTTTTCTTTTTGTTTGTCATAGTCGAATCTCTTTGAGGATCTTGATCCCATATCGTTTGCACTCAGATCTTAACCAGATCTCATTTCCAGTGAAAACTCTGTTGAGAAAGATGGAGTTCACAATGGTGCTGTACTCACTGTACTTCGTAGGGTGGATCAAAAGAAAGACCCCTTGTTCTTGGGATCTCACAAGAGTCTTACGTGAGACCACATGTCGACAGGCGTCGCACGTACAAGGAATTTCATCCCAGAAGAAAACGTTGTCATAGCCATGAGAGTTCATGACTTTCAAATCTTTAGGATCTACGTCAATAGTAGCAGAACTCATGATTGAATTTCTAGGATGATCTTTCGGATGGCCATCGAGGTAGTATCTTTCTTACCAGCGATGAGCTTACGGATCTCTTTCAAAGCAAAGCCATACATGATGGACTTTTCTTTGTAGCCAATAAGACGATCAGCTAAATCCATCTTCTCTTCGCCAGCCTTGACCACGAGGTCCCAAGCCTTATCAGCATCAGAGACCTGGCCAACACTACCTTGGATGAAAAGAGTACCTTTACTCATTAGAGATCCTCCCATCCTTCGGTGTGTTGCTGAAGGTATTCTTTGGATTCGTGACGTTCAGGATCTGCTTCCTTCTGTTTGGAAGCTAGCTTCTTCCAGAATTCCAAACCAAAGTTGGTCTTGTTCTTCTTGTTGAGAGGAGAGGTAGGAGTAACAGCAGTAACCACAGAGTTGAAACTCATCTTACACTTCCTTCAGATACTGGTATGCATAGACATACTTCTGAAGACGATCGAAGTCCTTCTTAGCCACACCCTTGAGGCGAGTGACGGTAGAGTTGTGTTCGATGTCAGCCAACTTGATGGCCCGAGCCCAAGTTCCTACGATACCGGGGGTAGCTCCAATCGCCTTGATGAAGTCATCATAGAGAACTCCATTAGGGCGAGAGACGGCCAAGACAGTCATGACCACGTTCTCTTCGAGACCAGCGTCACGCAGATTCTGAGCAGTGGTGTCAGTGTCTTCAATAGTGTCATGAAGAACACCAGCAGCCATGCACAGATAGCCAAGATGGGCAACAGCGTTCATCACGTGAAGAGGATGAAGGATGTAGGGCGAGCCGCCCTTATCCAAGACCCCTTCATGGCCCTTCGAAGCGATCGAGATCGCAATGGAAAGTTGTTCAGCAGGAGTCTTGGACATGTTACTTCACCTCTTCAGCTTTGATGATGTTGCGATACCACGAGAACATCTGGTTACGAACACCAGACACGTGGAACTGATAACGAGTACCGGGAGTCAGGCTTCCGTACAGATCCGAAGAGTTGAACTTTCCGAAGACCCACTCATCGGTGTCTTCGAAGACCTCTTCAGTTGCAGAGCTGTCTCCGCTCAGACTCTTCACGTCCTTGGTAAAGACCAAGTAACGAGATCCGTTGTTGGACCTATTGTTAATCCGTTCTGCTTTGATAACAGTAGCGGTCATGTCAGCCTGATTGCTGACCGTCCCGATGCAACTTCCACAACACCACAAGATGAGCAGAAGAAGAATCGCAAGTCCTGAAAATGCCTTAGCAGTGTCGTCCATTTAGTTCGGACCTCCAATCATTCCGTGCCAACCTTCCTTGAAGGGTTCAGGGAAGATGGTTCTTTCGAGACCAGACATGGCCTCGAGATCATTGATGACCTCAATCAAGGTCTCACGTTCAGTCTCCGACGTGTAGTCAGAGGATCCACCGTAACCAGCGTTCGAGATCTTCCGTTCCAGAACGATCACTCGTTCCTTGTACTTCTCGACCATATCCGAAATAGCGGGCATGATGAAACCTCCTTGAGTTGACTACAATATCTCAAGGATCTGTGGACAAACCACTGTTTCTTTCTAAGATCTTTTTATATCTATCTTCTAACAAAGCAGCTCTAGTTGTAGATGGGAAGGGCACGTCAGCTTTGACAGTTCCGCAGATCGTGCAAAATGAAAGATCAACTTCTCCTCTAGAGGATTTCAAATATACTCTGGGAACTCCAGGGATAGTGATGTCAATCCTATCAAACGCATTTTGGCCACAAACTAAACAGCTCATGTTCTTACCTTCGTTTCTTGTTCAAGTATCCTAGCTGGCTGTGAGCCTTGGCTTTAAGCTGAGCTACCACATGAGCAGGAACTTCGATAGGAGCATAAGGATCACTCCAATAAAGAACCAACTGGTCCACACTCATGTTCTCAAGAAGATCTCTCTCAGGAACCCAAAGGGCTCCAGAGTAGTCCTTGTCAATGAAGATCTTGACATTTGGGGAGTAATCTTCGCTATCTTCAGCAGAAGAACTAGCTCCTTCAACTACTTCAATCTCAGAGGTTGGTCCGAGGTCTGGTTCTTCTTCGTCTTCGATCCTAAATGGACCTGTGTCTCGTTCCATGTCTTACCTACTTTCTGGAATTCTATCAGAGAGATCATCTCTATCTTGAGTGAAGATAGGAGCGGCCGTGGAGACCCATTTTGTTCTAATTGCCATGTCACCTGATGTAACTGAGATACTTGGAAAAGTTTCTGTAACGATCAAACGACCTCTTTTGTACTTAGGATCATAGTCGTTGAAGTTGATGCCTCTCTGAAACATCATCTCTTGCTTCTCATCTCCAGACTTTCCCTCAAGTTCTTTGTGGGAGTAGACAGATTGAGCAGCACTGGAGATGGCGTTTCTTGTAGCATCCTGCTGACGCCAGATGAAGTAGTTCTCTACTTCAACTTTCTGAGGGATCTGGAAGGCACGAGAGTCAAACTCTGCCCAAGTCAATTTGTCCACAGCATCCTCGAGAGGAACTGCTGTCGTAGTAGCCATGAACCTTGAAATCCTGGCCTTGTTGAAAGCTGAGGTTGCCATAGAAGCAGAGACTGAGGCAAGCTTCTGGACATTGTTGTCAAACCAAGATTGGGTCTCGTTGGTGTCAAAGTCTGTGAGAAGAATAGAGATCTCGTCAGACTGTACATAGGCGAACTGAGCACCCATGATGTTCTTGCAAAGGTAGATTGCCGTAGCGTCCATGTCTTCGACCAAACCCTGGTCGAAAGGCCTTAATAGACCACGCGTGTATGTGTGAAAAGCTTTGCCATCCACACGAAGGATGATGTAGGTTCTACGAGGGAGAAAGATCTTTGATCTGTTCTCATAGTTCTCCTTCATCCTTGTTCCAAGTGAATCGTTCTTAAATTTGTTGCTCATCCGTGTTCCTTTAGGAGCTTGTGCATTGTAGCTCTGAGTTCTGCAGCTCTTTCTATCTGACCTTTTTCCCACTCGTCTAGGTCATCAAGGTTTTCGGTCATTTGTTCTCTGAAGAAAGCTCTGCACTCTTGTTCATCGTTAAAGATCTTCAGCCAGTTGTTGTAGGCCGTTGTGTTGTCTTCTACCTTAAGATCTTTTCCGTTCTTCTTGATCTTGAGTTCTACAACAGGAATCGGGTTTCCTCTAGGATAGTACTTGTCCACGTAAAAACTGACGTGGATGATACAAAGAGTCGGAACAATGACTCGAATAGGCTTGTTGCCTAATGAGGTGAATCTGTAATCGCAGACCCAAACTTCCTCACCATTCAATAGCTTGACTTCTTCTTGTGGTGAGTTTCTAAACCATTCTTGAGTGAATCTCATATAAAAACCTTGATCAAAGCAATTCCTATAGCTAATCCGATTGCTATGACAACTAGATAAAGAGGAGAGATTTGGATCTTGCTACAAGAGCAAAAATCGTTCAAAAGACAATTTTTTCATCACACGTTTTAATTTTAGACATCATTTTTTCCAATAAAATCCTGTAAAAGCTTCTTCCCGTAAATGAGCAATGATCTGACGAGAGTACTCCCTGAGTACTTCTAGATCATCGTCTCTTTCTTTCTTGAATAACTTCATCTCGTTAGGAGAAATGACTACTGACATCTGGTACTTTTCGTTGTAATTAGCTACCAACTTTCGGTAGTATTGAAGATTCTTGTAGACCCGGAAAGAGATATGAGGATCTCCATTTTCATGATCCTTCATGAGTCTTTCAGTCTCTGATTGATCTAAAGCGAAGAATCGATCAGGATAAGTTTGAACCTCTGGTACCTTAGTCTCTTCTTTCTTTTTAGAAAAGAGTCCAGCGAACATAAAAAAAGGAAACACAGGAGCCATCATGATCGAAGTTTCTTGATCTCTTGAATGATCACTTCTTCAATGGTCTTGGCAATTATCTCGTTGGCCATTCCTTCGGCCATTGAGACCAAAGTATCATCTTTGAGATTCTTAGCTGTCTTCTTCAAAGTAGAGATGAGTTCATCAACCTTGGTTCGAGTCTCATTCCATTGATGGAGCATACCTTCTCTGTAAGCACCATTGGCTATGAGAACTGTTGCCTTAGCACTCAAGTCCTGCATAGTATGAATTCGGGTATCTTGGTACATGATGGAAGAGTTTCCGCCGAAGAAAAATCCAAAGTGTCTCTTAAGAGTGTAGGGTGGCTCCATGGACTGGAGTTTACGGAAAAAGACCAAACCTTCAGGATCTTTGTCGTAAAGTTCTTGGGCTTCTTCTACTTCGTGACGAGTAGGAGCTTCTTTTGGTTTTGAAAATCTGAACATGGTTATTTCCTTGGTCCAAGCTTCTCGGTAAGGTGAGCTTGAGCTACCTTAGCGTAGATACCAATGATGTCAGTAGGCCCGACCTCAACACCATTTACGATGAAATCTTCAGGAAAATGGCCATGTTCATCTGCATACCGTAAAGCACGAAGATGAGTAATAAGACTGGGATCAAACCAATCGTAGAGACTTTGCATATTAATTCTCCAACACCCACTCTTGAAGTTGTGAGTCGAACTTTGCACCGAGCATGGCAGGGTGTTCACAGGGAAGAATCACGTTCCTTCCTGTCTCTTCGTTGACTCCATGAGAGACAACGAACTCAGTCTTTCCAGTCTTGTGACCGTTTTTGTAGATAGGAAAATTTCCGGTGATGAGGATCGTTCTAGCCATTTAGGATCTTAATCGCTCTTTTGACGTTTGTCGAAGTCAAACCTCTAGAACTATTGGTTCGAAGGAAATGGTTGCCTTGACGGAGCATCATGTCTGAGTCGTCATCAAGAATCAAGTAGGAGATCTCATCCTCATCAATGAGATGATGATCCATCCAATGAGCGATCTCAACACCTCTAGGAACTCCTTTAGATGCAGAGGTTCCATCGCTGAGGTCGTAGTTGTAGAAGAATCTGAGAGTTTTATCGATGATCCTCTCAGGATAAAGAAAACCTCTAAACTTGAAGATAGCTCTCAACTCATCAACAGTTCTACCAAGACGCCATGTTGAGGTGATGATGATCTTTGCATCAGGTACCGCCGTACAAAGATCGTTAAAGTTTCTGACTGGTGCCTCATTGAAACAGAGCTCTCCATCCTCAAGGCGTTTGTGCCAAGTGGTTGCGAGAACTCCGTCAATATCGAGGAAGATAAATTTTTTCATGATGTTGTTACTTTTTCTTTTTAAGATCTCTCATCTTCTTAAGAGTACTGAAGACATCTCGAACGTCATCCCACTTGATCCAAAGTGTGATTCCTACGATCAAAAGGATTGCGGCAATGTCTATTACGATCCCTTCAGGAGTAAGAGCCAACTTCCATCGTTGTGCATTGATGTCCAACATGCTCTGAAAGTACTTTCCGAAGTCCATAGAATCTCCTTACTTGTAGTAGACGTCAGTCCATTCTTTAGGAAGAGTCTTCATCTTAGAAGTTCCTTCTTCCTTGTAGAGATCGGTAGGAACACTCACGTAAAAGACACAAGTAGGAGAGGATCCAAGAAACCATGTCTTTGACAAGATCTCGAATCTGAGTTCTCCTTTCTGAGTGGTGATCCTTAGTTGATCTCCAACCTTAGGAAGTTCTCCTTCCCAATGATCAAAGGTTCCACCTATCTTTCCTTTCAGGACGTCCAGATTGGACTCAAATCGAACTGCGGGCATGTTAGGCCTCCACGAGGGTCTCTAGGGCATTCTCGATATCGTCAACGTATCCAGGGAGTTCCTGCCTGGAGATCTCTTCTCCGCAGATGATTCCGTTCTCTTCATCGACAACACAAGCGACGATTCTGTCGTCCTTGGTATAAACTTCCCACCAGGTCCACTTGGTTTCCCTGGAAGGCTCGGTCTTGCCAATCAAGGTACCCGTCTGGGCAAACTCAATGGCAACGTTTTCGTTGACATACTGACTCATTCTTCTAGTTCCTTTACAGGTTAAAAATCAATCTTAGCATCGACATTCTTGATGTAGAAGATGCCAGTGCCTTTGGACTTGTCCAACCACTCGTCAAGACAATCATGAAGAAACTTCCGATACTCAAGATCAGAAAGTCCTTCAGAGTCACAATCAGGAGGACAGATGTCACTGTGGACAGAGTGTCCTTCGGTGGGATGGATATATTCAATCTCGGCGTGAACTTCGGCCATGTTATTCCTACTTTGAGATGGGTTCGACCTTAGCCAGTTCTTCTCGGGTCAAAGACTTAGCTTCTCCCAAAGAACCGAGGAACTCAAAGTCCTCAATGGTCGGGTTCCGAAACTTCACATCGAGACGAAAAGCAGAGAGTCTCTTGATGTAAGCCTGAACGTGATCTTTCTGGACGGCGTTCCACTCTTCGTGCTTACCGTCTTTCACCTGTTCCCAAGTAAGTTCATCCATGATGGCTACAATATCTCAGTAGTATATCTAGAAGACAATAAAAAATCCTCCCTTTCGGGAGGATCTTTAACAAAACTGAAAGTTCTTACTGGTAGGGACGACCACGGTAACGATACTTACCGATGTTCGAACCGGTGGCCAAGGCAAAAGCCTGACCGAAGAACTTGAAGATGAAGACGATACCAGCAATCAGGGGGACCAGAGGAAGAACGATTCCTCCAAACCAACCCACGACGATGGTGACCACCACACCCATGAAAGCTTTCCACTCCCCAGCGGGGATGGAATTGACGATCCAGGGGGTCAGAAGACCCCAAATCAGCCAGAACAGAATAGCAGCGATGATCACGAGGACCACACCACCAATCAGTTTTCCGATCATGTTCACCTCTCGTCTTACAATATCTTAAGAGATTTGGGATTTAGTCAAAAGATCGTACATTTTTTCAATGATAAAACCAGGTCCTTCGATCTTAGTCATCGAGTCTGAGATACCTGAGAACTTAAGTGGAAGGATCTTTTGAGATCCAGAAAGTTTGATGATAGGAAGAATGACCCAATCCTTAGGTCTGATCTTAAGTCGTTGAATGGCCATCTCAGCGGTTTCTTGTGGCCTGATGCTTTCGTAGTGGACACCGATTCGAGGTTTTAGTGGCATGTTAAATTAGTTAATAGTTAGATGGATGGCAAACCTAAGAGTTTAATCTCTCTTACGTATCCTGGTTGAAAGACTACTAAGTCTCCGTCAAAGAAGAACTCGTTAGAAGAGAAATCGTTTGATCTGTTACTTAAAATAAAAGGGGTTTGAATAGCGAGAGTCATTAGCTTATCTTCTTCTATATCTGGATTTTTCCAAAGAAAATAACCAGAACTTTCTTCAATAAGATGTTTTGGGCCTCTCCACATCTGGATTCCTTGGATAGATCCCGTTCTATGAATAAAAACTGGTTGAGTAGCAGATCTCCAATCAAATTGCTGGTGGACTCTCCAATAAGAATCCATTAAAACACCTGATAAAATATGAGTAACTCCACCTCTAGTGAGTTGTCTGTACATACTTGCTTCAGCATGAACATAATTTTGAACGAATGAAACGTCTACCGATTTAACAAACGATCTTCCCTCTGTCTCTTCTATAGAGAAAGGTATATCAAATAGGCTTTTGTAATAAGGATTCAACTCAATGATTTTTTGAATCTCTTTGATGAAACGAGACCCTAAACTGTTTCGTAGTGCTTCAGCTACAATCTGAATAAGAACTTCTTCTCCCCATATTTTCATACTTTCTTTAATCTCGTCAAGTTTAGATGACGATGTTACTAGATAAGAATGATGACCCTTTGTGAACGTATGGGTTTTTATATCAAGAGTAACTTCTGGAATCCCATCTTCTGGACCAGACATAGATGTTACCAGGTAATCTGTGGTTAATGGTTCTCCTACAGGAGAAGTTGTCCAATCAAACATTTGATTGATCACACCATCTTCTTTGAAGATGGTTCTTACCATCTTTTCTACATGTTCTTCTTTAAAGGGAAAACGTTTCTTGTCTTCGTCTTTAAGAGTTTTCATGTACTTTAGTTGATTATCAATTAAGATTTGAATCTTTTGTTCATAAGATAGTTTCATACTTTTTCCTTAATGAATGAGATGGTCGCCGAACAAGTTCACATTTCTACTTGAAGTGTTAAACCAGAAAGGAATCCAAATGGCAATCGTCATGACCATCTTTTTTCTAGGATGCCATCTCTTAATCTCTGCTAAGTTCTTGTTGATGTAGTTCTGAAACTCTTTCTTGTAATCATCTAAGAACGATGGAGTCAACTCTACTATGACCTTTCCAGGATAAAGTCTAAACCAATATTGAACTGAGACCTTCTCTCCTTCATCGGTAAACCTATCATAGTTGTACCAATCTCCTGGATCATTCAATCCGTTTGGGTTACTTACAACATGAAAATCAACATTATTTGGAACATTGAGACCTTGAAAGACTTGTTCCAAGGCTTCTTTGACCTTATAGAGAGGGAGAGCATCTACCAAAGGATGATGGTCGTTTAGGGTGTAGTAATAGTTTTTTTGGTTCTCGTAAAGTTGATCAAGCTGAGATTGGGAGATCACCTTTATCAAAGTCTCTTCAATCATCTGATTTTACCTGAACATCAATAGTGGTCCAATCCCCATACAGAGCCAATTGAGAGTCCTTGAAGAAGTTCTCTCTTTGAATAGCTCCAGTAAGGAAGAATGGAACTAGAATTCCTAGAACTATCTTTTTAGAAGGATCATTTGTTTTGTTTGAGATCTCGTTAATGAAGTTTTCTAGATTGTTCTTGAAATCTAAGAAAAAGTCTCTTTCTTGATCTGAAGGATGGGTGTAAACTTCACCTAGTAAGGAGATTGGTCTAACTCTGAAGTAGTAGACAGAATCTCCTTCTTCTGGAAAGAAAAGAGCTTTATCTAGAGCATCTTTTTTGTAAGAATAGGCAGCTTTGGCTGTATCCAAAGAGATGATTTTAGTATTCTCAGGAACATTTAGAGTTCCAAAGACCTTTCTAATCTTAGTTCCCACATCGATCGGAGGAAGGAACTTTAGAAAAGTGTTAGTCTCAGGAAGTCTTTCTTGGAACTTAAGTTGGTTTTGAAACATTCCATAGAGTTCTGTTTCTGGAACTTCGATCATAAGGATCTCCTAATCAACATAGTATAAACCTAACTATTGTCAAGCATCTTTCTCCATTCCTTGGAGTAAGCATCCAACGAGTAAGGAGATGTCTTTGTGGTTAAGACCATGTAACCTCCCAAGAAGGCTGAGGTCTTAAGAGCGTTAGGTTGTTCATTGATGTCAGTGTTCCAAGTCATGGTTCCATTCAACACATATGGGATGAAAAGACCGAAGACCAAGAAGTCGAACTCTGTCAGAGTATCAAACACGTCTTGAATGTTTTCTTCAATGTATCTCTTTTGCTCTGGAAAGAACTCGAGATCCTTTGACTCCAGAGTTGGGATCGGCTTTGCATGGATGATCACCTCAGTGTTGTTGATGGTGAACTTCTCAACAGAGGTGTTCATCACCAAGATCTTGACTCTATCCGATGGGATCTCAATGCTTCGAAGGTGACGTTCAAGAGTTGAACCAATGTCAAGAAGAGGAACCTTAAATTCTTCATCTAGATCCTTTTGGTATTGGATCTGATTCATCATGAGTCGTTCTAGATCTTCTGTGCTGAAGTAGTGTGTCATATAGTTTTCCTTATGTCTAAGTATAAAATAAAAAACCCTCTCTTTCGAGAGGGTTTTTCTTGACTTAAGAATCTAGTCTAGATTAGTTCTGGAGCTGGCGGAGACCGGTGATCTTGATAAGACCAAGGTAACGTCTGTTTAGAACGTTCCAGTCACCGTAGGTCGAAAGACCTGCTTCCTTGTAGAAGTTCTTCCTCTGGATGATACCAGTGCTGAAGAAAGGAACCAAGGTACCGAAGGCAACTGCAACGTCTGCCTCGTTCTCGTCGTTCTTCCAAACACAAAGGATCTCGTCATCAGGGATGACGTTAGAAGGAACCTTGAACAATGGAATGCCCTGAAGCTCTCCAATCTGGTGACCACCGACTGGGGTCATCTGGCCCTTAGCAGAGAAACCACCGACCATGCGGAGGTAAGTCATTGCTGCAGGTCCACCAACCATTCGGCTAACTCCACCACGGTTGATATCGTTCAATTGAACGTCTGCAACACGGGCGATAGCCTGAGTGAAGGTCTGAGCGGTAGAGAGGTAAGAGTCGTCCGTGCTATTTCCAGAGGATGCATCAAAGGTGATCGTGTAGTAGCTTGGGTTCATCTTGGCGGCTTGGTAAGCGATCTTTACGGCGCGAACGTCGAGAGATCTCTTGATTTCCTGGCCAGCGTAGTCAACCAAGAGCTCCTCAGCGGCAACTCCGAAGGAGGTGTCGAGAACAAGCTCGGTCAACTGGCTCCACGTAACACCAATGGTAGTTGGCTGTGGTCTGAACCAGTAGTCGGTCATGATCAACTCAACTTCACCAAGGAAGTTACCCTGGAAGTCACCTTCTGGGTTAAAACGGCCATAACCACCGCGGACGTTTGCGGCATCTGCACCACCGAGAGCGAACACACCAACGAGGGAGGTTGCGGTGATGGTGAGAGTGGATCCAGACTTGATCATCCAAGATCCGTTAACGGAGAGAGCAGCGCCAGTCTTGTTCTGAGTAGCGATGACGTTCTGCTCCTGAAGGTGCCAACCAGTTCCGGCGGAAGGAGGATAGCTGTCTGCTGCAGTGAAGAGAGAAGCGTATCCATCGACGTAGCCGAGAGAGAAGGCAGAAGAACCGACTGCGGCGTGGGTGGTACCGATGGTAAGAGTACCATAGATGACCCAAGTTCCGGTGGTGTTAAGGGTTAGAGTGGTTCCACCAACGTTAGCAACAGCTGATGTGTCGGTAACGGCAGAGAACGTCTGAACTGCCTTAACAGAGTCGTAAACGGTCCAAGTGTGAGTTCCGTCGAAAGTTGCAACAAGAGCGTTAGCCATTGGGTTGGTGTAACGATCTTCGTTGGTTTCGTACATTGCTCTGCGGTAGTCGCTGTTGTTGATGTCGTTCGAACCGTTAAGGTTCCAAGGATCGGCAGGATCGTAGGCATCGCCAGCGTTTGACCAACCAGGAACACCGAAGGTACGATCGTTCAAGTTCTGACCGTTAGCGGTGGTGGTGTAGACAGGGCGGATATACTTGATGGAGTCCTTTGCGGATTCCATTGCGAACTCGGTGAAGAGCTTGTTTCTGATGGTGTTTGGGTATGCCAAACGAACCAAACGAAGCATGTTCTCAGGGGAGAAACCCTGGAATCCGCTAGAGAGTTGGGCCTCAGTCAAGCGACCCATGAAGCGAGCTTGGTTTTCCAAGTGACGAGCCAAGAGCCTTGCGGTTCCTTCGTCGAGCTTCTTAATATTCTTTCCTACCTCGGGAATTCTGTTCCACTTTTCAACGAGCTTGTCGTCGCGGTAGGAGCGCTCATCGCGGTAAAGCTTATCAGTGATAGCTTCGCGCAATTCGCTGTTCATTCTTCCGGTGATTCCACCTGACATAATGTTTTCCTTTTGCGTGTATTGTAAAAACGTCTGAGTAAAAGTGACTCGAAGCACATCCGGCAATTCTCGTTGTCCATATGTTGTTGACAGATCCGTTGTTGGGCAGTTTAAGGTATCCCATTATCAATTCTCGGCATATAAAGCCGAATTATTAGCTTACGATTTAGTTAGTATCGCTAATCCTGATAAGTTAGTAGCAGCTTTCGAAAAAGATAAAAACTCTTCTATTTTAATTAGATTTCAACAATCTAAGAACTCTAGAAAAGGCTTCTTTGTCTGCAGCTATCATCTTATGTGTATTCATGTATTTAGTAATGGCATCAACTGTAGCTTTATTTGCTCCTGGAGTTGCTTGTGGAACAGGTGCTGATTGAACTTGTTTTCCACCAAGAGTCAAAGATGGGTTCTCAGAGTTCTTAACTAGATTAGCGTTGATCACCATGTTAGGACCTAAGAAGGTTGCAGCTAAGTTGTCGATTGTCTTGAGGTCATTAACAGACCAAGTGGTTAAATCTGTAGATTGGTGGTTAGCTCTCCAAAGATTGACGGCTTCACCTTTGGCTTTTGGATCCATAGCGAGTTTCTTGAAGAGATCCGTGTATCCAGCTGCCACAACTCTAGGGTCTGAGCTTGTTTTGATGGCTTGGTTCTGTTTGTTGCCTTGATCTTTACCGGTCTTTTGTTCAACAGTTTGAATCAAGATCTGGAAGTCAGCTTTGTTCAAGTTTGAGACGATCTTCTTTTGTTTTAGAAGAGCTTGAACATCTGGATCATCAAGAAGAGTGGAGAGGTTCTGGAAATCTTGAAGTCCCCACTTTTGAGAGCTTCCTTTTCCCTGAAGGGTTCTTAAGAAGGTCTGGACACTTTGAAGACCAGAACGAAGGTCTGCTTCAAACATCTTTTCAAGACCATAAGCCTTGATGAACTCTCTGGCTTCAGAGGACAAGTCTTCTTTCTTTGGTTGAGAACCAAAGGTCTTGATCAAAGCTTGAACAAGTTGATCAACCTTCTGGTACTCTTCAGGACCAGCGGTCACACCTTGGACGGAGATACCAGGTCTGTTAGGAGAAGCTGGGTTGTCGGTTTGTTGAGCAGTAGAGACTTGTTGAGGTTGAGGACTGACTGGAGTGGTTGGCTTGCTTGCGTCTTTATTGAAGAGCTTTCCAACACCTTTGGTGATCATGTTTCCTGCTGCACCATAGAGTGAACCTAAGAAGCTGTTTCCAATGCTCAAAGGGCCTCCGGCTTCTTTCATGGTGTCAAGTCTTTTCATGACTCTAGTGTTGTCATAAGCTGCGGTAGCGTTGCTAGAAGGTTTGAAGACTCCCCAAACACCAACAGGTTTTCCTGTGTTATGGTCCTTGATCTGAACGACACTTGTGATGAAGAAATTAGGGAATCTTGAGTTGATGTTGTTGATGGTCTTTTGGTCTAACTGGTCATAAACAATGACATCAGGCATCTGAGGACCAAATTGCTTGACAGCAGAGTTAAGAAAGGCCACAAAGTCTTGTGGCAAAGGGGTTGGACCCATCTTCAATTGATTGGCAACGGTCTTGATGTAGTTCTCAGAGCTTGGGATGTCATACTGCCCGTTCTTCGTGTTTCTGAACCAAGCGGTAGCTTCTTCATCCCCAGGTTTTGCTTGAGGGTTGTGTCCGAGCTCTATGGCAGCGTCTTCTTGGTACTGTGAGTAAACCCTGTCCCAGAGTTCATCGAATGATGAAGCTTTCTTTTGCATCATTGTTCCTTTAGGTAATTAGTTAAGAGCAAAAAAAAAGCCTTCTCTTACGAGAAGGCTCGAGACGACTTGGGCGCTGTCTCTTTTATCTATTACTGGTAGCCCTTTCTCTCAAGGACTCTGTCGATCAAGGTCTTTCCACCAAACTTAACACCTTGGCGCTCGAACATCTCAACTCTTTCTTGTCTGGTAACAGAGGTAGAATCTGGAAGTTCAGCTTCGTGAAGAGCGATGTTGTTCTCTTCAAACTCAGGAAGTGCTCGGTAGTAAGCTGAGGTAGCCTCTCTGATGGTCTTGGCTCCTCTGATGTTCTTCTCAAAAGGCTTAATAGCAGAACCGTGACGATCGGTCAAGGTCTGCCAAAGAGCTTCAACTTCAACACCGTTGTTCTCTCTGAAGTTCAAGAGTCCATTGACTCTCTCCTCAAAGCGAGGAACGATCTTAGGAGGTGCACTCTCAAGCTTAACTTGATTCTGGAAGTTTACGTATTCTTCCTCAAGCTTCTGAGCAGCGACTCTAGTTTCCTTGAGACTGTTCTGAAGTCTGGTGATCTGTTGTTCCTGAAGGTCGATGGTGGTCTCGGCTTCTTCTAGAGCAAGCTTAGATTCCTCGGCCAACTTCTTAGCTGACTCAACTTCTTTCTTGGACTCGGTGATCTCGGCAGCATGAGCAGAAGCGAACTTCTTCTCTTGGGAGACGAACTCAAGAATCTTGGACTTAAGACCAGAGATCTCATTGTTAAGAGACTCCATCTTCTTTTCCATCTCTTCTGATGTTTCGTTCTCTTCTTCAGCTTCCTGAAGATACTTAGTAGCGAACTTGTGCTTTTGTTCTTCAAGAACCTTGACCTTCTCAGTGAGTTTTCCGAAAGCATCAACAGAAGGACGGATAGAAAGCTCTGCAGAGAGCTTCTGGTTCTCTTCCTTAAGAGACTTGTTGCTGTCTCTTAGGGCAATAGCGATCTTCTCCCAGTCTTTTGCCTCAGCAGCGACTAGGTTAACCTCTTCGGCAAGAAGAGCAACTCCGGCCTTGATAGCATCAGGGCTAGTAGCTCCAAAAGCGGAAAGGGTCTCGCTTGTTTCACGAAGCATGGTCTCGATCTTGAGCTTCTCAGCTAAGATCTCGGTCTCAACCTTTTCTCTAAGATCAGGAGCAATTCCTTCCTCAAAGGCGTCGAGGATCTCTGTGAGTTCTACAAGACGAACCTGAGGGTCGGCTAACTTAGAAGCGTCGTTCAAGAGAGACTCAACGTCTCTTCGGAACTTCTTCTCCTCGATCTTGCTAATAGCAGGTTTAGTTTGTTCAGACATTCGGTGTTTTTCCTCCACCCGAGAAAGGGTTTCTAGAGAATTAGTAGAATTTTCTTTAACAGGTTTCTGAGACGAGTACTCTACATTCAAGTTGTTGTCAGAAGCACCATAAACACCTTGAGAAGGGTTTAGAACTAGGTCTGCAACACGCTCGATGATGTAGGACTCTGGATCAACGGTCTCACCGTCATAACCAAGCTCTCCAAAACCTGAAGAGCTGAATCCAACACGTCCACCAACGTCAATGATCTCTTGTGCAAGTCTTCCGTAAGGACCAACAAAAACACCCACACCCCAAACTAGGTTAGTTTTTGGGTCGATCTCCATGTCCAACCAAACGATAGATGAGTTCTTGAACTCTCCATCAGAATCGTCAGATGGGTGGTCAGCAAGACCTGAGAGTCCTTTCCAACGATCTTCTTGATCATGAATAACTCTTTCCCAAAGTTTCTTTGGGTATCGGCGCTTGTTGATGTTTAGGTTGTCGTACTTTGAGACTGGAAACTTGTAAAGGTTCCTGTTTTCAGGAAGTGTTACTTTTAGAGCTTCTCGTAATCTAGAGATAAGTTCTACTGAAGTACCTGATTCCTCAAGGTCTTTGAAAGCCTTTTCAACAAGTCTAGTCGTAGCCTCTTGATATTTGGTAGATTCAGTAAGTCTCTTGACGGTCTCAGGAATGTGATACTTTTCTTGGAGAGCTTCGGTCAAAGGAATTCTTTCGAATTGACCTTGTTGCATGGTGAAGGATTCTCTAAATCTCTGAAGTTGTCCCATAATGATTCCTTATTCTTAGTTAGTGCTTTGAAAAAAGAAAACCTCCACCCTAGGGTGGAGGTTTTAACATCAGACTAACGATTGATTAACCGAGAAGTCCCTTCTTAAGAAGAGCTTGGAAGTCAACCTTGCTCTCAGTCATCTTAAGAACGTGGCGATCTGCCCAGTTCTCAGGATCCAACTGACCATCTTCACGAAGAGCGGTTCCCTCAGGAGCGTCTGCGGATTGGTTGTGGATCTGAAGTTCCTTGGTAGAACCAGAGACCTTCAAGGTGCCAGGCTTCCAGACATGACCAGGCTTGAGAGTGTTCTTACCGGGGGTAAAGGAACCTGTCTCGTTGCCTCTCTTAGTTCCTGCGGTTGGAAGAACTTCAGAGCGGTCGGTGTACTTTGGAGCGGTAGGGTAAGGGTAAGAAGGGTTGATCTCAAGAGCCTGAACGAGGTCATCAGTTGCTTCTTGATCATTGAAAGACTCTGCCATGACCTTAGCACGAAGCTCTTGAAGAGCAGCTCTGCGCTTTGCAGCCTTTTCCTGAAGAGCGGCGATCTCGTCATCTTCAGTGGTCTTCTTCTCAGCGAGGCTCTCTGCCTTACGAGCAGCAAGCTTCTCCTTGATAGAGTCGATCTTTCTCTTCCTGATGGACTCAAGAACAGGGTTTACACCAGGTTGTGCCTGAGGAAGAGCTCCGCCTTCTCCATCTGCAGTGGTTGCTGGAACATCAGAACCAGGTTCTGCACCGAGGTTGGTAGCAGGTTCGATACCGGCGAGCTGAGCCAAAGACTCTGCTGCGGTTGCGATGCTCTGAATCTCTGCAACGACTTCTGGAGGAAGCTGAACAGGAGGTTGAGCTGGAGCGTTAGGATCCATGGAAGGTTCTAGACCTGGAACAGCTTGACCTGGGATGGTTCCTGCTGCGTAAGGATCTACACCGGCTCCGAGAACTCCTTCGTTCTCCTTGAACCAGTTCTTCAAGTTCTGAACTCTCTTCTTAAGAAGAAGAGTCTCTTCCTTGAGGTTGCGTCCGGTTTCCTTGGCTGCGGTGTTTCTTGCAACACGATTCTCTTGGAGCTTAGCGGCTCTCCTCTTAGTAATCAAGTTTTCCTTGAAAGCCTTGAGTCTAGCTTGTCGATCAGCATCTCCTGCTGGTGCAGCGGCTTGAGCAGCCTTCTTCTCAGCGAGCTTGGTCTGGATCTTTTCTTTGAGAGAAGCGATCTTGTCGTTAGTAGGCTTTGCTGCAGGAGCAGGAGCCTGTGCTGGAGCTCTGCCAGCGGCAGCAGCTTCCTTAAGAGCAGCGGCCTTTGCGCGCTCCTTAAATTCTTTTACGTTGAAACTCATTAGTTTCCCTTGTGTCTTGATCTTTTGCGCTTATAAGATTAGAGGACGATGAAAGTGTATGCAACACCATACGGAGTTGCTTGGTTTTTGCTCAACATATAAGGGTCGAGACGTTTGGCCAGCACCATTGGCCTCTTCATTTAGGTTTGGCATATTCGGCATATTTTCCAAGATTTCTTAAGGACTAAAGCGCTTACCTTAAGATGTTCAATTAGTGTCAAATGATCAAAAAGTGCTTAGTCTTCTTCGATCAGTCTTTGGACCTTTTTGGCCTCGTCGATGGCTGTCTTATAGATCTTTCTGACCTCAAGTTCAAGAAAAGACATGGCTTTCTCTATGATCAATGAGATCTCTCCGTAAGTCATGATCCTTGTTCTTGAGTAGAAGTCGCCTTGAGGCCCTCTGTGAAAGATCTCCTGTTGAAACTCTTCGGTCACAGCTTGGTAGATCTTTCCTCGTTGAAGAGCTACCTTATGCGACAGGAAACTTTCAACCTCTTCATCAGCTATGGTCTCGAAGCCATTGTTCTCGATATCATCAAAGAGTTGGGTCAAGACCCTTGTTCCAAGAGCAGAGAAAAAGGAGTTCCAGTCTTTTGCTTCTTCCCACGAGAAGAGATACTTGGATGGAACCCCAACCTCAAGAGCTCGTCTGTAAAACTCAGAGTTCAACAAAGTACTATAAGAGTTTCCAAAATCTCTTGTGGTCTTTCTTAGCTTGTCGTATAGGTCTTTCTTGTTCTTCCAGTAGATGTTCTTAGGATCTGTTGGACCAGAAGCTGTTTTCTTATCCTTGTCTTTTTTCGAGATAACACCTAACAAGATGAGTAGAACTATACCCCAAAAACTCGCGAGAATGATGGTTTGAAAGGCTGGACTAGAATTGTAAAGGGCACTGAACCCATTCCAGATAGAGGTGAGAGCCGAGTTAACGTCGGTGTTGGTTGTGGTGGCTGCTGTGACGACAGGTTCTGTTATTTCTAAAAGGGTCATTTCTTCTTTTCATCTTCGTCTTTCGAGAGCTCCTTCATCCCTTTCATCAACTCAAAGAACTTGAAAGGTTTGTTAAGGAAGGTTAAGAAGAGCATATCTCCAATTAGACCTACGAGCACAGCAACAAAAGCTATGGCAAACTCATCCTTAACTTGAGGGAACATCAAGCTCTTTCCGAAAAAAAGAAGAAGGCCTAGAACAAAACTAAGAACCATCTTGTGGCGCCAGTGTTTCTTTCTGCTAGACTTTAGAAAAAAGTCTCGAATGACAATTCCAGCCAAGGTGAACATAACGCACAAAAAACTCTGTAGGAAACTATCAAGATTTATCATACTGCTCACCTCAAGCAAAAATTAGTTATTCGTCAGATGAGCGAAGCTTGTCTTCTAGCGTACCTTCCAAAGAGTAAACTGCACCAAAACAGATGAAGAAAACAACCGCGATGATGAAACTGAAGATCTGTTCCATGAAGATATCAAAGTCATAATGATCTTTGATCGTCGCGATGTCAGTTTCAAAGTTGTTGTATGCGTAGAGGTGTGCGTCGACAGCTTTAAACTGATCTACCAAATTAAATCCAGAAACGATAACGATCTGATGAACTCTAGCCTCTCTGAGACCTCGGTTTGAGACCGTTCTGACTCCGACCAAGTCTTGATCTTGATCGATATATTGTGGAACCAAGAACTCATAACTTGCTAGAGTGTCCAGGGTTCCATACTTTACAAACTTTTCTCTTAAGTTCTTAAGAGTGAAGTCTTCAACTACATACTCAGGTTTGGCTGGCTTCAAGAAGCTCCAACCAATGATGTGATCTAATCTACCTTCTGATGCAAGAGTAGGATCTTGATCAAGAATCCTTGCAACAGCTTTCTTAGCAAGCTCTGGAACAGCATGAAGCTTGTACTCTTCGTCAAAGCTTCTTGTTCTTCCGGCTGCAGAACAGTTAACACTCAAGTCAGAGATGATACCAACACCAGACATAGCAGACCATGGATCGTTGTTGTCGTTCTCGATGTTGTTCAACCACTGTCCCCTGAAGTTATCAGCGATAGCGTTGGTAACTGGGTTGTTGTTCTGGTTAAGGTTGGTCAAGTCGTAGGCCAAACTTTTTCCAGGGTGGTCTCTGTAGTAAGAAACAATGTCCTTTCTGATGTTCAACGTAAGTTCCTTGGAGAACTTGTCAGCGTCTCTTAACTCTTCAGCTAAGACACCAGAAACGTAGTTGAATTGAAGGTTTCTAAGTTTAAGGATAGAATCCTCTTCTTGAGCCTTCAAGGACACAGTTTTAGCATAGAAGACTGTGAACAGAATGAGAATGAATCCAAGCACGGCGGTTCCTGCTGTAAAGAACCTTCGGGTCCAACGATTTGGACCTACCTTTTTGCTGTCAGACACGGTTTTTAACCTCTAAAATGGGGTAAAATAATTAGTGTACAGCTTGGAGCTAGTAAACAGATTGAATTTTTTTATTGAATAAATAACTATTCAATGTGGCGCTACTAAGTGATTATGAATGTAGAACGAGAACCAATAAATTTGGTCAATCCGCATCCTACTTTATTGGATGCACTTCCTTCCGCCCCTCTGTCTTCCATTGATCCTAGTGTCTTGAAAGAACTAGACTTCATGCTCAAGGATCTCCTTGCTGGAGACACATCGCTACTTGAACGACCAGAGGTAAAAGGCATCAGCCTTCCTCAGATCAAAGCTGCTCTTGATTTCATCTTGACAGACCCTCACATGTCCAACGCTGAGAAGCAGGATCTTCTCTCCAACAGCTGGAGGGTTAACTTCAGAGATAAACCACCAACGCCTGAAGAGTTCTTGACATCACGATACCTAGGAGAGACTGCTAACACGATCTATCCTTGGGTTAGAAAAGCTTTCATTGAGTTCCTTGATCCTCTCAAGCCTTACAGAACTTTGGTTCTGAACCCTTACATTGGTTTCGGTAAGTCCTTCATGGTAGTTCTAGTCAACCTCTTCTTGGGGATGAACTTCTCCATGATGAGAGCTCCTTGGAGATACCTAGGCCATTCTCCAGCTACCGTTTACACCCAAGTTTACGCAGCAACCTCTTTGAAGAAGTCTTCTGAGTTGCTTCTTGAACCAATGCTCAACATGCTCCAAGCCTCAGAGTTCTTTGAGAAGGTTCACTCAAAAGATGCCATGCTTGAAAGGGACCGAGACTTCTCAAGAATGGGAAACATCGATAAGATCTACTGGACAACGGCAGTTCCAACCTCTGCTCTTCAGTTCTCTGGCGGTGCCAACTTCAAGTTGATCTCAAACCCTAACGGACTCTTGGGACAGACTATCGCCGTTGGAAACATGACCGAGTTGAGCTTCTTCTCTGATGCCGGAAAGTCTGACGACTTCGTCTTCAAGTTCTTCACCAAGCTCAGATCTCGTATTGAGTCTCGTATGAAGAGCAACTACTTTGGTAGGTTCGTTCTAGACTCCTCTCCTAACTCCCTTGAGAATCCAATCGATGATTGGATCGTCAATGATGCTCCTAAGAACCCTGAGAACTACATCGTCCGAGGTTCTCGTTGGCACTTCAACAAAAGAGACTTTCCTGAAGACACCTTTGATGAAAAGGGAGAAGTAAAAGACGACAAGGCCTTCTTCGTGTTCATCGGAGGTAAAGGTAAACCACCTATCGTTATTGACAGAGCCTCAGTTCCTGAGTACATGCCTGACGTCATCAAGGTTCCTAAGATCCTTCAAGAGAAGGACGGAGCTAGAAAGGACTATCAAGCTACCTTTGAAGAAAACCTCTTTGAGGCTCTAAAGGACCAAGCTGGTATCCCAGCTGGTTCATCTGATAAGATCTTCTACGACGGAAGTGTGGTGGATAGGGTGTTCGTTCCAAAACTTAGATCCTTCTACAAACACTTGACCGCTCCTTCTATGGATGCTCCTGAGAAGTTGATCTGGAATCAAGTGAAAGACATCTTCTTCATCAGAAGTTTGGATAGATATCGATTTTGGAGAAACCCTCACCTTCCTCGTGTGGTTTCTGTTGACCAATCCATCTCTGGAGACGTTGCAGCTATTGGAGTCTCTCATGTTGAGAAACAGATGAAGACCATTCGAGCTGGAGCAGAGGTTTCAGGTGGAGATCTGTACGAGAACGTGTACATCAACGACATGTTGATCATGATCACGCCTGCTGGTGGACGTATCAACTTGGACGCCATCAGATGTTTCATCACAGACTTGATCGATGAGGGAATGTTGACCATCAGCAAAGTCTCTTTCGACCGGTTCCAATCTGAACCCGCTGTACAAAGTCTTCTTCGTCGCGGTCTTGAGGTTGAGTTTCTCTCAGTAGACAAGACCATTGAGCCTTACATTGGTTTTGTCGGTCTAGTTGAGACGGGTCGGTTCAAGATGGGACACAACATCCACGCCAAGAACAACATGAGAAGTCTTCAGATGGTTAAGAGAAAAGATGCCACAGGACACAAGACTGGTACGATGAAGATCGACCACACGAACGGCGACTTGGTCTACGAAGGTGACGAGAACTGGTTGACCAGCATGATTGGCATCCATGCAAAAGACGGTGCAGACGTTCTAGCTGCCAACTGTGAGCTCTTACGAAAGTATGAGTTCTTGGGGCACGAGATCTTTGACCCTGACAAGATCGTTGAAAAGACGGCAGAACAAGCCAAGATCGATACCATGAAAAGATTACAAACCATGGGTCTTCGAAGACCATAAATGAAAAAGGTTCCCTTTCGGGAACCTTTTCTTTTACTTGATCGTGAAGACCGTGTCTTTGTTCATGAAGAACGGCGTTCGCATTCCGGAGTTCCACTTGATGTTCAGATCCGACCCTTTGAAACCAGGTCGCTGATCGATCACACCAGAATCTCCGGGGATCTTCACCTGGACAACCTTACCTTCAGAGAAGGCTTTCCGGATGTCCTGTTCGGTCAATGTCTCTTCGGGCATTAACTCCTCCGTGGATTCAATATCTCAACTAAGAGTTCTCTTGTTCAAAAAACTCTTCAAAGTCTGAATCGAAATCATCATCTTCTTCATCAGCTTCTCCACCGTTGTAGATCCTATAAAGTTTCTTCAAGGCTTCTTTATCTTCAGCAGCGAAAGTAAAAGAAGGCCAACCTCCACCTGCACTATGACGTTCAGATAGAATTGTCCAAACTCCTAAGGGAGCAATTTGTGCTAAAAATTCAAAGATGTCTTCAGCTTCGTCATAAGCCATGTCTAAGGTCAATGTGTATTTCACAATGTTTCTCCTATTTTCTCAATTAGTCTGAGTTAGAAGTCCATGTTGACATCGCCAGTTTTGTACTCTTTTGGTCTAGACTCGAAGAAGTTCGTTTCAGTAGGGAGATCATTCTCTGTACTCATCCAAGGGAAAGGATTTTTCATGTTAGGCCAAAGACCTTCTAGACCAATACCTTTCATTCTTCGATTGGCAATGAATCGAATGTAATCCTTAAACGATTCTCGATTAAGACCTAGAAGAGTCTCTGGAATAGTATCGTTTAAGTAAGCATCTTCTAATCTAACCGCGGTTGCAAAAGATGTACTCATTTTTTCTCTAAAAGATGGAGTCCAGATCTCGGGATACTCTTTGATGATGATGTTGATCAGGTCTCGGCCGATAGCAATGTGAACAGATTCGTCTCTTGCAATGTAGTCAATGAAGCTGGATAGTCCTTTCATCTTGTTCTTTCGACGAAGAGAGAACAATTGAGCAAAGTTGGTGAAGAAGAAGGTTCCTTCAAGGATCTGGAAAAACCCGATCATGTCTTGAAGAAGATCTTGCTTACCTTCAATCGTTGTGATATCAAAACCGTCTTTCTCTGTTTGTCCAATCAGATAATTAACAAAATCAATCTTGGCCTTAACAGAAGGCGTGTCCTTGTACTCTTGATAGATGTCGGAGATCTTAATGGAAAGAGACTCAGCGATGGTCAAGAAGGTTTGAGAGTGAAGAGCTTCTTCATAAGCTTGGCGAATCAATGCCATTCTCACGTAACCGTCTTGAATTCTAGGAAGGATAGCAACAGCAACGTTGTCCATGGTAAGAGCTTCACAAACTCCGAAGAACTTAAGGTTCTTCAGAACAAGTTGCTTCTCTTCATCAGTCAACTTTCCAGGAACGTTCCATTGCTCTTGATCGTCTTGAAGAGAGATCTCAGCAACTGTCCAGTTGTTGGCTACACCGTTGGTAAAGTGTTTGAGAAATTGTGGGTATGGATTTCGATGGAGTTCTTTGTTCTCCATCTCATCTCGGATATCTAGAATTCCCATGTTAACCTTCACAAGATTCGCAAGTTGCGTACTCTTGTCCACCTACTCCAACAAGTTCAAAGTCGTCTTCATCTCGTGAAGCCTTCTCAATGACCGAAGAGTTGTAACCTACCACCCACTCTCCATCGATGTCAAATTGAGGAACGGCAGTTTTTCCAGTCGCCTCAATCATCACGTCAAAGTCTTGTTCGTTGTCTTCGACGTTGTGCTCCTCATATGCAATGCCCTTAACTAGCATATCAGTCTTAGCTCGCTTGCAAACAGCGCAGCTATTGGTGGTGTAGATCTTAACCATACCTCTTCTCCTTCCTTTTCCTTTATTCTGTCGAGTTCTCTGCTGATGTGGCGGCCTTGGATCTCAAGTAGTAGAAGGTCTTAACACCTCCCAACCAACCTTGAAGATACACATCATTCAAGACCTTGCCACTGTTTGTGTCCAGGAAGATGTTCCTGGAGTGTGATTGGTCGATCCACTTAGCAAGCACCTTGGCTTGTTCGACCTGTGCCAATGGATCTACCTCAAAAGCATTTCTGTAAAGCTCAAGGATCTTCTCGTCCTTGATTCCAGCTTTTGCTAGATCTCCTCGAGAGTTCTTGATCTTCTGAACTACTTCTTCAACGTCAATTCCCTCTAGTTTAGCTAGATCATCTACAAGATACTCGTTGATGATAGAGAACTTACCGAGCATGTTCTCCTTGGAGTACATGTTGGCATATTGAGCCTCAGTAGCTGGATAAACTCCCAAGTAAAGAGCGGTGGAAGCGTTAGGAGCAGGAGACATAACGTAACCGTTTCTCATGCCCTTCTTTACCTTCTCTCTCAAGACGTCCCAATCCAGACGAGTGGTTGACTCTACGGTCAATGGAAGGTCTCTTGACTCTGAGAGCATGGCCAAGGTGTCAACTGGAAGAATTCCTTGACTCCAAAGACTTCCTTCAAAGTTCTGGTAACTTCCTCTTTCAACAGCAAGAGCCGCAGAAGCATCAATTGCAGCGTAACTCCAAACCTCAGCTACTCGATCAAGAAGATCAACAGCTTCAGGAGAATCAAAAGGAATCTTGTTCTTAAATAGAAGGTCTTGCCATCCCATAACTCCAACACCGATAGAACGGTATCGTTGTGAACCGGCTCTTACACCTTCTGTGGGGTAATAGTTCAAATCATTTGCATTGTCCAAAGCTCGTACCAAGATTCGAACAGCGTGGGTAAGTTTCTCAACATCGAACTGGGTCTCTGGATGAAACATCTCACCGAGGTTAGCAGAAGCCAAGAAACAGTTGAAATACTCTCCTGCTCCCGAGGCATCTGGAAGAACGTTCTGAGCGATCTCTGTACAGAGGTTGCTGGAGTAGATGTTTCCTGAGTTCTGGTTTGGGTTCCTGACGTTCATAGCATCCTTGAACGTGACCCAAGGGTGTCCGGTCTCGAAGAGGCTAAGGAGCTGTTGCTTCCAAAGGTCCTTAGCCTTGATGAACTTGAAGAGCTTGATCTTACCGGCCTTAGCTAGGTTCTCAAGTTCTTTGTAGGCTTGAGAGAAAGCTCTTCCAGAGAGCTCTGTGAGGTCGTAACCGTTGTCAATGGCTTCCTTAGGATCGATGAGCATCCATTGCTCGTCTCTCATAACTCTCTTCATGAACTCATCAGAGATGAAAAGAGCGGTGTTGAGATCGTGGGTTCTCATTCTCTCATCACCAGAGTTTCTGCGAAGCTTGATGAAGTCCTCAGTCTCATAGTGCCAGTTCTCAAGGTAGAAGCACATGGCTCCTCTCTTACGACCTCCTCGATTGACCGAGTTACAGATGGCGTTGTATATCTGAAGGAATGGGATGATTCCGCTGGATTGGATTCTTGTGGACTTAACTGTGCTTCCGATGGCACGAAGCTTGGAAACAGAGGTACCGATTCCATAGCTCCACTTACCAAGATTGAAAGAGTCTTCAGCTGTTCCGAAGATGGACTCCGTGGTATCGGTAACGACTCCACCAGCACAAGAAGACAATTGAGCCTTCTTCAAGCCGGAAGCAAAGAGAGTTGGGGTTGAACTGATGGCTTCATGACGAGAGTAGATCCCGTAAAGATCAAGGACGAAATCATCCACGTCTTCAAGACAAAGACCCATAGCGACGCGCATGAAAAACATCTGTGGAGTTTCTTTGACGAAGCCGTTTTCATCACGAATGAGAAGCTTCTCGTAGATGCTTGTGAGACCAAGGAAGTTGAACCTCTTGTCTTGTTCAAGATCAAGAGCATTGGAGAGTCTGACCAAGTCGAAGCAGTTTCTCATTCTATCGTCAAGAAGAGGAGAGGAGTCAATGAAATGGATGAAAGCGTGCTTGTGAGCAGAGTCTCTTTCTTCATCTGAAGCTGTTCCGCCAAGAACCTCTTTGTAGATCTTCTGAAGGAAGAGTCTAGTGGCAAGCTTGTCATAATCCAAGTGAGTTTCAGCCAATGAAGACGCGGAAAGGATCAGCATCTTCTCTAGGTCAGACGTTGAGATTCCTTCGGCGATGTTCTTGGTGAACTCTTTGAAAATTTTATCTTGATTAACTCCAGATAGTCCCTCAGATCTTATCTTGAGGGTTTTGAGAACCTTGTTCTCATCAAAAGGCTGGTTAGAACCATCTTTTTTGGTGATCAGCATGGTGAACTTTTGCTCCTGTGCACGAGTCTTAATTAGTGTTTTGTGGAGTGCAAAATTCCAAAATTCTAGATTAGATTTTTCTGATTTTGCACAATTTACGGATTCTAATAATATACGAATCTGAAGTACTAATTCACCATTGGCAAGGAGATAGGCACTAATGGGCACAGAGAAAGTTGACGGTGGCTACGAAAATGTTGGAGATAATCCTCCAAAACATCCACACAAATTCCGTTCAAAGAAGAAAGCTGACGCGCAAAGAAAGGCTATGTTTGTACATGGTTTCAAGGCTCATGAAGCACTTAACACCTTAGATTCTCTTCTTTCTAATCTCCTTTCAGAATCACTTGGTTCCGACTCTATGGTGAACCTTATGCAGGCTAGAGGCGGAATGCAACCTAACTTGGACAAAATAGCTATCGAGTCCCTTAAGGATGATCTCGAAGCCTTTAAGTCTCATGAAAGAAAAATTGAAAACATGGACTTTGAGCAAGACGAAGACGATGTAAATGAATGGAATGATGAGTGGAATAACTACATGGCCGACATCATTAGAAACGTTAAAAAAGTTTTCAAGATGATCATAAAAAACAAAACTAAGGTTAAAAACTCTAAGAGTTTGGATCGTTTTGTTAAAAGTTATGTAGAAAGAATTACTAACATGTCTGATGCAGATGAGCTATCTGAAGTAGTTCTTGAAGTCTTAAATGATCCAAAAGACATGATTGAAGATTTTGAACACGAGACTAGATTTGAAGAATCTTCATTTAGACATGAGCATGATGAAATTGTCGATGAAGTTATTGATGACGCAGTTGAACTTCTTTCAGAAGATGACTACAACCAAGACAAAACTAGAAATTGGATCAACAATATGGTGAGCTTAGAAACCATTGTTTCTTTCATTGAAGATGCTAAAAGATGGCACTTAGCAAAAGACCACGCAAGCATTGTTCATTCTGCAGCAACTCTTTTGGCTCAAGACTTCTTGAATGCAGTGAATCCTAATGAGTTTTTGAATGAAGATTTTGAAGAATCCACAAAAGGAACAAACATGAACGATAAAAGACTTCAAGAAAAGATCACCCAAAACCTTGTCTCTAAATTAAAGGCAACCCCAAAGAGTGGTGAAGAACACGGCTTCCTCCAGACCATTATGGACATTTGTTACGAAGATTGGCAAGACAACGGTCCTGCTAAAGACAAGAGTTGGGGAGAGTTCATTGAGTACATTCTACATACCTATGGAGATGAAGCAGCAATTGTTGTGTTCTTTGGAGCTGCTAACTACCAGATCGGTAATGGTGGAATCATGCAGTATCTTGATAACGGGTATGCCTCTGAGAAACGAGGATACTTTAGCAACAACTCTTATGACACAGATCTTCAAGACCAGATGTTAGAACTAGCTTCTAGAGAAGGTATCTTTAAGACCGATACTGGAGTAAAGGTTTTCACTATTTTTGAAAGTATTGCTGATGTTGTTCAAGGTGTTCATGAAGAATGTTACTCTTGCCACAACAAAAGATATGTAAAGTGTCCAGAATGCGATGGTGAAGGAACAGTTGAAGACGAGGACGAAGATGGAAACATCGATCAAGTCGACTGTGAAGAATGCCACGGTGAAGGAACTGCTCCTTGCTATGATTGTAACGAAGAAGGTCAATTAGAAGAAGACGCCAAAGAAGGTGAGCTAGATCACAAATGGTTAGATCGCCTTGACAACATGTACTACGAGATCGATGACGCTTGGCTCAAGGAACTTGATCAGTATGCTTTCAAAGCATACAAGGACGAGTTCGAAGGTCAAGGACTCTTAGGAAAGGCTGGAGCTTACAAGTAATGAAAGGCTTTAAGGAATCTACGATCGCTGAGTTCCTGAAAGACGTCAACTTTCTTCCTCCTACAGGAGAGAACGTTGATGAGTTTGCTCAGCGATACTTTGTAGATCGACCATCTCAGATCCCAGGATCTCCTCAAAATTCCTCACAAGGAACTACCAGCGAAGAGTTTGGTATGATCCAAGAGAACCCTCTCGTGAGTGCTCTCAAGGGTCTACAGACAGCTTTTGACTCTGACGCAGCTGACCTTTCATTTTGGGCCAATTACTTCCTCTTCACACCTGAAGGTGCAAAGTTAGGACCAGAGTTTGGTGGAGATGGGGTGAATGATCGTAGTGCTCAATTAAACGTTGTCTATCCCAAGAAGAACTTGGAAGACGTTCAATCTGCTAGTGAAAATCTCGCCAATGTCGTTGGTTCTCCTGTGGCTCCGTACCCTAAGCACGAACCTCAGTTGCCTTTTTTGGTACTAAATCAATCTACCTTCTTTGAAGGTGTTGAGTACCCAGCTGGAACCAAGATCTTTTACGAGGTAAAGTAATGACAGTCAATGCCAAGGAGCTTCTTGCTCAACTTAAGACAGAGTTCAACCAACATCACGGAAATGTTGTCAGCAACTTAGAGCTTGTCTCTAAGCTTCTTCCTGTGTACAATGAAGCAGTTCAGGACCTTCTTGATTCTGAGACCAAGTATGCAGAGTTGACCTACAAGTACTCAAAACCTGCCAACGTTGGCACTGCTCACCTTGGATTGCCTGGATTGATGTACACTCCAAGCATGGACATCAATGGTGTCAAGACAGACACCGCTAATCTTGAGAGCCTTGGTTCTGTCATCAAGGAACTTCAAGAACAAAAAACTGTGTTGACAGACCAAGTCAATCGATGCCTCAGAATCATCGTTGATTCTTTCCAACACCAAGTTGATTCTGAAGAACAACTCTTCTTACTCATGGAAGAAGGACTCCGACTCACCAGCAAAGAAGGTTCGATCGGAGCCACTATCGTTCCTATCAACTTCGCTCGTTAATTCTTCTTCAGGATGATCTTGTTGTAGTGAGTTTCAGTCAACGGGATCAACCAGATCTCCTTGCCATGATTCTCCACAGCAAAACCCATCTCTTCCACGACCAAGATGTCATTCTTGACCTTGTAGCTTGACGGGATCGTGTTTCCTTTCAACTGAACATTGACCTTGTTCTCTTTTTCGAAAGAAACAACTCCTTCCACCGTGTGGTCAGGATAGACGATCTGTTCTTGAAAGTGGCCGTTACCAAGAGCGATGAGCAAAAGAAGGGTCTTCATTTTCGTCTCCTAATCTCAATATCTCAGAAGATAAAAAATCCTCCTGGGTGTCTAAACTGTTTCCCAGGAGGCAACTTAATCAAGGTCTCTACTAAAGGCGTAGCAGACCTTTACTTTTTAGGCTGCGAAGTTCGAGATCCACTTAAGGATGCTTCGAATGTTTCCAAAGCCGGTGTTCTTGGCACCCCACTCGATGATCTTTTCGGCACTGGAGTCCGTAAGACCGGTAGAGAGCTTGAACTGCTTGACTAGACCGATGAGGAACTCGTTCTTCTGGCGATCGGTGATACCGTAGCCAAAGAGAGCCGTGTTGACCTCAAGATCGGCGATCTTGATCTTGAACGCTTCTGCGTAAGCCTTCTTGAGTTCCTCGACAGTGTCTCGGATCCAATTGATAGGCTTGGCGCTGTAGGTCCAAGAGGTAAGAACCTCGCCCTCGTTGTTGGGGATCTCGTCGATGACGTTGTACCCACAGGTGCGCATCTTCTGGTTGCTGTAGTCGGTAGGAACCGCCACAACATCTCTCGGATTGACCTTGACAACAACCACACGATCGAGCTCGCTGTCACCGTAGTGAGTGAGGTAGTTGTACGAGCACACGTGAAGTCCGGTAGAACAGGTGTTGTTGGGGTTCTCGTCAACCAGGTTTCGATCCATGGTCACTTCCTTTCCTGGAGTGTTGTCCAGGTGGATGCCTTCAGGCGTGGCGCGAATCGAACCGTAGTCCGGACGAACCTTCTTGTAGGCGAGGAAGAAACCGTCAGTGGTCAAAGGAAGATCACAGGCTTCCAAGAAGCCATAGAGACCTTCGACAGCGGTCCTTGAAGGGTTCTGGAAAAGATTTCCCAGAAATGCGGTGAGGATCTCGAGGGTCTTGGCGTTGTCGGGCTTAGCCGAAACTTCCTTGACCAACTTGAGGATCCTGCTCGTGAGCTTGGGACTCAGGCCGCGGGCCTTGTAGGTAACGACATCGTCGTCTCCTACCTTGAGCTCTCCCTTCGACCATAGGTCGACGCTCTTCTTCAGGTCAGCGAGTTCGCGAACCTGTTCCTCGGTCGTCTTATCGTCGGCCAAGGCATTGATGACCGCCTGGAAGTTCTCATGGGTCTTCGAGACAATGAGTGTGTCATTGCCAAGATAGATTGAGACTCCCTTCGGGGTCTGCACAAATCGAATCATATTGGTGTGCTCCTCCTAATTCACTTAGTAATATACGTTTCGCTCCTAAGGCGAAAACAAAGTTTACAAAGTCAAAGTATCTAATTGATCCTTCTTGGATCTGATGTAAGCAGCGATGTCTTGAGCAACAGAAATGCTCACACTGTAAAGTGTTCTGGAAGCTACATGAAGCAAGGGAAGAATGTTTTCCAATTGTTCAAGGATCTTGGGCTGATAATCCTCAGGAAGCTTCAGGTTTGAGTTATTCAAGATCATGGTCAGGCCATGGATGTTGTTGTTTCTTTTGGTGATCTGAGAATCATCCATGTTCTTGATGGCCATCAAGATGGGGTGAGAGTTAGCAACGACCAAGTTTTCAAAAACCATCTTACCAATCCAAGAATTTCGGATGGTACTATTTCTAGATTCACCATAAGCGATCTCAAGAACCTTGTAAACACTGTCATAGTGTTTGTTAACCCATTCAGTGTAAGTCAGAACTTTAGGATTCTTGACAGGATTTTTGGCATCCTTTTCAATCTCCAAGGTGGTTCTACGAGTGAAGATCGTCTTCAATTTCGTGACATGAGCAACATCCCGAAACATGTTGTTCATACCGCTGAAGTCACCAAGTTTCCAAGTCGTGTTTCCAACCACCATTCTGCGAGTGGTAGTATTCCACTCAAGAACTACGATCTCATCTGCATCGTCGATGACAGCCTGTTCAATTGGACTTCCCCAAACGTCAACTGAAGGTTTGTCCTTTCCACCCTTGATCCTCTTGACGTAAGTAGTCTTAAGAGGCTTAGGAAGGTCAGAACCTTTGATCGTAGGAGGGTTTCCCATCTCGTCAAAGACGGTCTGGTCGCCGTTAACAACTGTGATGATGTTCTCGACCCCAGGATTCTGGGCGAGGTAAGCACGAAGACTTCCTCTAAGAGGAACTGGAAGAGTCTTCGGAGGTTTCTTGTTTCCCTTGACTAAGAAGTCAACGGTTAAGTCCATTACCACGGTTTCTGAACCAGGATAAACAGAGAACGCGTTCACATTTCGTCCAAGTTGAACAGACCCATCATTTCTGGTCTTTCTGTTGTAGGCCATGACGGAGTTCACAGGTCTCCACTGTTCGCTTGCGTTGAGCATCTTCACACCGATGCCGGTAGAAGAGGTGATGAACTTCTCCCTTTCAGGCATGTGAAGAAGAGCTACGATGGCAGGGTGATTTGACTTGGTTCTCTTGTCCCGAAGGAACGAAACCTGTTCCCAAAGAGTCTTAGTCTTAAGATCTTCGTCGAAGATGCTCATCATCTCATCGACTGCGTCTTTGAGAAGACTGTTGACATTGGAGATGGTTTCGGCGTCGTAGTTGAGCTTCTCACGGGAAGGAGCAACGTCACAGGTTCCGATGGGAACATCAAGAACCATCTGATACTGGTTGGAAAGGGTCTTTCGGATAAAGTCATCCTGAATCCGATCTTCAGCGAAAGGATACAAAATCTGTCCCATTCGAACGAATACACAGGAACCTTGGTAAGTTCCATCAGGCATGTTCCAGTTATTGATGCTGAAAAGTTTCCAGTTCTTTGCTTTTCCAGAGTAGAAGTTTTGAAACTTCTGTTCAAAGAAGGCAAGCTTGTCGTGATAGATCTTGGTGTTCACCTCGGGACGCTTATCTTCATCAAAGTGCATGAAGACTCTAACAGCTTTTTCAGCAAAAGTCTCACAATCTGTGGTATCAACAGGGAAGGAAAGTTCCGTTCCAGAAGGCTCATCCGTGGGACCATTCTCCAAAGGAGGAAGAAGATCAGGGACGCCTTCATTGTTGATAACGGCTACGAACTTGACCTTGATCCCATCCTTGATTGACGTGACAGTAAAGGAGTCCGTGTAAGAAAAGGGACTCTTTGAACCGAGTCCCATAGCTCCGATGTAATCATCGGAAGTACTTTTGGTGGATGTAAAATAAGAAGTAAAAACATCATTCACGGTGTTTTCATCCATTCCGATACCGAAGTCTTTGACCGAGAACCAAGGTTCAAAGTTGGTAGGAAGATGGACCTGAAATCTCTTTTCTGTTTGTCCACCGGCAACGTGTGCATCGATAGCATTACAAGAGATCTCCCTGATGATGGCCTTGATCTTGTCTTCATAAAGACCGCTGGACAAAACCTGGAAGGATTTTCTCGATGCCTTGATGGTAAAGTTTCGACCTGACGAAGGCATGTTTGTAATGACGTTGTCGGTGATCACATGGTCTTTCATACGAGTATAGGACTCCTGATAGGTATGACTACAATATCTCATAACTTTTCTTTTTATACTAAAGAATTAAGGAGAAAATTTTGGGATTAGATCAGATCAAGGTCGAGCTCGTAGATCACATGGGCGATGACCTTCGAATTGTCAATTGTGCAAGAGTTTCTTATGGAAAACACTCTGCCTCTTTGACCGAGGGAGACAAGGGTCTCATCAACTACTTGATGAGAAACAGACACACCACTCCTTTTGAGAGTGTGAAATTTACTTTCCGAGTAAAGCTTCCTATCTTTGTAGCTCGTCAGTTGATGAGACACAGGACAAGTTCTTTCAATGAGATCAGCGGACGTTACGTAGATCTTCCTGAGGATTACTTTCTTCCAGACTCGTTCCCTATTCAGTCCGACAAGAATAAGCAAGGGAGAAAAGAAGAGTTCTTAGAAAACTCTGACGAGATGGTTGCAGAGTACAATGAGAACATGGCAGAGTCTTTCTCCTTGTACAAGAAGATGACAGCGATGAACGCTGCTAAGGAATTGTCTAGAATCAACCTTCCTGTCGCAACGATGACAGAGATGATGTGGACAATTGACCTTCATAACTTGCTTCACTTCTTAGGTTTGAGATTGCATCACCATGCTCAGTTGGAGATTCGAGACTTGGCCAAAAAGGTCTTGGAACTCATCAAGCCTATTGTTCCAGTTGCTGTGACTGCTTGGGAAAACGCTGTCTTCTTTGGTGCTCAACTTACTAAAGAAGAGGTAACTTTTATCGTAGAAGAGTATCTGTTAAAAGATAGTCAACTGAAAGAAAAGATTGAGCTAGCTTTTGGAACAAAAGGAACTCTTAGATTTAAGGAACTTTTCCCAGCATTGGAAGAGAAACTCTCATAAAATAAAATGAACGCAACACAATCAATCTACAAGATTCCAAACAGCAAAAAGAACAAGTACCACAACAGGCCAAAGAAGCTTCTTCTCAACACCAAGCTTGGCTATGTTCTCTCTGTTATATCTTGGAAGAAGTTTGGGATCGGTGATGTCTTTCTCTACACTGACAAAGAGTCGTTGAGTCAAATCACCGAAGCTGGTCTTTTAGAGCTTTGGGATAAGATTGACTCCGATGTTCTTACAAAGTACAAAAAAGAGTTCACTGGAGATCTTGAATATCCTAACGGGTTATGGGGAGCTCCTAAGATTGAAGCCTGGAGAGATTCTCTTAAGAACAATGGAGAGTCCATTGGTTTGGACACAGACCTTTGGCTTCTCCAAGACTTCGAGACCTCTTTCCTCTTTCCAAAACCACCGTTCTTTCTCCACAAAGACCCTAGAGGAATGTATCCTAGAAAGAATGGAATCCCATTCGGTCCACACTTTCCTATGGATGTGAAGTTAGATTGGTCGGTGAACCCACAAAACACAGCTCTCTTTTATTTCCCTCCTGGTTCAGCTAGAGAACACTTCTTCTATTTGTTCGACTCTTTTGTGAAGGACAACACGGTTGTTTCAAAGGCCAGTTTGACCCAAAAAGAAAGAGACGGTTTAGGTGGTTGGCCTTCTGTTTATGCAGAACAGGGTTTGATGTGTCAAGTCGCTGATCTTCACAATCTTCCGATCACCACTCTCCTTAGTTGGAGAAATGAAGGTCCAGAAGAGTTCAGGGTCACAAAAACTCAATACTTGTTTCACCTTTGGATGAGAAAGGTAGATGTTGAAAAGTGGGAGAGAACGAAGTGGTGGAACCTCGTGAACCGATTTAAGTGGAATCGGTACATGAAGTATTGGGGTAGGTTCCTACTAAGTATCTGTCCAGAAGGACTCAAATTCTTTACAAAAGGGGAAAGACGTGCCATTTTTAGTGGATCTGACACTAGGTTACATAGAGCTTCAGTCTAAAGATGGCCAAGAATTAATCGTAAGTGGATCTGAAAGTTCAAACCTCAGTTTGGATCTATTCAAGACACTTAAGTTAGATTACCCTTCCTCTATTGACTTTCCAGGAGACAAAAGATACGAACAAGCTGTCTTCACATTGCATCCTGGTTCTTTTGATCCAACTTCAGAAATTTGGGTCACCAATGAGAACAAGAAAGTAAAGAAGCCCCTTCTTCTGAATCAAACCGTGTACTCTGCGGTCATACCAATCATCTACCACGATGTCATGTGGTACAAGCAAAAGTACGTTATCACTGTGAAAAAGGGAAAAGATCTCTCCAGATACGGTTTGCTACTAAATCTCTTGAACCCTAAGGACCCTCCGGTTACCAACTTCATTGGTCCTAAGGAATGCTTTGGAGAAAAGTCTTGAGTGAACAAGAAAAAGATATAGATGAAACCTTAGATCCTTCTGAGATCTGGGATGATAACTATGTCGAGGATGTTTTCGGTATTGATACCGATGACTTTTATGATGATGGTGAGGAAGATCACCATCCATATTGATTAGGAGGAACGTATGAGCGAACCCACTGCTACTCCAAAGTTTGGAGAGCAACACAAGCCAGTAGAAGCTCCAGCTCCTAGCAAGCCAGGTCTTACACCTGAGCAGCTAGAAGAAGCTAAGAAGAACTTAGCTGGCAACCAAAAGATCATGGAAGTGTCACCAGGCGTTAACAAAGTCTTGACCAGAATAAGAGGTTAACTTGCGCTATAGTTGTCTTCTTCTCGATGTTTTTAACCTAGCTCACAAACTGTATGACAGAACTGAGACTAGTGAGACCGTAGGACCAAAGGAGATCTATCCAATCTTGGTTGGAAAGATCATCCAAAAGATCAAAGAACTTAAAGAAAAGTTTGGAGATGAAAAGTCCAAGGTTTACCTTCTTTTTGACTACTTCTCGCCTTCCACCTCTGTAAAGAAACCTTTTAAGAACTTCTCTGGAAGAAAACAGATCTATGAGAACTATAAGGGAAATAGAAGATTAGCATCACAAGAGTTCATCAACTCTTTGTCGATTCTTCGTTACTATTTCTTGGCCCAAGATCCTCATTACATCACCATCCAGATTCAGAATAGAGAAGCTGACGATCTTGTTGCTCCAGTGTTCTCTTACTTAGAGAAAGAACAGTCAGCGTTGTTGGTGACAAATGACTCAGATTGGACAAGATACTTGTCTAGTCAAGTTCATTATCTCCCTTACTTAGATGGAGAACCAAAGACTCCTTCAGATTTCTTAGAAGAAAAAGGGTATCTTCCAAGTTTGAACAGCGTGACTTTTTACAAGTCTGTGTTTGGAGATGACGCGGACAACATTCCTCATCTTCTTCCTCATAACACAAACAATGTTGAAGAGTTCAAAGAGTTGATCAAACTTTATGGAAACCCTCTTGCAGAGACTTATCTAGAGATTGCATCTCACAAAGATGCTGATTCTTACAAGATCTTATCTGCAATTAAAAATGATCCAAGTCAATTCCAGATTAACTTGCAACTTGTTGAAGCTCAGCCTATTGGCGAGAAACATTTCTTATCTCGAGTTTGTATTGGTAGAAACTCATCAATTATCACAAACTCTGTCGAGATAGCACTTGGAATTAAACAAGCTCAAAAGTCATTTGTTTTCGGAAGTGTCTCTTCAATGAAAGAATAATCGCGTCTGTTATACTACTTTGAATGGTAACAGACGTCGAAGATATCGTTTTAGCGTTTGATGAAGATGCTTTCACAAAGGTAAATAAAAAGCTGCTGTGCTATGTTAACTCTGGCACAGCAGCAATCTTGTTTGGAGAGTTAATTGGCCTCCACAAGATGAACAAGAATCAGGACCAACTTGAGCCTGATGGTGCTTTTCCTTGTCCAATTAGGCTCTTTCAAAAGCAGTTAGGAATTCCAGCTGCTCGTCAAAAGAGAGCCTTCGAACTCCTTGAAAAGAAAAGTCTAATCAACTCATCCACTCGTGGCTTCCCAGCAGCTCGATACATCAAGATCAACTTTGATACGATGTTAAGTGTCTTTGCTAACGCCAAGCAGGTGGCTCAACTTGAAGCTTACAAGAAAGAGTCCTTCTATGAGAAGATCAACCTTGGAATGGCCATGGCCTTTGAGATGGTTGATCCAGTTCCTACTCTCGATGCACTCTTTGATAAGATGAGAACAGACGCTCGTGGAGTTATCACTCTTCTCTCCCACTCATGGTTGAGTCAGTCTAAGAACCCACTGAAGTGGGATTCTAAGCTCACTGGACAGATCATCAATTGGGTGAGAAACAGAACGACAGGAAAGGTTCTTGACTTTTCTCTAGTCACAAGAACTCTTGACATCGACGTTCTTAAGCACGGTTTCAATTACCATTCTTTTGACAAGTTCATCTCTTCGTTCTTGTCTAACTCAAAGACCACTCCTGAGGTTCACTACTCAGAACAAAAATACGCATACACGGATCTATTATTAAGGAGAATCCATGGCCTCGAATCTTAAGGCAAGCCTAGCAAAAATTAAAAAGAACTACCAGTCTACCATTCGAGACGTTAATGTCTCAGGTGTTGTCAAGAGAATGTTCTTATCTTCACCTAGATTGAACTTCTTGTTCGGTGGTGGTTTTCCTATTGGACGTATCTTCCAGTTTCACGGACCTGAGTCCTCTGGAAAGTCTACTCTCTCTACCTACATCGCAGCTGAGATTCAGAAGCAGCCAGACCACAATGTCATCATCTATGTTGACTTTGAGAGAACCTTTGACAAGGATTTTGCTGTTAAGTTAGGTCTTGATATCAGTGAAGACAAGTTCGTCTTCATTCGTCCTGAAAATGGAGAGGAGGGTTTCGCAGTTGTTGAAGAGATCTTAAAAGCCAACCCTAACGACATTGGTTTGATCATCTGGGACAGTGCTTCTACCACTCCTTCTGCAGCAGTTATGGCAGCAGAGTTTGGAAAAGCTGACTTCGGCGGAACGGCACGTCTGTTCGCAGCTGGACTTAAGAAATTCAACCCTATTCTGGAACGATACGACGTTGGAATGATCATCGTCAGCCAGGAACGTGAGAACCAGAGTTTTGGACCAGGACCAGACTTCAGAGTTGCTGATGGAAAGGCCATCAAGTTCTACGCTTCAGTTAGAAACCGAATCACCAAGATCGATACCATCAAGGACAAGGGTGAGATCGTTGGTATCGTCATTCGTGTTCGAAACGGTAAGAACAAAGCAGGCATTCCATTCCGAGATGCTGAACTCAACTTGAACTTCAAAACTGGTTTTGATGTCGACAGTGAGTACATTGACTTTGTTACTCAGTTAGGAGTCATCACTCGTGCAGGTGCTTGGTACAAGTCTGAGAAGTACGGATTCAACCTAAATGGACTTGAGAAGGTTCAAGATTGGCTCAATGCTCACCCAGCAGAGTACAAAGAGATCAAGGATCAAATCAACCAGATGTTGATGGGAACCACGATTCTTGACGTTGAGGGAGCTACTGGTTACGATGACGAGGATGAAACACTTCCTCCTGAGATCAACCCTGAAGAAGTTCTAAGTGATGCTTCATCTGAAGACTAACTAGATCTTATATTAATCAAATGGCTAACATAGTACGAACAACTCTATCAAATGATTCTGTAAAAGCTATCGTCCTCAAGAACAAGCTTTTCAGTTACCTCATGTCATCCTTTTCTAAATCTTACCTCGTTCTACAGGACACCTCCCTCAAGGTTTACTTGAAGGGAGTGAAGTCCATGTTCTCCTATGAGATCCCTCTCAAGGAAAAGGTAGAGACTCCTTTCGCTGTATTGTGTGACATCTCTAAGTTTGTCAACGCAGCAAAGAAGACCGCAGGACAAGGCGACCTTCAAATGATCTATACCTTCACTCCTACCACCCTGAGACTTCAGGGTGCTGTGGATGATAGGATCACCTTGAGTGTCAACAACATTGAACTCACCAATCCAGATCTAGTGGAGTTGATGTCATTCTATGACAACAGATCTCCTGCGATCAAGGACAAGGGTGTTCAGCTTCAACTCTCTCCTGAGTTCATGACCTTCTCTAAGAAAGCCATGTCTTTCATGGGGGTGAACATCAAGAACAACTCGATCGCTGTTTATCCGGATCACTTGATTTACGCTGACAGAACGATCATCTACAGAGAGAACGGGACAGCTAACTATGGAAACTCCAAGTTGGATTTCTTTTCTCTACATAAGAACGTTCTCAGTCTTTTCGAGTTTCTAGAGCAGACAGACGTTGTCTACTATGACGAAGCTACTAGAACAGTTTGTTGGGAACACCCTTATGTGAAGAACTTCAGGTTCATTATCATGGTGGAAACCTGTAACATCTCAATCCCTAGTGACTCAGACCTTGAAGCAATCACACCTGATGCTCTTAGACGAACCAGACTAGGTATCAAGGTTTCTAAGCTCAAGGAAGCTATTGAGTTCTTCTCAGGCATGTACGAGGCTAGCATCTGGAAGCCAATCACGTTTGAGTGGACCGATCAAAAGATCTTGAACCTCAAGTATCAACATCCTACCACAGACATCAACAAGGTTCTTGATGTAGAAGAGATCATTGAACAGACTCAACCAGAGATTGAGAACGCAGAGTTCATCCTCATCAGTGATGCACTCAAGACAACTATTGAACCACTCAGCGATGATGACCAAGTCACTCTTGAGTTTAACGATGCAAAACCAGATGAACAGAACGGAGCGGGTGTTAGATTCTATCTTGAGAACTCTTCAGGACAAAGAGACCTTGACGTTGTGTTTGCAAAGTTGACGGAGTAAAGATGGCAGCTAAGCCTAAGACTGAAGTTGATCTAGAAAATCTCCAAACCATCTATCTCAAAACCAAGGATCCTGATGCCTGGAAGAAGATGTATGAGGTCTTGATCTTGTACGCAAGATCTTTGGCTTTGAAGATGACGAAGAACAGGAAATTTCTTGATCCTGACCACGTTCAGGCTGTCGCTATCGATGCTGCCAGCAAGTTCATGTCTAGGTATCTAGAACAGGATGACTTCATCGTCACAGCATCATTTGGTGGTCTGTTAAAGTGGAAGGTTCTTGAGACTCTTTACAGCAGTAAGCAACGAAATGTGGATAGCGAACTATCACTCAATGCAGCTCTTGGAGATGGCACAGACCATAGCACAGAGTTAGGCGAGTTGACAGAGCGGTTCCATTTGAGTGCTGTGAACTCTCACAATGAGAGTTACGAACCTGAGTTTGATCACAACTCAGAACAAGACTTCTTTCAAGTGGTTCAAAAGACCTTGAAGGACTTTGACGAGATCGCTCCTTATCATCTAAGGATGATAGCTAGACCTTACATCTTGATGTACATCAGAAAGCCTAGACTCAAGAATTGGAAAGAGTCTTTTGAGAAAGTGTATACTTTGGGGATCAAAGAGATCAAAGCTCTAGAGTCTCTAGTTGAAGAGATCTCCAACAGATTCAAGCTTTAAAGGTCAAGCTTAGAGTAGAGTGATTGAAACTCTGGAGCAAGAACAATAGCAGCAACATCGAATACGTGTTTTCCGCCATCTGGAGAGATGGTGGTATCTTGAGAGGGAGCTTTGTCTTCCTCTTTTTTATTCTTGTCCTTGTCCTTATCTTTTTCGTCGTTAGGACCCAATCCAACCAATCTACCAATGTTCTGAGCAGCAGTAACAGCGTTCTTGATACCAATGGCATCAGACACTTCATCCACAACAGCTTTGTCTTCAGCAGAAAGAAGGTTCTTGAAGTAAGCAAGGTTCTTACCAGATCTTGGGTTAGCTTTGAGGTCAATGAGGTTGTTGGCGTAAGACCAATATCCTAAGAACAACTTAACAGCAAGTTTCTGCTTCTCATCGATCTTAACAGCCTTACCTTTGGTAGCTGTGTCTCTGATCTTCTTGGCCTCTTCTGGTTTCTTTCCAGTGATGTTGGCTTGGTCACAGATCTTAACAGCTGCTGGTCCAATGGTCGTGTCTACATTGTCAGAACCGTTGACTTGAGGACCTTGTTGAAGAGCAAACCCTCCAGCTTGAAGAGCCTGAATCAACTTGGCTGCAGCAACTTGGCTACCACCTACATAGATTGGGAAGGCCGCTGGGTTAGCCACCTTCATGGCTGTGAGTATTCCCTGGATGGTTGTGGCTATTGGTTGATCAGTTCCTAGTGGAAACCAATCCTTTTCATCAAAAGCTTTTGACTTTGCTGCGTCTGGATAGAACTCTGGAAGGATGCTGAATCTGAAGTCTGCTCCAAGGGTGTTAGCCTCAGGAGGCATCAAGACCTTAAGAAGTTTGGTTCCTTGTGCTAGTTTCAAACCAGAGAAAGAACTGATGACATTCTTAAAACCCTTCAATGGAGGGTTGGCGTTCATAGCAAACAGAGTTAGAGATGCTGGACTGTTGGCAGGAGCTGGTTGAGGCTGTGGCTGAGCAGCTTGCTGAGTTCCAGGTTGTTGAGCCTGAGCAGGGTCTGCTTCTCTCATGTGAACTCTTGGTCCAACCTCTTCTACAAACCTGATGGACTCGAACATCCTATCATAGGATCTGTAAATGGTTTGTTCCTGAAGATCAATGTCATTCTCAGGAGACAAGACAATGAGGTGCTCATATCCTTCTTTGAAGGCATGAGACACCAATGAGTTTAGGTCTCCATTCACCAGAACGTCGTACAAGGTCTTTTCTTTCCACCAGTTAAGTTGCTTAACTAGGAAAGGATTAGACTTGTACCTGACGTCTGTGACGAGGATGGCACCGTTTTCTTGCATGGAATTAGCGCCTTTTTGGTCTTGCGTCACCCTTAAGAGCTGGGAAGATAACTCTGATGATAAATGGGAGGGTCATCTTCTTCTCAAGAGCTTCAAGAGTTAATCCTTCTTGGTAGCCTTGAGTAGACATGAACAACCAGGTATCAACCAAGTCAATAAAGAGTCGGAAGGTAATGCTGACCTTGATGTCCGGAGCGATAGCTCCTTGAGGAGTTGGAATAGAAGCACCTTCAGCATCTGCCTGAACGGTAGCAGCTAACCACTTGTAAACGTTGGTCTTTGCCCAATCAAGTTCTTCTGGAGTATACTTGTCTTCGTTCTTCAAGAGCTCAGGAAGAACCTCTCGGATTCTTTCCATGATCTCAGTTCTAGAAAGAACAAGCTCATCGACCTTACAACGGTCAATGATGGCTTCTGGAACGTCTGCTCTGCGGAGGTTAGAGATGAAGATGATCCTAGAAAGGAACTTGAAAGTCTCTGGAAGTTCTCCAAAGTCCTCTTCTCCTTCTGCCTCGATGTCTTCGCTCTCTGGTTGTTCTGGGGTTTCTTCTTCCTCATCACCGCCGGCAAGGTCATCTTCGTCCTCGGTGAATCTACGACCATAAAGTCTGTCTTGGAGAAACTTAACACCATCATGACGAGTAGACTCACCAAGAAGACCAAGCTTCTTAGCAACCATTCTTCTCATCGTGCTGGAGATGGAAACTTCAGGATCGTCTGGGTCCATTGCGGCCTTGAGGATGTTGATAACGTCGTCATCAGCTCCGGTAAGGAAGCCGTCACAGTCATCAAGAACGATAACGTGGCCATCTTTCTTCTCATAGAGGAAGGCTAGGATGTCTGATTGTGCTTTACCGATAGAACCGCGTCTCTTGACTAGAGTATCGGAGGTTTGAGCAAGACCTTTCTCAATAGCGGTCTTCAAGGTGAAGGTCTTACCAACACCAGGAGCACCACAGATGAAGGCGTGTCTCTTGATGGACTTTCCTCTAGCACAGTTGTAAGCAGTTGCCCAGATAGAAGAGAACTTTTCAGCAACCGAAGCTTCGGTTCTGAGTTCTTCATCAGTTGCTGTGTCAACTAGGTTCAAAAGGTCAGCAAGAGGACCGGTTGCCTTAGATCTGTCAAACTCAGGTCTCTGAGAAGCTGCTTGAGCTTCTGGAGTCAAGTAACTAGCCATTCCAGAAAGAATGTTCTGTCTCATGACTCTGTAAGAGACGTAAGAAACAGGAGGCTTTCCGTTCTTCTTGGCCCAAGCCAAGTAGTCGTCAAGAGTTCCTTGTGGGTTCATATTAACGAACTCAGCAACAGATTCCTGTTTTGCGGTAGCTTCAACAAGTCTGATGGCGGTGTTCTTAACTCTTTCTTTGTAAGTTTCGGTGGTTTCAGTCTCAGTGTGAGGATGCTCGTGAGCATGCTCAAGGGTATCAAGACCTTCTGAGTCTTCATCGTCTTGTTCAGAGTCATACTCTAAGGCGATGTCGATGGCTTCCTTGAAGGAACCGGATGGTCTCTTGGACCTTACAGCTAGATCGTTCTTTTGCACAATTGCTCCTAGGTTTGAGGCATCAGCTTCGTTAGGGTTTCCCATTCCCGCTACACCTTTGTTAGCAGCCTGAATGGCACTCTGAGGAGTTGAATAGCGGTCAAAGTCTGGAGCTTCAGTTGGGTTGATGTCTCGATACTTGTCCTTTCCTCTGTTCTTCCAGATCTCGCTGGTTTGGGAAGGATGGATGTTCTGAGAACCACCATCAGATGGATACCTGTGTTTGAAAGGAGTTACAAAGCCTTCTTGCTCGCCAGGTTCTGCTGGTAGAAAACCACTATGAGGATAGTTGGGGTCAATTTGCTTAAACTGAGTGGGTTTGACAGGCCAAATGCCGGGCTTCAATTCTGCCATGAAGATCTCCTATCTTTGATAGGATAGTTAGTGGAAAATCCACGATTACGTCTCAAGACGCCAAGTAATCTTTGGCATACCTATGAGGATCAACCGTGATGATCTTAGGATGAAGCTTTCCAACTGCAGCCAAGTTAGCATGGTCATCATCAATGAAAAAAATGGTAGAATATTCAGGAATCATGGCTTCTACGATCTCTGCCTTTTGTTCAGATGGAGACATGTGCTTTAACAGAGGATAGTAGAAAGCACTATTGGTTGCAAAGATCAAGTTTGGATTGACATGACATTCAGAATCATTAAACTTTTGACACAACTCAGTAAGACCTTGGAAGATGACTCCAGGTTCTGTAGACCTATTTGTCAAGATCCCGACATCAATATCTTCGTACTTTCTTGAACACCAATAGGTAAAGAGAGAAAAAGCAGGACCGAACTCACCTTCTGTCAAAGACTCTACACCCATGAACTCTTCATAAGAGACCTCAGCATCTGGGTTCTCTGCTTTGAAATGTCTCCATCTGGTTGTTGGAAGTCTTAAGGTTTCTCCCTTGACTTTAACAAGAACTTGAGATTTAGAGATGACTAAAGTATCATCTACGTCGAACAGGTATAGTCTTCTCAACATTTAGAGCCCACTCTCTTGTCTTTATGATGATTCCCCTAGTAGGGACAATTCCTACGTCGGCGGATAGTTTGCAGTACTTCTTCATACCTGCAAAGGAACAGAACTCACAGATCTTAGAGATGGTAGGTTCTGGTTCCCATTCTCCAGATTCAATGATCTGGATCAACTCTTTCTTCTTTTCTCTGGTTTGATTAAGTTGAACATCCGTGAACTTCACGGCCTTGATCAACTTTGAAACCTCAGGTTCATCAGGGTTTGCAAAGGGGAAGAAGATCGAGATAGAGACTCGTCTAGCGAGTTCGTTCTCTGGGATCCCAAATTGCTTATGAAGAGCCCAGACGTAAAGAAGCATCTGGTCTGCGTAGTACGAGGTAGAAGTAGATTTCTTGGTCTTGTGGTCAAGGATCACAAAGGTTCCATCTGCTTTCTCAAGCAAGATGTCCAATCGACCTGTGAAACTTTTTCCATCCAAGCTGAAGTCAAATGCGATCTCTCTGTGGAACTTTCCACCCGAATCGATGACTGGTTGGATCACAAGATTGTAGAACTCGATGAACCTCTTGACTGGGTTTTTAAGAGAGAACTCTGGAGGAAGAGAGAACTTTGTCTCGATGGCAAGTCTCTCTGCTTCAATCTTCTCTTCGGTCCAATCTGGTGTGTAACGTTCTGCGAAATCGTGGAACGCTGTTCCTTTTTTGGTGACTAAAGCTTGCTGGGAATCATCTGCGTACAAACCTTGATTGTATGAAAGATCATACTTCAACTTGCAGGATTCAAAGGTTCCCAACCTGGACGAGGAATATTTGGTTATTTTTTCTGACATTTTAGGTAAACAGATACTCGTTCAATACGAGTAGGAGCTCATTGGAGTCTTTGATCTTCTTGACTTTAGCAAGAAGACGGGTTGCTGTGGCCTTGTAGATCATGATCTTTGGATCCTCAATGGCCTTGTCTAGAGCTTCTACAACTCTGTCCTTGATCTGTGCCAAAGAGTATCGTTTGTAAGCATTTCCATGAAATGGACCTGAGAAGAGTTCTTGAATGGCTCTCTTGGCCGGATTCTTCTCGAACGATTGATCCATCTCTTCAGATTCTTGGTGTTCTTTCTCAAGAGCCTTGACTGTGGTCTTCATTACTGCTTTACCGCCCTTGTTCTAACCACAGGTTCTTGGATTCTTGTAACTCCAGAAGGTCCTTGGTTATCTTCAAAGAACTTCACAAGATGGAGAATGAACTCGGCATCTCTGAGATAGGGCTTTGAAAGAGGTTCAAGATCCATAAAGGTCTTGACCAAAGCATTTAGGTTTTTGTGTCCAGCAACTCTCTTGGTGTTCTCAGCAAAAGGAGTGTTGTCCTCGTATGGGAGGAAGTCAAGAGTCTTATAGACCTTGGCATCTCCAAGAATTCTGATAGCGATTCCAAAGAACTGGAAGAGGTTCTTGTTCTTGTAGATCTTGGTGAAGACCTCAACATCAAGATCCATCAACTGAAGAAGAACCTCGACAGCCTCTTCATCGTCCACCAATCCCATGTTGTCTCTGATGGACTCAGGTGTGTAGAACTTTCCCTTAAGAGCTTGCTCAAGAGTCTGAAGAGCCTGTCGATAACTACCAGACGAAGTCTGGGCGATGGTAGCAAGACCTTTGATCTTGAACTCTTTTGGAATGTTCTCGTCGTTCCAAAGACCTTCTGATTCCATCATGGTCTTAAGGTAGAGCATGATGTCTTTGACAGGAGCAGGGTTAAAGTTGAAAGGAACTGTTCTTGAGTTGAAGCCTGAACTCTTAGAGAGTTCCATGGACAAGAGGATGAAGTAGATCTTCTCTCTTGGAGCTTCTAGGTACTTGAGCAAAGAGTTCCTTGCTGCGTCTGATAGCTCTTGAATCTCTTCAATGATCATGACCTTGTTTCGATCATAGAAAGGTCCAGTTGCTACGAACTCTGAGATCCTATCTTGAACATCAGACTTTCCGGAGTTTCCTCCGTCGATCATCTGAACGTCACGATCCCAAGTCTCGTTGATAACTGCCTTACACGAGGCACACTCACAACAAGGATCTCCATGATCACCAGGGTTTTGACAGACCAACATTGAAGCGATGATCTTTGCTACGGTAGTTTTTCCTGACCCAAACTGTCCACGGAACAGTAGGGCTTTTGGAAATTTATTGTCTGATAGATAAGTCTTCAGACCTTCGAGACCCCAAAGCTCTGAGAGTTTTGTGGGTCGTTTTGAAATTGTCCAATTTTGCATATAGGTAATATAAAAGAAAAAGGTCGTCTTTCGACGACCTTTATGGTAACAAAGAAAACTTTGTTTAGAGGATGATCTCCCCTTTGAACGGAACCCAACGCTCTTTCATCTTCGTCAGGGTCTCAGAAGGAACTCCATGAACGTTACCGTAGTTGACGTTCAAGTCCTTAGACAGAACTACGACCTTAGCCGAAGCTTTGCTCGCGATCTCCAAGTAAGGATTGATTTCCTTCATCTGAGTGAAGGTGTTGCTCACGATCACGACCTGATGATCTTCAAGAGCCTTGGACACGGATTCTTGACACCATTTGTGAGCGTAGCCCACGGCCTGAGGCGTCCAGTTGTACGAACCGTCAGGCTTGGTGAAGAACATGTCAGCTTCAAAGTGTTCGGCCTTGTGGAAGGCATCTTCACCACTCACAGCGGCTCCGTCGAAGTAGCTCTTCAGCTTCTTAGCCAGAGTGGACTTCCCTGAACCAGGGAGACCACGAATCACGATCAACATGTGGCCGGGTGAGGTCTCCAGCTCTTCGTGAAGAAGAAACTGGAGATGGCTGTCCGACATCGATCCCATTTATGGACCTTCCTTATCTGAAACCTAATCCTCTTTGAGAGGAGTCTCCCAGTACATCGTACTGATGAAGTGGTCCCAGGACTTGTAGTGCTTTCTTGCAGTAAGGGGAACCCCGATCCTGAAAGAAACGTGAGGCATGAAGGGCTGACGAAGCAAAGGCATGTGAGCTTCAGCAGGAGTTCTGCAGTCCTTCCTGGAGTTACACTTGATACAAGCACAGACCAAGTTGGTCCAAGTGCTCTTTCCACCCTGAGCCTGAGGAAGAACGTGGTCCAAGTTGAGTTCCTTGGTCGGCTTCCTCTTTCCACAGTACTGGCAAGTGTATCCGTCTCGCTCGTAGATGTTCCTACGAGAAGGCTGAAGTTTCTTCTGGGACATACGATCGTAGTGAATCGTACGAATGATCCTGGGGATCATCAACTCGATCGAAGGGGTTGAGATGAACTCAGCCTCGTCGAACATCTCCCTGTAAGCTGTCAAATCAGCCCAAGACTTGAAGTCGTAGCTCTCGTAAGCTCCGTGCTCCGTAACAATGACGGCCTCGGCGATCTCGCCCCAGAGCTTAACGAAGGCATCCTTGACAGTGGTGGTATCAATAGGAACGTAGTGCTTGTTCAAGACAAGCACAGGGGTGTTGAGAATGTCTGTCATGTCCTACCTCCGTCATGTTTACGTATCTATAGATAATATCTCATAAAGATTCTCCGTTAAAAACCATTGTTTAGAAGAAAATCGATGGCCTGTTCTACAACAGACCTATCAGTTGGGATGTTGCTGAGGAAATGAGCAGTACCAACTATGGTTTCTGCAGCATCATCGATGTCTCCATCTGTCATAGAGTATAACTCGTCGATGCTTCCTATGTCTCTCACCGCGTCTATAAAAGCTTCGTCGAACTCACCAGAATCCGACTGAATCATCCATTCACCCATAAAGTTCCTTTCTTACTCAGCCTGAGCTTGCCATGCTTTCCATGCAAGAGCGGTTGATATAAGAGCTGGTCCTCCTGCGATCAAAGCTAAGGCCACAGGAACAAGTTCAAAACGAGAACCGATGATAGCTAAGGCTCCTGCCAAAGCTACTCCTGCAACTGATAGAAAAATACCTACGTTCACAGCTTTACGAACCTGAACTCTCATCATGGAGATCACTCCAGGTGAGACCTCATGAGCTTTAGTAGGCTGCTGTGGTGTAGTATTATCGGAATCTGACATAATTTATCTCCTTGTCTCGATCTTTTCATTAAGTTCTTGAACTGCTTTGAGAAGAAGACCAACAGTGTTGGCAAGGTCAAAAGAGTCTTTCTTAGGGCCTGAGATTCTAGTATCATCAGTCCAGTCAGCGATGATACCGACTCTTGGAACCTTCTTCTTGTCTTTTTTGTAATTGAAGGAGACGATCTTAAGATCTGAGATAACAGATAGAGCAGACTCTTCAAATTTCTTGATGTTCTCCTTCAAAGACATCTTAGAAACTGTCTTGAATGCAACAGCGGTGACGTTGTTAGCAAAGACTGCATCTCCACCTACGGCTACTGCGAAGGTAGGAGAACCAACCGGTCCAATGTTAAAGCCACCAGACTCAAAACTCATCTGAGAGGTCCAAGTGATTGGGTTTCCTGCAGTTCCAGAAGGTGCTGTGGAGAATCTCCAAAGAGTAGGGCCAAACTCAATCATTGCTGCTGTCCCTGTGACTACGTACTGAGGGTTATAAGTCGAGGTACCAACAACAACAGTGGTTCCTCTTGTGGCGTTCAAGACTTGAGTGATGTTAGAACCATCGTTCAACAAGGTCTTTAGGGGAGGCGTTGTTCCACCCACTCTCAAGGAGAGTCCCTGTTGGTTTTGGGTGATCATGGAAGGGTCTTGAGGTCCTAACGTTAACCTATTTGGACCGATGGAAGCCGTAGAAAGGTTCTCTGCTGTTGCTCCTATGTTGATATAGGAAAAAGAGATACCACCCAAACTGTCTCTCTCGGCTATGACTTCTGGAGTAGGGGCGTTGGTAGCATCAGTTATGTCTGCTGATGTGTGTTGGTGGCCAAACAATGAGATGTTGACGAATGAACCATCGCCTCCTGCCGTATTTGAGGAAGCTTCCCATAGAAGAGAAGTCGCGTTGAATCTGATAGAGCCTTGTTGTTCAGCCATGAGAAATTAGTGGTTTCGACACTAACTATTCATATGCAGGGAGTCCCTATGAACCACCGTCTCATGATAGGTCAATTGTTAGAAGCTGTTTACACTGACAAAACTTTTCTTACTGAAAAGGAGTTTGTTGGCTTTCTTAGAAAGAAAGATGACAGATTGGTCATCGTTAACGAAAGAGGACAGTTCGTCGATTTTTCTCAAGTCAAAGACTTCGAGATCATTGGAAAAGACCTTCGTGAAGAAGCTCAAGAAAAGATCACCAATCTCCTTGGTATGCTCGATCCCGATAAGATCGAGAATGAAGACGACATGTCCGCTGTCATCACTGGAGCTGTTGAAGCTGTCGGTGACGGTAAAAAGATAGAAGACCCAGAAGACCAAGAGTTCATCAAAGGGCTTGCTGTCCAACTTCTTGGAGAGTGGTTAGAACAATCTCCTCTTCCTAGAATCGAAGAAGCTATCCTAAAGAACAGAGACATGGAGATCGCAGACAAGATCGCAAGACTTGCTTCTTTTTATCTTACCAACGACTTTGGAATCGACCAAGAGAAAGCTTACTTCTGGATCACAAACAGATATTCAGACGAAGATCTTTTCGACATCTTTACCTCAAAGTATGGAAAGACAGAAGACGACTTCATCAGACTCTCAGCTCTAGACGTTGTTGACAAGTCCTACAAGTCTCTTGTCAGCAGATCCACTCCTAAGACACCAGTCGGAAAGGTCGGTTCTTACGAAGCAAGAGCTCTTGGCCGAGAAGACATCACTCCAATCGTTTACAATAACTCCACAGCTGGACATGCTAAGTCTGAGTTCTCTAAGGCGACTGGAGTTCCTTACACCCAAGTTAGAATCAAGAGTCTAAATCCTAAAGAACCTTTGACCGAGTCTGACTCTGCCAAAGATGTAAAGGACGAAGATTGGTATACCGGAGAAGGAGAGAACTTGAACGAGTCTGACGCGAGATCTTTTGGTATCAAACATGCCATCCACATGATGGCTAACAAAGACCTAACAACTGACGATATCATCCAACACTTGATGAAGTACGGTTTTTCAAAGAAAGAAGCCTACGAAGCTTATCGAGATCAGGTCGGTCCTTCTTACCATGGTAGGAAGACCGAGTCTACATCAGAGGTAAAAAAAAATTCTACGATGAACTAGAGACCCAACTTATTGGAACTCTAGTCTCTTTAGGCGATCTCAAGAAGAACGGTTTTGAACTGACCACATACGAAGGTGAGTGGGACCCATTAAGATGGGCTTTCTCCTGTATCAATAGAATCTTTGATGGAAAGTCTTGGTCAGCCGATTTTGTAGAGAAGAATGATGCCAAGTGGCACATCGAGATCACTTTTGAATAAAAAAGGTCCCTTTCGGGACCTTTTTCTTTTTGTGAGATCTAGTTAACTCTGGATCTGAACCTTGAAGGGCTTAGCCTCTTCTCTAAGAGGAAGAGTAACAGTCAAGAGACCATCATCCCACTTAGCAACAGCCTTGGCTACATCATATCTGGAACCAGCCACATCGTAAGAGTAGTCTCCAACGACCTTGGTCTTGATTCCTTGTTTTAGAGAAGCCCATTTGATCTCTCCGGTTACTTCTTCTGAATCCTTAGTTTCAGTATCAGTTTCCTTGGCCTTAATATGAAGGATCAACTTATCAGAATCAAACTCAATCTCGACGTCATGGTCCTTACGGACACCAGCGAGAGCCCAAGTGAAACGAAGTTCCTTCGTGACAGGGTTTAGATCAATGTTGACAGGAGGGAAGTTTGGAGAATCTCTCCATGGAGAGCCTTGGTCCTTCACCACAGTCGTGATGACCTCAATGATCTGAGGATAGAACTTGATGTAAGGCTCGTAGATCCACTTTGTGGGCCACGGATCAACAGGAAAAGAAGGAGGATAATCTCCTACCCAATATCCACTGTTAGAGTTGTTTCCAACAATAGAGTTGTTGAAATCATTAGCTACTGTATCAATAGCTGAAAAAAGATCATCTGTCCACTTAGACAGAGAGTTAAACGTAGGGTTCATATAGAACCTCCTAGTATGGAATAACTAGCCTGGTCAACGACCACGACTTCAAAAGAAGAGTACAACGAAACTTCTTTTGATTTTTTCCTTACTAGTTAGTATACACCTTAGGAGGTCCAATTTTGGGTATTCTAGATTTTTTAAGAGGAAGAAAAACACAAAGTGTTTCTACTCCTCCAAAACCAACTGTTTCAACGCCTGTCGTTAAAACTCCAGTTCCTTCTCAGGAACCTCAATCTGAAGATCATGGAGTTGTTCTTCATAATGTAAAGAGGAGTTCAACTTGGGGAGCTTTCAAGAACAAGTTTTTGAAAGACCATCCAGCTTGTGAAGCTTGTGGAAAGACCGACGCAGTTCAAGTCCACCATGTGTTTCCGTTTGACTACGCTATCAACCTTGGTTTTCCTTCTCTTGAAGAGTGGGCACCAAATTTAATCACTCTCTGCGAAACAGAGTCTGGAAAACCAGAAGAGAACCATCACTTAGCTCTTGGTCACTTGATGAACTTCAAGTGCGCTAACCTTAATGTTCGTCAGGACGTCATCACATACCGGGGACAGACGTTAGAACAGATACAAGAGAGTTCGAACTACCAGAGAGAAGAGAAGGATCGTCTACCTGCGTTCGAGGACTTGACGGAACAGGAGAAGACTGATGCCATCGCTTGGATAAAGGCTCATTACCCAGATTTGCCTGAGTTCCAGAAGACTGGATCTTAGAAAAGAACTTCTCAAGCTTCTTAAGAAGATCCATGGTTCCATCTTCGACGATACACCACTTAGGAAGCTTGTTCTTTTTGAGATGCTTAAGATTCATCAAGAGATGTCTTAGATCTTGATCTAAGGTCTGAAGAGACCCTACTATGCCTTTTCCGGATTCTTCAAGCTTGTTGGCGTTAAGAACCTGTTCTGCTTGACCTTCTTGAGGAATGGCCAAAACAGGTTTCTTCAAAAAGAGAGCTTCGGCGATGATCTGATGACCAGCCGAGGTAACAACCGCTGTGCAGTGTCTCAAAGCCTTATCAAAATCTTCTGTCTTAGAAGGAAATAGCTTCCATTTGAGATCAGGAAATTTCTTCAAGACCTTCATGACCTTGTGCTTGTAAGACTCTTTCAGATTGAAGACAAGAAAACCCTTGTCTTTGGTCTTGTGCCTCTTGAAGAGAAGACTTGGACGAATCAGAGGACCAACATCTCCATCAAAGAAAGAAACAATGACTCGATAGTTCCAAGGTCCTTCCATCAGGTAAGCAACCAAGAGAGCTGTGAGATCCACAGGTTCTTTATCTTGAATCTTCTTCATGACTCCAGGATGATTTAGCTGAATCACAGGAATACCAGCAAGAAAACCTGCCCAAGCCATATGAGGTTCAAAGTCAGAGATGACAACTTGATACTTCTCTTTCTTCAGGTGTTTCGACAAGCGAAAAACAGAAAGAGGAAACGTGAGAATAAAGGGAAGATTGAGAATGATGGACTTGAAGAAGTCGATTCGACCATGGACTTGAACAAAGTGAAGTCCTGGAATTTTATGGATCGCTCTATGAAACCCGTAGGTCTTAGAGTGGAAATAATCTAAGACAGAGTGAGGAAGAAAAACACCTACTTCGTGTTTGTTCTCAAGATGGTTAAGACGTGTGGTCAATCTAGAGACATGGCCAAAACCTTCTCCATTACAACCGTAGGCGATCTTCATGCTGTTGTGTCTCCTAGAACCTCAATGGTTCCATCTGCATGTTCTCTAAGAAGCTTTCCACCTTCAGCATAAACTACAGAAAGACCTTTCTCAAAGGCCTTCTTTCTAGCTTCTTGACTTGCCAATCTTCCAACTTCTTGAAGAATGTTAGGCCACTCTGGGTTGTCTTCTTCGTCTAATTCTACTTGCATGTAGAAAAGTACCAAGCAATGGTCTTCGCGTCTTCTGGCCTTGACTTGATCCCAAGAGAAACGCTTTCACCAGCGACCTCTGCCTCACAATTTCCGTCTTCGGTGGTTGTTAGCCATACGAACCCTGCTGAAACAGGTCTAACTCCCATTCCAACGCTGTCGTGAGACATGTTCAACGGAAGTATGATGAACCTATTCTCAGGAAACATCACGTACTTGACTTTCATTCAAAGCTCCAAACAGAATGGATGTCTTTTTCTTTCAGATAGTTGATCATGTACATCAATCCCTCATCAGTATCGATGTGATACTCTTTGAGATACCAAAGGGAGATGTCTTCTTTCATCATCTTGTCTTTGAGATCGTTTATCTCTGCTTCAAACTCGTCATGAGATTTGGGTTTAGGATCTGCTTGCCACCATTCAAGCACTTCTTTTTCAATAATGGCTTGATAAGCGTCGGAGGTGATCCACTTTTCAGGATCAATGCCATTTCCCATCCCAGCTTCTCGGATGGCAAGTCTCTTACTGATTCCAGAATCGAACAATTTTCTGGCGTCAGTGTAAGGAAATTTTCCTTGCATGACGTAATAATAGTTTCGATGGTAGAAGGAAAAACCGTTGAGGAAACTCAATCCTCGAATGTCAGTTCCGTAAGGAAGAAAAGTGGGATACTTCATTCCTAAACTTTCAAGAACGCTCTTATCAAGCATCTTCATTTTCGTACTCCCATTGTTCTATCTCGTCTTCTCTTTTCTTGATTTGTGCGTTGATGACCTTTTGAGCTTTCTTATGCCAAACAAGATCATTATCCTGACTACCAGTACCAGCAGTAGGAGCAAAGCTTCGACGAGTCCTAGATACAACCACGACATATTGCATCAGATTTTGGAGATCTTGGTAGTAGGATTCTGTAGGAAGAAAAGGAAGAAGTTTTCCCAGATCATTAAATCTGTGATCTACACTTCTTCCTAAGTCCAGTCGATCATCACTCCACTTACTTCTAAGCTTTTCGACCAGTTTTTCTTCTTCAGGAGTTCTCATCTCCAATATGATCTTATTTTTTTCATTGGAGAATAACAACCCAAACATTCGGTCATCAACATCTGTTTCAGATCTTTTCCAAGAAGCTTTTGCCATCTCAGATTTTTTAACTGAGATCTTAGTTAAGGTCTTAAAGATATCAAAATGTACCATGTACAATCGATACCCATAAAAAATAGACCCTGAATTTTCGTAAAGATGTCCTCTCTCAATATGATTAAGAAGAACTTCAATCGTCTCGAACTTCTCAGGCTTAGGGTAATATTCTGACCAACCAGCATTGTCAAATTTTCCAGAAGACAACTTTTGTTCAAAGTGTTCTAAAAGAAAAGCTGAGGCAACATTGTCTTTTACTTCTTCAACACACCCATAATCATCGTACTTTCCTATAACAGGAAGGAGATACGGCTCAAACGGGTCATAGGGGTAGCAGTAGTTCTGAGTAGCTTTTCTTTTTGAAGGATCTCCATATCTGTTCTCTCGAATAACAAAGCACATGACCTTGTCGCCGTGGTTGATCGGCAGATGTGAGAATCCGCAAGTTTCACTCCAGCAGCCCATTATTCATCTCTCCCATTTTCCCAGATGGTCTTCAACACTGGAAAACGCAAAGAAGGAAGTCCTGTATCTGAGTTAATTGTTTCTTCAAAGTACTTAACCGTGATGGTCTTTCCAATGATCTCCTCAGGGTGAGCAAAGAACCTTTGACGCTGTTCGATTGAGAAACCAGAGCCGACGTCCACACGGTTACTCTTCTGAAGCTTTTCGCTAAAGAATGTGAAGTAAATGGAGGTCATCATCTCTTCTTCGGCTTCGGCTTTGTTCTTGACGTACCTGAAGGGTCCGGTTTCAATACCTTCAACTACAACTTCAATATCTTCGAACGTCTTGACCTTGAGAAGATCGTTGCTGCGCTTTCCAAGGTAAGGAGCGTTCTTTCTGATGATCAAACCTTCCCAACCCTTATCATCGGCGTCTTTGGCCATATCATCAAGATGAATCTTGCTCATAACTATCTTTTGTTCGAGCATGTTAAGGATCTTGGAAGGAAGAAGCATGTCATTCAAGGCCTCAAGACGGGTAAGAAGATCTCTGGTAGATTCTTCAGTCGTGAACTCGTCGAGGGTCAACATGTCAAAGAGTTTATACCTTGGGAAGGCAATGGTGTGGTTGTCTTTGTTCCACTCTTTTTGCATCCAGTCGAAGTGCTCAGCTCCCTTTTCATCCACGATGCAGAGTTCACCATCAAACACGGTGTTTCTCAAGGTGGGATAAAGACGCTTGATCTCTTCGATCACTCGACCTAAGGTCTTGTACTCATTTCCTGTTCTAGTGTAACAAGTGACCTTTCCGTTTCCATCCACAACCGTGATGCAACGGAAACCGTCCAGCTTGTGAGAGGCGAACCACTCATCAGCTCCGAAGTCAACCTTATCCTCAACGTCCTTGTACTTGTTGGCCAAAGCCACGTTGAAGGTCGGGATCAACTTAGGATAGACCTTGTTGATCGACTTGACATCGATTCGAACTTTCAGATCCTTGTCCAGGATCATGTAGATCAGATCCTCATAGAGCTTGTTGTTCTTGACAACCTTGAGGATGGCTTTGATTCCTTCAAAACCAGACAAGGTTCTGGCTGAGAGTTGATCCAAGACTTCCTTGAAGTCCTTAGGAGCAGGAGCTCCGTGAAGGACGTTGAGATTTCCAAGAGGCAATCCCTTCCCTCCAAAGAGGTTCGGACCTTCACTCTGAAGAGCCTTGCTCTGTTTTTTCACGTTGTCAGAGGTGGTGTAGAACTTGATGTACGGATTGTAAACGTACTGAAAAATCTCTTTCAGGTCAGGGTACCTGGTAAGAATCTCTTTCTTAGCGTTCGAGGAAGTATTCGCCTGGCACTCCTGAACGAAGGAGCGCAAGCTGGGAAATGAGGCTTCAAGCATGGCTACAATATCTCAAGACTTTTGAGACCGTACTTTACGGGTTGGAACTTTCTTCTTTGGGAACCAAGCTTCTTCCATCTCTCTAAGCTTTGGGTCTATCTTGATCTTCGTAGAAGGAGTAACCTCGACATCGTCCTTGAACTTGTACTTCTTTCCACCCTTGTAGTACTCATTGGGGTCTGTCAAGTCAGCTACCATCATGTCGATATCCATGTTAAGTCCCCAATCTTTGAAAAGACCAAGGTTCTTGTAGATCTTAGAGTCTGTACAGACTTCTTTGATCTTAGCTGCCACGATGTCCAACTCTGGTCGATAGATGCAAAGGTCAATAGAGTCGTGAACAGAGTTCCAGATGAAGCTCTTCATCTTGTTCTCATGAAACCACATATGAAGTTCAATGATGGCAGGCATGACTATGCTTGCTTCGAAATTCTGAATAGAGGTGTTAGAAGCAATGTTCTGAAGGTTTCAGATGACCCTAGAGTAAAGAGAGTTGTCGTCTCCAGATGGTCGACCTGCATCAGTGTGGTCCATGATGAAGAGCTCTGGGATTCTTCTTACCTGGCCATGCCAACTTCTGACGTATCCGTGCTGATAAGCAAAGACCCTTTCTCGGTCGATTCTTTCCTTCAGTCCTTTGTAGGTGTTGAAGAACTTGTTTCGAATGTCTGAGGCACAGGTCAAGTACTTCCAAAACACAGGGGTGTCTCTTGGGTTCCTAGCGATGATTTGGTCTTTTAAGTCATAGAGGTTGTTGGACTCTATGTAATCGTCACACTGCTGTTCTGTCCAACGGGTTTCTAGAACAGCGTTAACGAACGTTCTGGCACTGGACCCGAACATAAGTCCGAAGTTCACAGGCTTTGCGTCTTGTCTCATCTCTTCCATTGGAGAGATGTTTTTGTACTGGATGAACTCGGCAGCGTCTTTGATTTGGCGTCTGACAGTTCGTGGTGTAATCTTTAACAACCCCGTACTCCTTATTGACAGAGTATACTCGAGAACCTGTTCACCGTAAATGAATTATGTTTTATCTATTTAGTCTATAGTTTGTTAGATTGACTACTATGAACAGTGTGCAAGTCAGATAGCATATATAAGAATCTAACATAATAAGAATAGAAATACTTAGGGCCAGCCCAAATTGAGAAGAGGTTGAAGATAGAGACTAACTGATCATGACTAAGACTCCCATGGTTCAGTTATCGAACCCATCTCTCCTAAGCTATTACTTTTTGACTTTCTCCTGTGATCCTACCAGAGAGATGGTTAAGGTTCAACCAGACGGGGACGAAGATTACAGACTACTTTCATTTGAAGAATTCTTGAAGTTGACCAATGAAACAATCGGACCTCAATATGGCTCTAGAATCTCAGAAGCTTTGAATAGCTACGGTGTGTTCTGGCTTCTTGATAGAGAAAGGCTTCGATTGGAACGATTAGGACCCATGTCCGAACAGATCATCAATAGACAGAAGGAACTTAACATTCAAGCTAAGGCTAGAGCACAAAAAGATAAAGAATCTATTAACCCTGCAGAGAACTTGGCTGGAGTAGTTCCGACCATTCCTGCTCTAGAAGCTATTCCCAACCCTCTAGACATAAGCGTTAAATCACCATCGACTAATACGAGCCCTTCACTTCCATTCGCTAGAAGATAATGTGACACAAGTTACACATTGGTGTTAGAATTTCATAGTAATGTAACTTATATTACACACATCAAGGGTTAAATATGCCTCTCCAACACACGATAGATCCAAAAGTTTTGGTATCTGAAGCCGTTCATAGATTACACTTACATTGTGCCACGCCAGAACGTTCTTGGCACCATCGCATCTTTATTCGATGCCCATTTCATGATGAGAAGACTGCTTCTTGTGCAGTCAACGTAGATCTCGGCATTTATCACTGTTTTGGTTGCAGTAAATCTGGAACAATTGCAGGTATGTATTGGGATCTCACAGAGAGATCTCTTTACCAAGATCTCGGCCTTTCGAACGATGAGTTCCATCAACAAGCGATGGAGTATCATTCTAATTACGAACAAGAAAACTTAGATATCCTGGATAAAGATGTTCAAATTGAGATGAAAGAAGGCTCGATTGAACCATTTTCAAGTAGTCCCTTAGCTGTTAAGTACCTACGATCTAGAGGCATCCCGTTTGAAGTGGCACATGCCATGCAAATGGGTTGGGCATCTAATATCAAGATCAAGGGTTCTAAAGAACTAGATTACTACACTCATTTTACTAACAGATTGGTCATACCCATCTACGAAGGCGATAAACTAATCTCGATTGAAGGTCGAGACGTAGTTGGTGATCAAGATAAAAAGGTTCTATATCCTGTTGGCACAACAGTTTCTTCTCTTTATGATCTTGAGAACTTAGATCCAACAAAACCCCTTTATGTTGTTGAAGGATTAATGGACCTAGCGATCCTTAGAACAGATCCTTTTTTCAAGAACAGCACAGCCATCTTTGGCGCATCAATTTCTCGTAGGCAGATTCATCTGCTAAAAAGATTTTCTCAAATCATTCTAATTCCAGATAGAGACATCGCTGGGATGAAAGTAGTCAAAAAACTAAAAGAAGAATTAGGATTTTCTTTCTCAATTCTTGAGATCCCAAAGATTCAATATCAAGGTATTGATCCTAAAACCCACGTAGTTAAAACCATGTATATTAAGGATGTTGGCGACATAACCAAAAAGTTAAATAAGACCGTTGAGTCCTTTAGAAAACGAAAATGGTTAGACACAATTAGATCAAGTTTGCATCAAAGATACTCCGAAGCATTTAACTTCGGAGAAAATGAATTAGAAGGAGAGTAACATGAAGGTTACCAAAAATGAGATCATTGCAGAGTTTGAAGCTGCATATGAAGAAGATAGCAAGGCCTCTGAGCTTAAGTCTCAGGCTAGCGAGTTGACCAAGGCTCGTGCAGAAAGACTCAAGTCCTTTGCCTCTGATGCTGAGGTTGAAGTCAAGTTGATCAACAAGGCCTACGGTCGTTACAAGGAACTCAAGAAGGGAACCATTGATGTAAACGACGAGGACTTCTACACCCTTATGGCTACTGTCGATGAGGCCTTCGCTGATGAAGAAGGCGATGGAGAATAAGACTAATCACTAATTTTGTGAGTAGTAAAACCTAATCAAACATCATGAGTTCTACTCAAAGGATATAAGCGAATAAATGCTTCATCAAAAGATCTCCGCAGAAACGTACAAAGGAATCTTGATCAAGAAGTTATCAAACTTCTGTGACAAGGCTCCGATTCTTCTGAAGTTCATAACTTCAGATAAGGGAGTGACCATCATCCATTCTAACTCGAACACAAGGTACGAGTTCCCATGGGATTTTGAGACTCCAGTTAAAACTTTCATTTATGACATCAAGATGAAGATCTTGGTGCATTATCCTAGAATGCTTCAACAGATTGAATCTGAGGTAGCTCTAACACCACAAGAAGTCGCCGCTGCTCTAGAGTCTGGTCTAGAACCAGATCAGATTCCAGCCACAAAGACTCAGGTGGAAGAGATACTTTGGACCATCACCCGTGTCCTGGTTTACAAGGACATCTTCCTTATTCAACAGGAAGGTTCGGAGGAACAGCTTCGTTATAAGATGAATAAAAGTTGTATTCATTTCTTAAAGAACTATCGTGCAGGAAGATTCACCCTTGAATCAGCCGCAGAGTACTTTTTCAAGAACAGTCAACTATTGAGTACTCTTAACCATGACGAGACTGACGATCCACAAACGGAGTGATAATTCTTGAGAAGAGATTCTTCTGATCTCAAGTGGCAAGAGCTAAAAGCCAAGGTTCGAAAAAGGGACCTTGGCAAAGATCGCATCATGCGAGTTCTTTCTATGAAAGAAGCTCTTATCTTACAGAAAAACGCAACCCCCTCTCAGCTTCAAAGATTAGACGTCGCTCATATCTTTCCTGTGGGTGCACATCCAGAGATGTGCTATGAGATCTCAAATGTTGTTCTCTTGGATAGATATGCCCATGAGTGTATCGACAATATGAAAGATCCAATCACAGGAAAGATCATGACGATGGAACAAAACTTGGCTTGGTGGGAAAGGATCTGCGGTCCTGAACAATGGCGAGCTCTCATGAACGTGAAGAACAGGAAAGAGCTCGAAGAAAATGTGTCAAACAAGTTGGAAACCTTAATTGTCGTCAATAATTGATAAAAACAGATCTGTTTATATCTTAGGTGATCTTCACCTTTCAGCTAACCAAGAATGGCGACCGGCTGTAGGTGATGCTTTCCTAGATTGGTTTGAGTTTGAGTTTGAAGTTGAACCAGATTCAATCTTCATCTGTCTTGGTGACTTGATGGACGATGCCTCAAACGTAGGTGGAGTTCTTGATCAATTAGAAAGGTTCAGAAAGATTCTTCTGGACAAGTTCACCCATAGTTTTCTCATGGTAGGAAACCATGACCTGAAGCTTTTCAAAGGAAAGCCACATCTTTCATTTAGCTTCTTGTCTGGAGATAGGATCACCATTCTTCGTGAGCCTGCAGAGATTCTTCACATCTCTGGCCTGAAGTTTTTGTCTCTTCCTCACTATAACTACAGAGTAGATCTTCCTCCAATGAATCTTTACTACTCCAACTTACCTCAGAACATCTTAGACCAAGAGTATGACGTTGTCCTTGGCCACTTTGCAGACAACTCCTCAGATAAGATCTACGCTCATCAGATCAACTTGAACCCAATCAAGACAAACCTAGTTTGTTTAGGTGACATCCACTCAAGATGGAATGATCACTACACCGGATCTGCCTATGCTTGCAAGATCTCCGAACACGAGACTCTTCTTCCTAGAGCAATTTGGAAGATCAAGAAAACGGATGTTGGAGTCTCTAAAGAAGAGTTGGAGCTTCCAGTCTTTTGCGGTTACTACTTTGTAGAATATCCAAAACCTCTTCCTGAAACAGATGCAAAAGTTTCAGTTTGGACTGTGTTGGGAGTTGAGACCAAGTCCATTGCTGAACAAGCTTATCCTGGGGTTTTCATCAGGTCTGTTTCTATGGTCAAGAAAGTCAGAAACTCTCAACTTGCTTTATCGTCTGATGATTTCTATGCCGAGAACATCGCTGATGTTTTCACAGAGTATTTGAAGACCCGAGAAACTCCTATCTCAAGACAAACTTTGAAGATCGTGAGAGAACTTATTGTTCCTCCCACGCCTGTGGTTCAGACTAATTGATCTATAATGGCTCAAGAGTTCGCACAGAAGTTCTTCTTTTCTCGAAAATACTATAGTGACTCATTCAATGCAGCTCTAATCCCACTAGAGTTCTTTCTTAGTCAGGCGTTCTTAAGAGGAGACCTGACTAGAGTTGTCTGGACTTCACCAGACATGTCCTTCAGAAGAAGGATGCAACAAAACGACACCAACAACGGTGTTAACTTCAAGACCATTCAAGCATCTGCTCTAGGTTTTCCTTTCATCACATATTGGTACGAGAATGGAAAGTTTTGGGAGCTAGATGACAGGCCTAACGTTCAAAACACCTCTCAAATGGTAAGAGGTCTTTGGCAAGCAGGTCTTCCAACTGCCATGAAAGCCATGGCTGTCAAGACAACCTTTGACATCACCATCTTCTATGACAGTGACCAAGATGCTCGTATTGGTTTTGAGAAACTTCTTTGGGAATACAACCCAAAGGGTCCAATTCAGTTTACTAGCTCGGTTACTTGGAAGAACACGGACATCTCAATTCCTACGTTCTTCACCATCGAGAGCTTTCAGTACAATCCAGAGTACAAAGAGGGAGATTGGCTTAAGAAGCAACGAATTCTTCCAATCAACCTCAAGATCACGCTAAGAACCTACATTCTATATTATCCGTATCAAGTAGATCTTCTTACCAACCAGATCCCAGAAACATCTGTTTGGAACACAGGAGCAAAGTCTGATGCAGATAATGCAGTCTATATCACCGAAAGAGTTCTCTTGGCCTTTGCTGAGTCAAAGGCTTGGACAGATGCTTCTACAACTGGTGGAGCAGATGGACCTACGGATCTTTCTGGAAACCCAGAAGAGATCAATGGTGACATCATACCATCTCAACCTGTTCTAGACTCAACTGGAACAACAGAGCTCCAAGACGTCATTCAAGGTTATTTTGAAGCCTCTACCGACATCATGCTTGATTTGGCTGTGGTTCCGTCAGACACCATCACAGAGAGCGGTTTCTTGCTTAAGTGGGAGGTCTCTCAAGAGAGTTTGCCTAACTTAGCACAAGTCAAGATCTTGATTCAAGGCCGAGATCCTATCATCATTGATGATCCTTCAATCAAAGAGGTCTGGATCACTGGACTTTATCCTAACTCTCAATACAGTGTTGTCATGTTGTTCTACTCCATCGGTGGAAGAATCACTGACTTCCACCTTACTGTGACAACTCTAGCCGTACCAGGTCAACACGAGACTCCAGATCTTCCTCAGCGTCGAAGACTTGGACCTCTAAAAGGCACAACTTGGGGATCTAAACCCGTAGAACGTTAGTATTTTCTCACTACTAATTATCCATCACAGGCTCTTCATATGTAGCCTTTGGAGGAAATAACAGTGACTTCATGGCGTTTAAATTTCATCACTAGCGATGAATCTTTCAACACTTCCGTCCCAGATTCTAAGGAAGTAGGATTCATGTCCATCAGAGCTCCAAAGGGAAACACCTCAGCGTTGTACATCCCTAAGGCTTCTCCCAATGTCATCCAAGCCATGGTTGGCGAATCTAGCCCTGACTGGCCAGATATTCAGGAGTTGATTGACTACAACGGCCAATTCGGTTGCTGGGTCTCCGCCCCTCCAGGAAGTTCAACGAACTATCCTTCTTACTTTGGTGGATCTTACATCACTAACCGTGGTGTCTTCCAATTTAGAAAACGAGTCTTTCAACACATAAAGGCTGTTACTTTCCTTGTTAACTCACCAATCACCGGTGAGAAAGCCGGACTTAACGTCGCAGCCAACACAGCTCTAACCGAGCAGCTTGCAGGTGTCGACGTTGGCATCACAGCTAACGCAATCGTTATCTCTGGAATCGGAGCAGATCTTGCTGAGTTGATCACCGGGGTTGACCTTACCTATTGGACTGGTTCACACTCTGGAACAACTTACAAGTTGACTCTTTCTAATGGTCAACTCATGGGAGCTCCTACAGCGATCGCCACTCCTCAGCAGGTTGGTGCTCTTTCTGGAACAACTCTTACCATCACCGGAACCGCAGGTTCTGGAACTTGGTTGTATCTTGACTTCAATGCCTTGGTTCCTACGGCTAATTACACCACAGATGACACCCTTGATGAGGTTTCTTACAAGGCAGCTTTAACTACTGCACTTCTTGAGAGACTCAAGTGGATCGTCGACATCAAGCCAAGTACCTACATGGTAGTTACTCAGAAGTCTCCTACCGAGATCCCAACTCAGATCACCCTATCTGCTCTTGGTTATGACAAGTGGACCATCGACACCCAGATGCCTGCTTACAAGAACCTTCCAGTTGGAGCCGCTCTTACGACTCTCTTGATCGGCGGTACTCACTTCGTTGCTCTTAACGCTAACAACAACCCATCTTACTGGGCACAAGGAGTTTACACCCTTGTTGGTTCCGTGATCACAGATGTTACGGCCAATTATAGAACGAAGTACATTAAGATCTCTGGTGCTGGTTCTACTGTTGGTGGTATCGACACTGGAATCTCCGCAGCAGATCCTCCAATCATTGGAACAGTTTACTACGTTGACATCACAGGAGTTGTTGCTCAAACCACGACTCTTAAGGCCAACCCTAACTACAACCAGATCACCTTCAGTGTTCAGGAGACCACTCCTATCACTGGAACCGTTCTTAATGGCGGATCTTTCACCGGTTCTCTTCTACCTAAGGGACAGAATGCTTCTGGAGGAAACATCTTCTTCCCTAACATCCTTCCTGATGATGCAACCAGCCTAGTTCAGGTCTTCGTTCTTAGACCATTCGATGCCGATGTTGGAGCCGATGGCTTCTACACTGGTCTCAAGCTCGTTGATCCTCTTACCAGTCCTTCTCCAGTTATCTACAACATCGTTGGAAAGAGATACACTCAGAACGTTGTTGATACTTTGATTTCTGAAGGAGATCTCGGTGGAACCTTGGATGACAACTTCACCCCAATCCTTACTCTTGGTTGGAACGAGTTCGCTAAGTCCAACTATGATAAGGTTTCTGTTGCAATGGAAGTCACAGGAATCGAAGATCTTAAGCCTCTCTTGTTCAACTTGAGAGCTGGAAACAGACCACTTTGCTCCTTCCTCTCTGCCAGAATTCTTCAGCCTTCTGAGTATGCTAACGACCAAACGATAGTTGTTTCTGCAAGATTGACTGGTACTGGACAGATCGTTAACAGAATGCTTCGTCAGGACGTTAACACTGGAAAGACTTACTTCGCAACCCTTGTTGGTTTCGCTGGTGTTCAGTACTCCAAGATCATCCAGGACAAGCTTGGAGCTTGGGCTCCTATGTACCAGAACATCTCTGGTGGTTATGGTGGACAGCTGGCCGCAGTGGTCATCGACCAAGAGTACGATCTTTCCATCACGGACAGTCTTGGACAACAGATTGAGCAAACTCTTGATCAGATCGGACTTATCCCTCTCATCTTGGACCCAACCAACGGAGTTATGCTTGCTGGTCAAAAGACCACACAAGACCCAACTCAGTTGACTGACTGGTCTTACTTCGGCCACACCATGGCCTTCGACAAGGCACGTCGCCAGATCAGAGACAACGTCATGTTCCCTCAGATTGGTAAGCCTAACAACCCTTACTACCAGGGAGTTAGACAGCAACAGACCAACGCTATCCTTAACCAATGGACTAGCGGATCAAGCCCTGCTTGGCAGTCTGCTACAGCAATCGTTGGAGCAGTCAACACTCCTGCTGTTATGGCAGCAAGAGACTTCAGACTCCAAGTTGACGTTAAGGTTTACGTCTACTCTGAAACGGTCACCTTGATCTTCAGAAACGTAGCTCAAACAAGCTCGGTCTAATAGCTCTAATTAAGAAATGGGTCCCGAAAGGGACCCATTTTCATTTGTACTAAGTTAACATGCCAACCATCAACTTAGGTTTCTTTTTCTTTCCTTATGGAGAGAAAGACATTTGTTCTAGGGTTAAGAGAGAGGTCAAAAAGTATGATCCAGACATACATTTATGTGTGTATGTTTTCTCATTTTGGGACTCTCCTAAACGATTTCTGACACCTTTATTCTCTCTTCATAAGAACTATCCTAACCTTGAGATCTTTTATACTTCCTATATTATAGGATTGGATGGATTAAACGATCCAATCGGTGCAGTAAGAGACAACAAACTCGTATTTCCAGACTATGATAAATTAAAAGACAACATAAGATATGTTTACCAAAAATTTAAACCAAAACCTGATTCAAAAAAGATTAGAAGTTCATCACTCTAAACCTCTAGAGGTTCTTCAACCTTTATCTACTGATAAATTCTCAAAGTTTCCTAAGAACTCAAGAACTCAAGGATTGATCAATAAAAACGATCCTTTCTTTAATCTACCAAAGACTGAGTTTATTCTTTGGGTGGTTTGTGGTTCAGTACTCGATCTTCCAAGGTTCATTGAATATTATCATCTTAGACTTCCATCAAAGACTAGAGCTGTAGTCCTTCTTGACAATAATTTTCCAGATGCAGATGTAGCTAAACAATTGTTTAGTCTTCATTTCGATTGTTTTTTTATCGAAAACCCTGTTGAGTTAGGAATGCCTTTTAACTTCTTTCAATTAGGAATCTTTCGTTCTCTTTGGAATAAAATAGGTAAAGGATGTTGGAATCTATTTGTAGATTTAGATGAGTTCATTCCTCTTCCTAAGAGTCATAAAACCTTCAAAGAGTTTTGTGGATTATTAAAGTCTAAAGAGATCTATCAACTTCAATCAAACATGTGGGATGTTTGGGAGTTAATGAAAGAAAAAGAATATGAGTACTACATTGAAAGTAAACCTTACAACTTAAGTTCAGAGAAGGTTGAAGAAGGAATGTGGATATCTTTGTTCGATGACGTAACAAAAACAAAGACTCCCATAGAGTCCTTCTTTATACGAGAAAATGGAAATCCTTACACTTTTTACACGTATCTACGATCAGAGCTTATAGGCTATAGTATAGACAGTAGTTTGATCCCAAAGTTTTGTCTTGTGTATGGAAAACAATAGAACTCAAATTATACCTTAGCTGCCCATGAATTGTTTTTTAAGTTTAGTTCAATCAATGAACTCACTCTTCATTATCCACTTCTTCATTTTAAGGGAGTCAGAACTTTAGTGTCTGACTCCAATACTAGAATTAACAGATATTTATCTACAAAATTTGAATTTGGCTCATCTTTTGATGAATCTCAAAGATCTATGTACTTAGAAAATCTAAACAAGAAAGGATGGGGAAATTACAACTTGTTCTCAGATCGTCCAGACACATCAGTGTTTGACAAATTTGGAGATTACTTGAGGCCAATGAAAGAAATCTTCTCTGAAGACTATACTTTTGATCTAGATGACGATGGAGTCAAACAAATGTTTCCTATCTTCAACGTTCAACCATTGATTAATTAACATGTCAAATTACGATGAAACTCAAAAACAACTAAAAGAACGTTTTCTCTTTGCTGTAAAGTTCACTATTAGCGCTGTCACTAACATGCTAGAAGACAAGGTTCTTTATCCTGATTTGGCTGAAACTCAAAAGGAACTCATCTTTGATGCTGTGCTGAACGGTTGGCTCTCTGCTCTTCCTATGTCTCTTGCCGAAGAAGTAAAGACTGAAGTTCTTGGAAAGATGATCACAGAAGCTCTTAAGGGAAAGAAGAAAAAGAGTCCTGCGATGGAGCTAGTGAAAAAAGCTACTACAGAGTCTGAGGTAGCCATGATCTTTCATCAAATAGGCTGGGATGTTAGTCTCCCACCTGATGACCCACTTGACGAAAGTCCATTAGATTTTTCTCACTAATTAATCGTTAAGGAGATGAATCAATGGCATCGTTAAACACTCAAGTACAAGCACTCTATGGAGCCGGCGCAGATGCAATGCAGAACATGTTCGACATTGCTATCATTCCTCCAGCTGGTCTCGCAGGTGTTGCTGCCGCAATCAGCGACCCAGCTAACAGCTTCTCAGGAGATCCTGCCTTCCTAGACTCTTTGCTAGTCCGTGTTGAAGGTTTCACTCCTCCTAACCCAAAGATCAAGACTTACGAAAACTCTTACAAGACTGTTTCTGTCAAGATGCCTTCAACCAAGGTTGACATGGAGAGAACGTTTGAGCTTTCTTTCCGTGTAGATGCTTTCTACAGAGTTTACAAGTTCTTCAACGCTTGGAAGTCTCTGGTTTCTAACGCAACAACGGGTTACTCAACTTCTGCACTCTGGGGAGCCGGAGCTAACGATCCAGCTACCTCTGGTGCTCCAGACGTTAACAACGTCTTTGGATATGTTTACGTCAGAGCTCTAAACAGACCAATCTACTCAGCAGACGGCGCTGCGATCTTCACAGCAGATGGAGTTACTTCTGGTTCCTTCACCGATGCTGATGGAGTTGATACTTGGGCCTTCAGAAACGTTTGGGTTGAGCAAGTCGATCCTCCTTCCTTTAAGAACGGAGAAGATGGTAAGATCATGACCAAGGTTACCTTGAACTTCGGTGACTGGCTTGATCCTGTTACCTTCCCTCTTTACGGAAACTCATTCTAATTAGAAGTAGGCCTTAGATGGCAAACTTTGTCACTGCCCTCACCGGTGCATCTAGTGCTGTTCGAAACATCGGCAGCATCATTGGGTCTATCGGTGAAGGTAACACACCTTTAGTCACACAAGCTCAATCTCTTTACGCTGAAGGTGGAGACGCTCAGGCCAATCTTTTTGACCTTGCGATTCAATATCCAACTGTCCTTAACATTCCAGACCCACTCACTCTTCAAACCGACTCCATTCGTGTAGATGGTTTTACTCCACCTCAATTCAAGATGGAGACTTACATGAACAGGTACCTCACAGGAGGTGCCACATTGGTAAAGCCTCAGATTGAAGGTGACAGGTTCTTTTCTCTTGAGTTCAGAATCGACGCCTTCTATCAGGTTTACAAGAGATTCGTGATCTGGAGAAACGCTTTCTTCAGTCCTGAAACTGGACTTGTAGATTATACCAGATTCAATGATCCTCAGTTCTTGGGAACTGTTACTGTGTCTGCAGCATCTGCTCCTCTTCATCAATTTGGTGGTTCTGACACAAGTCAAAGAACAAGATGGCAGGATGATAGTCAAGGTGTCTCTGATGGGATCATCACATCCAATGACACCTCTACTCTAACAGCTCTTCTTGGTGGAGGACCTGCTCCTCTTACTTGGGTGTTCTTCAACGTAGGAATTGTTGGTATCGAACCAGTTGCCTTTAAGACTGGTGAAGCTGATTCACCTCAAAAGATCAAGATTGACTTTATCTTCCAGGACTTTGACACGCCAGAGTATGATCTAGACGACAACATCCAAACTGAACAACAAGCTCAGTCTGGTCTAGGCGTAGCTGGTGGAACATTTTAAGAGCCCTAGCTAATTACTAATTGTTCATGGGAACCCTGAACACTAGACTTCCAATCACTCCTGATGCCTTCTCTAATCTCTTTGTGGCTACGATTAAGTGGAACCCCAACTTTGTTGAGGAACAACTTACGGCTAGCCTATCCAGTGATTTCAGATGGAGATTAAAGGACTTCACCCCTCCTGAGTTCAAAACAGACACTCAGATGGTAAAGTACTGGGCAACAAACCTTCCTAGACAAGGTTCTAGACAAGAAGGAGACCCAACATTCAAGATCAGGTTCAGAGTAGACGCCAACTATCAACTCTTCTTGCTTCTTCAACGAGCAAAAAGAAACTTCTCAGGAACATTAGGTCCAGAAGCTGGACACCAATATGGAAACCCGATCAGTGAGATTGACATCAAGGTTCCTATTCAAGGCCAAAGTTCATCTGCGATTTATAAGTCAGGACTTGGAGTTCTAGAGTACTTAGAAGACGCAACAGACACGTCTGACACGACTGCTGGATACCTTTGGATCTTCAGAAACGTGTATGTCACAGAAGTAACTCCTCCTACTTACACCACTGGAGAAGCCTCGGTTCTAGAAACAGAGGTTACGTTTTACTTCGATCCTTACACTAGCTCTTACCCTTATCAATTCTTGGACAACCAAGATCCTGATGCTTCTTTCCAGACCTTCCAACAAGACACGACCAGTAATGACTCTACTGCGATGCAAGATATGATCAGACACTCCGTAGCACAAAATCCACCAGATGCACCAGCTACAGGCATCCCAGGACAAAGACTTCCATTTGTCCCAGCACCATAAGGAAAGTTAGATGGCTAACGACATTTTAACGATTGCAGGCGCTAACGGTGGAACCTTTACATCCCCGTTGGTTGATGGTTCAGTCTTTAGAACCACATTCAATCCGAACCTTCTTCAAGTTCAGATAACCGATGAAGTCGGATATGAAGATAGCACCAACGCAGACAACACTCAGACCATCGCGTTGCTTTGCAACGGAGTTCAAATCAAGAATCCAACTCTTAAGTTCTCTGACGTTCACGTCTCATACAGAGATTCCTTTGTCACGGGAGTTGATGTCCCTAATGAAGTCACTTTCACATGGTATGAAGGAAACTATCTTCCAGTTTGGACATTTCATCAAGGATGGTTAGCTAGATATTACGACAGAGTTCGAGACACCTTCATCAGTGGAAAGGTCGGAAAACTTAAGCACGCAGAGATCATAGTTTACGACTATCTTTGGGATCAAATGATCCCAAAGTTTAGGTTCTCATTCTGGGGACTCAAACCTACATCTATTCCAGATCTTGAACTTGGTTGGAACAAAGATGGAGCAGACTACTCAATCACCTACAAGTATAGAATGGTCCAGTTTGATGCTACACCAGATCAAGGTCAAACTTGGGTTCTTCAGGGGTACATGTAATGAGCGTCTCTGTCGGATCTATCATTAGCCAAGGTGTTAAGAACCTCAACTCTCAATACAAGCAGTCTGTCAACTATCTCGACGTCAAGTACTCAACTCCTCCTTCTGGAGCTTTGACAATTGATGTCCAATATGGTCAAGTTATCGTCAACGATCTAGAAATCTGGCTTCAATCAACAGGTGGAGACTACTACAGACGACCAGGTTTTGGTGGTTTCTTTGATGGATTGAGAAAGTATACCTTGAGTGCTCAAGGTGCTCAACAACTCGGTGCAGATCTTCTCAATGCTATCTCTGCTCAGTTCCCTTCTATCGCTATTCTTGCTTTGTCCGTTGATCCTGACTATGCCAATGTTGGCTGGAGGATTAAGATCGTGGCTAAGGATACTCTAACAGGATACGTTGGAAACCTTTATCAGGGAATTTCCCATCTTCAATAAGAAACACTAATTAAACACGATGTTACGCTTTGACCCTTCAGCAATTCTAGCAAGACTACTCTCAAGAATGAGAACAGACGTTGATTGGGCCCTTCTTTCTGAGAATGGAACCATTCAAGCTCTTTTCGGAACATTCTCTGACGGCCTTGCCGAGATCTCCAGATACATGGAGTACTTGCTCGCTGAGAAGAAGTGGAACGCTGCCCAGAACCTTTCATCTCTGATGACCATGGCTCCGTTGATCGCTTACAAAGCTCACAGACCAAGAAGTGCCATCGGAGTGATCATTGTTTCTCACACAGACCCTCAAGGAACATCAAGACTTCCTAACTTTGGTCGAACCTTCTTCGGTCTAGATGATCAATCCAACTTTGATGATATCTCAGAAGACCCAGATCCTCAGGTCTTGTCAAGAACCCAAGCCTTGGTTCCATGGACCTTTCCAAAAGGTTACACGGTCATCGAAGGTACGGTCTTCCCGGCCTCTAACGGATACCAATACATAGCAACAACGAACGTTGCATCAAGAACTTTGAAAGAAGCTTGGAGCAACATCTCATCTGACCCAACAAAACTTGAAGACTTCTATCAGCAAGGTGGATGGTCAGGCATAAAGTATCTTGAGATCCCAGTCATCCAAGGAAAGATTCAAAGCTACGACTTGGGAATGGCCCAAGGAACAAAGTTTGAGTCTTTTCTTCTTCCAGTCAATAACTGCGAAGATGCTTCAAACAACATCTCAAGACAGTTTCTAAAGTACTTCGTCAACACCACGAATGATCCTAACCAAAAGGTCGAGTGGTTTCAAACTGACAACATCTTGTTGGCAGGTCCAATAGATCAAGTCTTCGAGGCCGTGAATCTACCAGATCTTTCTGGAGTTCTATTCAAGACAGGTGACGGAGTTACAGGAGCAACCCTGCCTCCTGGAGCAAAGATCACCATGGAGTACTTGCAGACAGCAGGTTCTCTTGGAAACCTAGACACCAAGTATCAGATCACCGGAATCATCCCTCCAAACAACGGATCAATCATTGACCCAAGAACTGGAGCAGTGTCAAAGTTCCTTCAAGCTTCCAACATCAACTCAATCTTGGGTGGGTCTGACGCTGACAATATCTCAACTCTTAGAGAAACTGCACCTTCTTCTTATCTAGATTCTTACGCTATCGCAACAATCGGAGCTTACGAGTCTCAAATCAAGACTTACTCTCAAGTCGGCTTGAACAAGGTCAAGGTCTTCCCTGGCACCATTGCATCTAGCGATCAAAAGTACTCTACTGTTAATGTCACAGCCATCTCAAGTGATGGTACAGCTCTTGCCAATGGTCAAGCTACTTTGGTTGGACCAGTTGCTCAAGCTATGGCTGACCTCATGAGTCCTACAGACGTTCTTACTTACATTGATCCTAACATCATCTCTCTCGCTTTAGGTGTTGTTGTCTCAACAACGAGCACAGATACCTCTGAGTCTGAGATCGTAGCCATGGAGCAACAACTTCTCTTGGACAACTTCTCTATCTTTGCTGCAGATTTCAAGTCCATCTTCAGAGATTCTGAGTTTAACTTCCTTGCCAAGTCCTTTGCTTTCGCTGATGATGTTGAGACACTTCTTGAAGCTCTAGCAGATACACCTCTCTCAAACATCACCTTGACGATTGACTCTGGAAACGTTCTACCTACCTTGGTTAACATTCCTTTCACCTTCGACAAGGTTTATGGAGAGACTCCTTTGTCCTCTGGTTTCCAGAGTTACAAGGAGAACACGCCTTACATCTTCAGGATCGAACTCAACTTCTTGAACAACCCAAGTGCTGCAGCTCAATCTAACAGAACCTTCTTGGTTTACGATCAGAGAAACTTATTCACGGGTGGAAACCCTTCTACTGTCTCTTTCAACGATGGTTACTCTGAGAACTTGGCTGGACAGACCTTCCCAGTGGACAATCCTAACACCGCTTGGGAGATGCCACAAGAAACTGGTGACAACTACAACACTCGTTTAATTCGTCTTGCTCAGTATCCTCAGATCTCTGAGGTAACAACTCCTTCTTTCGTCTTGACCAGGGCACGATCTTCTAACCAGTCTCCTTTTGAGATCAGACCTTATGTTACAGACTCTCAAGGTAACAAGAAGATCTTCGCTCTTTCAGATGTCCCTACCAACCTCCAAGTTCCTCTTCCTGGTGGAGCTCAGTGTTACCAGATCGACACACGATACATCAACAACTTCAACTTGACCTTCTCTGAGATCTATGACACCTCGAACCCAGACTATGCAACAGGAATCTTGACTCTTCCTCTTAGTTACTTCAACGTACCATCTGGAATCGATCCAACCAACGCTTCTCAAGTTGCAGGTTACTTGTCAACGATCGTGCAAGTAGAGGTCGCAGCCATTCCATTGTTGAACGATATTGCACCATCTAACTGGAATGACATCGTAGCAGTTGCTTCTAACGACATAACCGTTACTGTTCAACAAATTACGGCTAACTAAAATCCCACTAATTTCTTTATGGGATACACCTCAGATTCCGAGTTCAATCTAGTAAAACGAGTTCAGATCACCAATGAACTCCCATCCATCTCTTTAAACAATCTTCTTCCATCTGCTCTCCAAAACCCTTTTTGGCAGTTCTTGATGGGAAAGACAAAGACGATCCCAGGTCTGTCCCTTTCATCGTCAGCATCAATTCATCCGACCAAAACAGTCAACGGTGTTGTTGCTCCAGTCTATGGCCCATCATTGGTACCTCCAACGACCAGTCCAATGCCAACCTTCTACTCCATGGACGTTGAAGGTGTCACTCAACCAGAGTTGGACTTGTTCCTACACGAACCTTATAGATATCTAGACAATCTTTATCCAGACCATCCAGACTACACACAACTTCTGACTCAAGTTGAGATTGACGACAGCTTTGTTGCCATTGCAACCTTGCTTGGTTACTCTCCAGACTACAAGTTCTCTGAGAAATGGGCAGCTTCTCTTTCTGCAGGAAGCATGGAAGACTTGAGAGAAGAACTCAAGTGGAAGATCAGAGATATCAGAAGCATCGCTTACAAGAGAAAGTTCTTTGGATCTCATGCAGGGTACAAAGGCTTGTTCTCAGGTCTTTACACGATCGGCTCTGTTTTCCCAGTCTCAACCTACCAACTCAATGATCCTACCAATCCTATCCAAGGAAAGGTCTTCAGAGCAATTGACTTTTACGGTGATAGTGACAAACACTACACCCAAACCCAAAAGGTCATGTTCTCAGGAATTGTCGAACCAGGACTTTCTGATATCGTTTATGAGCTTCCAACTCTCAACGAGTTCGATGCATCTTCTCAAGTAGCGCAATTCCCTAAGGGAGGAGTCTATCTATTCTCTGACATAGAAGATACCTCGATCACCACAGACGAGTACACTCCTTACATCAGATTTGATTCAAGCGGTTTTAGCATCATTGAGAACACCACTCAAGGTGTAAGAGCTGTGAACATCGACAACTACATTGAGCCTTCTGTCAGATCTTACACGATCTATAGAACGATCAGTGACTCTAGTCCAGGCTTTGCTCAGCTTACACCATCTGGAAAGATCATCGGTGGTTTTACTCTTGCGCCTTCTGATATTGTTGACTTTTACCCTCAAGTTATCCCAATCGGAGACTTCGTTACCACGTCTTCCTTGAACACCTTGTTCACCTTAAACGGAGTTGTGGCAGACAGTTTCCTTCCTCCTAATACAGGAGTTTTGACCACAGAGTTTGCTCAGATCATCCAAAAGGTCACAGGTAGATTATCTTTTGAGTTCAACGAGTACTTAGGATCCACCATCAATGAGGTCACGGCTTCTAGGGGAGTCTTGATCACCTTCTATGAGTACGTTGAGAACTCTGATGGTCTTGCTGTTTCAGTAGATGCCACCATCGCCATTCAAGGTGCGCTTCAGATCAACCCAAATATCAAGAACTCTGCTACTTTCATGTTTGGTGCAATCCCAGCTGTTAACCCGGTCACCGGAGAAGATAACTACCAGAAGATTTGCATCGGAGACCCTATTATCAGTGTTAAAACTCCGGTTCAAAGAGGTTTCCAACTTAGCTTCTACAACATCAATGGTACGACCGGTGCTTGGTCTCCGATGACCTCCATCACAGGTGCTAGATTACTTGATTTTAATCTAGGATATTTGATGACTCAAAGCCTAGACAACTTGATCAGTGGAACGATCCCAGATCCTTTCACGCCTGAGACCTTCCTTGATTGGAAGACCAGAGTTGCTACAGCATTTGAGACCGCGCCTCTCACTATCTCTCAAGTTCCATTCTCTGGTTACTTCTCCAGCGGAACCATCACTCTTATTGATGCTCTGAATCAAAACATCGCAAATAACTTCAAGCCTGGTACAGAGATTCAGTCCATTGTTCTTGGAGGAACTGGAGTTTACATTCAGACCATCCAAGACAACGTGATCGTTCTTGGTGGACTCCAAAATGAGTTGTCTGCCTATCCTGATGGAACCTACAACTTCACTGCTTTCGTCCTAGGAGAGTTTCCTAACGGAAAAGTTCCTCCTTTCCAATTTAAGTCTGATTTCCTCTCAGCTTTCCCTAACCTGATCAACAATGCCTTTGTGTTCCTTTGGGCAGGTCAAGATTGGAAGACTCCAAGCTTGGATTACGTTGATGGTTTCAAAGACCTCAACCTTTACGACCCTAGAAGTCTCATCCATCCTTTGATGACCACAGATTACTTGGATCGTCCTTACGCTACGGTTCAGTACCAAAGAGAGTTGTTCCTTGACGTGGGCATCAACAGAATGCTTTACCACAAGAACAGCTTGAACTTAAAGTCTGCTGGTATCTATCTGTGTTTGATGGATCTTCCATGGTTGGATCACCTTTACACAGACCTTGTGAATGCTCAAAAAGCGTCTGAGGTTGTTTCTGTTGGAGCCCAGATCAACTTGTCCACTGACAACAGCGGTTACTCAAGCATCTTCCCTGGCCAGACCTTCTCGGACCCTAACATCCAGGCCTCTTTCATTGTCTTCCCTGAGATCTACGCCATCGATTCAATCCCAGCTTCTGTTAAGATTGGTTCTGGTGGATTTGGAAGTTTCAGCAGATCAAGTTTGTTCGTTTCTTCTTCTGACACGGTTAGACCTCCAATGTATGGAGCTTCTCACTTCGACATAAACCAACCTATTGATGGAAACATCCTAAACAGAGGTATGTATGCCTCTCCAAAGGCTTTGATTGGTGGAAGTTCTGGTGGTGGAGGTTCTACCTCGAACAGCAGCCTTGAAATTCCTCTTTTTGAGACCTTGATTGGGGAGTATGAGTTTACTAAACTCACGGATCCTAACTCCAACTCCAACACCGTTAGAGCAATCACTCCAACTTTCCAAGAAAGAACGATTGACGTCACGATCCCACTTCCAAATGAAGTTAACGTTGCAGACCAACACATCTACCAAGACATCACCTACAAGACAGGATCCTTCACTCCATTTGTTTCTCTTGGAACATGGAACCTCTTGATTGGAACCTCTGGACCGATCTTCCCAGACGATGGAACAGCAATCAACCAATACTACTCTCTCAGCAACTCTGTTGAGATTGACAGCATCATTTACTTCGCTGGAGATTGGATCATCTGGTCTGGTTCTGCTTGGACTTACAAGAAGTGGAAGCCTCTTGGAATCTACAACGTTCTATCTCCTCCAGATTTAACCACGTTCAACTTCTCTTCAGTTATTGAAGTTCCTTCAGGATCTAACATTCCAGACATGGTCGCAGCAGGAGATACTTACTACTTCATTGCAAACGGAGATGTCTCTGGAACTCCATCAGGTCTTCCTCCTGGAACAGAGGTCAATAAATACGACTGGATCATCTACTCCCAAGAACATGGTGAAGTTTCTCCTTCTTGGAAAGCAACTTGGGCTCACCAAACAGATCTCTTCAACATTCCTATCAACTACACTGAGGTAACGCTTGGAGCTATCCTTCAAGCATTGGTAGCCATGAGAGCTAATGCTCTTGATGAGTTCTCAACCATCTTTGATCTTCCTCACACCTTGATCGCTCAAGGTTCTGGTGACTTCTTGATCCCTCTAGTTCTTCCAGCTCAGGGTGTTGACAACCACGGAACAACCTTTGACCTTTCATCAGGTCCGGTTCTTCAAGAGAAAGATCAACTTGGAAACGTCTCTTACGTCTTGACTGACGCTTCTGACATCAAGCACACCTTGGACTTCAAGGAACCTAAGTACTTCAAGAACCTTCTACCTCTAGCCGGAACGATCTCTAAGATTGATGATAACTCAACAACCATCATTCCTGCTTCTGGTGTTCCTTTCGACATCTCTCAAGTTTCCTTATTCGACCAGGTCAAAACTGCTCAAGAGGTTCTTTTCAGAAATGCTTATCTTCCTTCTGAAGAGACCTTGTACACCAACCAATACACTGACTTGGTCGGTGTCATGGAAAGAGTTAATCCTTCTGATCCTGCTCCAACGAAATTGGTTCCGATCAGCTCCGATCCTACAAGAGTTGACCAGTTCAGAACGTCTCTCTTGACGTTGCTTGCTAACAGTGATGGTCCTCCTATCGTTGGAGACTTGATCAACTCAGCAGCGTACGGTTACGATAGATTTTACGACGGTTCCTTTGAGAGAGTTTACTTCAAGAACCTTCTCTTGGTTGCAGCTCAGATCGTTTATGACGGTTCAGACCCTTCAACTTTGAACACTCTTCTTCCTCTTTCAACCTCTACCTCAGACCAACACGCCTTTACCTTGGCATCTCAGTTGCTTAGTTCTGGTGACACGATTCAACAGTTCATGTTCCAGAAAGGAACGATCTTCACCACAGCAACAAGTGATCTTCCTCTTACGGCTCCAACCATCATTGATGACTACCAAGGAACTTACTTCCTAGGTAACGCAACTGGTGAGTTCGCTATCTTGGCAGGTGGAGTTGATCCATCTCAAGCTACTCCAGGAGTTTGGGTAACAGGAATCTTGGCTTCAGACGAAAGTACAGCTGTTACTGGACTTATCTACTCAGAAGCTACTCTCTCATGGATCGTTTCTACTCAAGCAGGCCGACTCTACTCTGTGACCTCGGTCGCAGGTAGTGGAACTCCAACTGTCAATGAGATCCTCTTGACAGGAAGTTGGACTCCAGGACAAGCCATCAACTCTCTTGGAAAAAGCTCAGTCCAAACCTCTGGACTATGGACCACGAGAGTCATGCTTGTTGGAGACGGTGGACAGATCATGTACTTTGACTACACTGAAGGATCTTCCTCAGCTCTGGTCTTCAACGTCTATGATCTTTCTTCCTTCTTGCCACCTGGAGCTCCAGGAGGTTTCTCTTGGACCAGTGTTAGTTTCACAGAGGTGATCTTCTTGAATGGAAAGTGGACCATCGCTGGTAACGTTCCATCATCTAACGCAGCCATTCTTCTCACGACTGACTTGATCACTCCTCCAATCTTTGGTGTCATCACTGATGAGCTTGGAGCTACAAACAGACAGATCAACGCTCTTGCCACCGACGGTATCAACTTGGTTGCTTCTGGTGTCACTACAGATGCTACTAAGCAGCTCTTGACCTCCACAGACGGCGGAGCTACTTGGACAGGATCATCCATTGATGCTGTCAACACGACGTTGACCATCTTGGGGATGGTTTATTCTCTAGGAACGTGGTACTACTACGGTAATACCGGAACCTTGTACGTCTTCAACCCTCTCACAGACACCGACCCTCAAAGCAGAACTTTGGCCACCTCTGGAAACATCGTTTCATCTGCTGTCTTCATGGGTGAGATCATCTTGATTGACACCTTGAGTCACAGCTTCTTCGCAGGTACCTCAGTCACAGGTGGAACAGAGTTCGTGGTTGGAGATCACTACGCTGTGAACATCTCAAGCACAAGAATCACTTTGTCAGAGAGCTTGATCACGACCGACGCTTTTGCACCTGGAGAGCTCTCTAAGATCCTTCTCATTGCCTTCAACACAATTAGACCTATCGATAAAGAATGGTCTGGAATCCCTCTCTCAAGCTTCAGTCCTTCTCAGACCCCGTCTCTGGACAGTTCCCAATCCAGTTTGTTCTTCCTGTAGATAGCAAGACCTACGCTAACAGAATCTACTTGCCAAGAACCAACTTGTCCTTGACCAACCCAGACTCTCCGTTCTATATCCACCAAAATGGATATCCTCTTCCTTCAGAGAACGCTAATCTCTACAAGATAGATCCGACTGGAGCTTTGGTTGGAAACCAGAACAGCGCTCTCCAAAACATTTGGTTGTGTGATGGTCTTGGAAACTACATTGACAACTCTTTTGCTGAACTCTCTGTTACAGACTTTGACCTTGTACAACAAGCTGGAGTTATCACAGGTGTCTCAAACCCAAGAGTCTTGTCTTACACCCCAATCTATGAGACCTACGCTTCTTGGTTGGAGTCTGGAGCAGACTTCCAAGAGATTCAAGGAGCAGTTCCTGCCGTTCATGGAGGTGGAGATCTCAACACGGTCCAAATCGCCGAGATCCACAACCTTCAAACAGATGATCCTCCTTACTTGATCTTGACAGAAGGATTGACTCCTTCAGCCAACCCAGACCAACAAGCTATCAGAATGACCTTCTTACCACAAACTCCTGTGGCCGTTCCTTTGGTTGGAATTCCTCACTATGAACAAGAGACCACCTCAGGAAACCTCGGTTTGGCAGCTTTGGTTGATAACGGACAAGTCTTCTACCAGATCCCTCAGTACTCTGGGGCTCTTGTTCCTGCACCAGTTCCTTCCACTGGTACTAACCCAGGGTTCGAGTCTGTGCACCAGACATACAGTTTGGCTCCTCAAGAAGATCTTCAAGCTCAGTTCCAGTCTAACGCTGGTTCGCCTCTCGTTCTTCAAGATTCTGACACTGGAAGATGGTACGTTACTCTAGACCTTCTCATCACAGGTGCCTTCTTCCCTAAGAACGGAGTTGGTGGAACAGGCGGTGGTCTAGGAAGTTACATAGGACAAGATCCATCAGATCCTACTCTTCCTTGGGTTACTGACCCTGATGCCTTCATGTGGTTAGGTTCAGGACACACAACTCCTATCTATGTGAAGAACACCAGAGGAGATTGGGTTAACCTAACTACCTCGACAGGAACCTTGGTTCTTGATGGAAGCAGTGATCCTATTCCTATCCAAGCTCCTTTGTACCTCTTGTACTCAGAAGTTCTGAACAACTT